ATAGGGCTGCGACTCCCAGCCCCCCAGCAATACCGCCGGCTAATAGTCCGGCGATAACGGCTAGAACGAATGTTATTTGCATAGATTTCCTTTCTTTTTGTAAGTATATCGGGATAATATACTTACTTTTTTTTGTTATGGTTAAAAACATCCCTACAAATATATATACCACAAAGTATACTATTTTTTCACAACTTGTTGGGATTGCTCAAACAATTCACGGTCTACAGTACGCGCAGGCTGATTCCAACTAGTCATTTGCAAGACAACACCTGCATCTACAAATATTTTTAATTCTTCTGGTTTTATAGGATATCCATCTTTCGTCATCACATCCTGCAACACATCTTCTACAAAATCTCTATTTAATGCATAATAAATTGTAGAACGCTCTGCCTCTCCTGAACTATTTCTGCGCACGTGTCCAAGTTTATGTTTTTTACAGCAATAAGTTAATGTATACACCTTAGACATAATGTTTTCTGGTAACATTGTCTTACGAAATATATATTGCCCATTACCCCCATCTCCCGTGGGGTCAAAGGATAGATGCCTATTCACCTGCTGAAGTGTCATGCTCATAAGTAAATCCCTTAAAGCTGACGTGGGATTTATTTCTGATTTGCAAGCTACTATAACATTGTCCCACCACAGGTAGCTAAAAATTAGATTCCCTTCATAAATTAATTGAGTACCATTTTCTGCAATTTGATCATCTAAGGCAAATTCTTCGATGTTCACACTAAATAACCATTTAAAAAATCTACTGATTGTATCAAGAGTAAATTTAGTTACTTGCTTATATGCCTGTGCACTTAAACCATAATTTACACTATAAATATCTTTTTCATTTTCTTCTGTAACGTTGTCCTGCGTGACAAATACAACATAGGGATTATTACTGTAGTTGCTTAGCATTAACTTTAGATTCTTGCAACGAACATATACGGGATAGTCATTTAAACCGTCAAAGAGTTTTTTTGATCTTATAAATCGATCGTTGTTAGGGATATTAAATGGCGCAATTTGTCCCAAAGCTAAAAAAACAAATTTAACTAAATTGCGGGCATTAACGGAGTCATGTATTAAAAGTGGTTTAGTTTCATAGCCTAAATATTGCCTATATAACACAGATATAATATAGCTAATTACATCTCGCACTCCAGAATTTAAAAATTTAGAGTATTTTTTATAACTCATTCTTACTGGAATGTCAGAAGAAAAACAAAGCTTTAAGTCCTTAGACATGCAATTAGTAGCATCTGTATTATTGTATGATAAAAATGCAAAAATATTCTGGCTTTTTAGGTTAAACTTTAAGGCTGTGGCCTGCCAAGCCATTGCTGTATAAACACCATTTGACTTGTCCCACCCCAATGATAATGTACCATATCTACAAGGTGCTTTGTTTATATTATGTCGTATAACACTAAGAAGATTTTTATAAAATGGGTTATCACTACCATCGAATAGTGTAGGTAAACTTAGCTTAATATTTTCATCGTCTTCGATTAAATTAGTAACAGTAAAACGGGTGTAAGCCTTTAAAGCGAGATCCTCAATAGCAGATTTCTTTAACAAATCTTTTTTGCTAAAAGCTATTGCATATTCTTGATTTCCCCCCGTTATCAAACGACCCTTATGAATTATCTCTTCAGAGTCTTTAAAAATTATATTTTGATCCACTTTGATTATAAAGTTGGAAAGAATTTGCGTATTAGAAGGGTCATCTTTAGGTTCTAATATATATCCGTCCGAGGTCTCCCATATGATAAAGTTATTAAACTCTACCATATCTCTAGACATTGCAGAAATTTTATTCAATGCACCTATATAATTATTTGATTTAGCCCAATCCATTAATCTACGCTTAAATGGGAGCTGGTTTACATCAAAAATATCCATGAGATATTGTAATTCTGAGGACACCCCAGTGGAAGTTGTTTTTGATGCTTCTGTGATCAGTGCCTTATACTTATTTTCCACAAAAGCATTAAAGGTGTATAAGTAGTCATCTTCTTTATACGCATGGTAGTTGCATATATACAAGTCCGCTTCAGAACAGTCCTTTAACACTAAGGAGTCATGTAGTGACTTAATAGTTTGTAGGCTACTATTATGGTCATTTAGAAAAATTAATTTTCTAAACGTACCAAGATTTGATCTAAGGTTATTAGGTTCATTTAAATTTATATCTACTGCTAAATAACTTTGATCTTCAAGTTCTAAACATTCTTTAGCGTAATTATGTAGGACAATAGCCTCATAAATATTTTCGATAACTCTAATTTTAGTATTATTAAAATCAATATGGGGGCTTAATGCATAAATACCTGCAAAAGAATTTTTGTAATTATTTAGATATACCTGATAGCAATTATTAGTTTTAGGATTAATAAATTTTAAGCTATTGATTATATGATAGTCAGCAAAATAAGGTATAACAATCCATTCTTTACTGTCATTAAACAGTTTTCCGTTTATAAAAGAAGCAAAGCTGTTATTATCATTTTTTATCTTAAGGTCTCCTTGCTCTATGGAAACTACTTCTGGTGTATATGATAAAATATTATTATCAGAAATAAATTTTAACATATAAAACAAATGCACTGAGTCCATAGCGAACCCTATACCTTTTAAACTGCGTATATTACCTCTTCGCATCCATTTTTGTGTCTCCACAAGAATACTGGGGTCTGCGGGGTTTGAGAAAAGCGATGCTACTACAAGATTTAGCACATTTCTGCGCTTAACTAGGATATGATGTAATGCCTTTTCAATATATGCGGGTTCATGTAATAGTTTGGTCTTTAACTGAACCCCGTAGTATTTAAAAAATATTCTGAAGGCTTTTGCATAATCTCCATGCATATAATGCGCCAACATATCAATAGAAGTCCCAGCTATAAAAAGATTACTTCTTAGTTGCTCTTCTGAAATACCTGAAGATTCCTCTAATTGCTTTAAAGCATTTATATTAAGATATCCAAATGGGAGTATTCTTAGTAAACTTCCATTAATTCTTGAATAATAACGCTCCATAGAGCCGGGAGATTCCACTGGCAATTCCTCCAATGTGGAATCTTTTAAAATGAAAGAATCTTCCGCTTCCTCTGAGACTTGACGTGTCCGCGAAGGATTTGCAGCTTGATCCACTGTATCTTTACTGATAGCAAACCCCAGATCCTTTAAAATAAAGTAGGGGTCAACGCTATCAATAATATTTTCAATAGTTTTTATTCTCATTTCTTTATTTGTGTTTTGCTTATAGGCATCTAAACATCGTAAACGTCATTCCATTCTTCTTCAGAAATATATGTTGGTGTTACATTGCCATTGCTATCTTGTGAAAATATTAGGCGCATATATTTTCCTGGTACTATTTTCTTGTCTGTGCCATACACATTAAATTGTAAAGACGTTAGCGGTGTTTGAGTTTTGATTTCGTCCACAAAAACTTTTATTGACTGGTCGTTGTCGCCAAAGACGTTCCCTGTGACTGTTGCGTCATTAGAATTGCCCGAAGCGTCCTTCACAAGCGTAGTCGTTGCATTTCGCGCGATTGTGTAGTTTTCGAGCGCGAGATTGCAGCGCATATGATAGGTATCGGATAATATCATAGTTCCAGACGTTAGCGCACCGATTGCCATTTGTATTGGTTCTTTCCCTCCGAGAGAACCTTTACAATCAAATTTTATCTTATAATGCCCTGAGGACGTTATACCCAATGAAGCATTTCCATAGAAGCCTCCGCCATTCGCAGAATTTTTCTGAGTGGTTAATTGTGTCGAATAGTCATAAACTTCGGCGTAAGCTCTTTGGCAATTTGTATAAATTTCAAACTGAGGTGTCCCTGAGAACGTAAGGTCAATATCTAATGTGAAAGAGAAATCAAGTCCACTTTGAATCAGTCCACGTGTAATGCGTGGATATGAGAGAGTTGAAGTTCCCGAACAAGTAGCGGTATCTCCCGAAACTGACCAGCCGCTCCCGTACATACCTGTAAATTGGTCGCCTATTAACGACGGCGGAATAAGCCTGCCTGCCACATAGTCCGCAATGCTGTACGGCGAGCTTTCCGCGCTTACGTCAAAATTAAAAACGTACAAATTGCGCAACATCATCGGATTCGCCGAAGCGGGGTTATTGGAGTAACTATAATTAGACGTATTGACCGCCCAATTCCTTGTGCCACTGAGTGAGCTAACTACTACATTTTTTAAACTTGAACTTATATTCTGCTTTGCGCCGTCAATATAAATATCCCAATTCAACGCCTCTGTTGTCACTGCGCGGCAAATACCTATTATTGTGTGCATTTTACCTAAAAATTCAGATAGATTTACATCGCAATTTATCTCGGTCGTCTTTTGCGCTCCGTCTACCAATAAAAGCATTGTTAATCTTAACTGAGGCTTACTCGAAGTGTCCAAAAACGCCAATGTGCACCACGGGTCAGTTGTGCTTCCGTAGTCGCCGTATTGAAATATGGTTTGTGTGGAGCTGTCGCTTTGCCATTCGTCAATTCGCACAGTTGCACAAATCGAGAACGGGAAATTGGGAATCGCAAAGTTAGACCCTGAAAGTTTGCCTTTGTCGAAATACAGCGTGCCATACGGAAGCTTGGAAAGGTGTGAATCTAAAACTTTATTTTCTATTTCATTAATAGCTCCTACAATAGTTTTGTCTGTAGTTGTAAGAGAATTATCAGTAGCATTTTGTTTAGCTGATAAAGAATGAGTAGCTGAATCTTGATCAGTTCCTCCAGCTCTTACATCTGTTTGACTCCAAGATATACCATCCCAAGAAACAGTCGCTGCATTTGATCTTGCAGATGTTGAAGTTCCATTACCTATAATATCTGCGTATTTATTGTCGGCATCTTCAATGTTATATTTACCCTGAGCGTGCTGGTAATTACTTGAAGCTATTGTATTAGAACCTTCAGCGTGAGAATACATGCCTGAAGCAGTTGTATTAGTACCTTCAGCAACCTTACCACTAAGTTTAATATTTGCTACAGTAATAGTAGCAGAAGGAGTACCTCCTGAAGTTTCTGAATAATAAAGTAATTTATTTTGTTTGTTTGATAATGCAGTATTAACTTCATTAATTGCACCCACCACAGTTTTGGCAGAAGTGGCAAGTGTATCATCTGACTTTGTTTGATATCCACTGAGGTCTACCGAACCACCAAGCGCGTCCCAAGCACTACCAGTCCACGCATAGTTTGTACCTGCGGGGTATGTTTGATATGCTTGTGCAACATTCCAGGTGTCGCCTACTTCAGCTTCTTCTGGGAGTTGATCATAGGTATCAACACTGCCTTTGTAGGTTAGTGCTGAACCTAAGTCAGTCTTTATTTGGTTGATTGCACGACGCACGGCGCTTGCAGTAGGTAATTCATGTTCCCCACCACTTTGCAAGTTTATGTCTTCAACAATTGTAGTAGCGTAAGGCTCAGAGTTATTTATTTTAAATCCGGTAGCAGTTTTAATATTGACGGCTGCATTAGAAACAGAAATTCCATAAAGTACTGCATCTTCTTCTCCGTCCAAAATACCAAACCCCGCCTGTGGCATTCCACCACCGGAAGGATGCCCTATGTGCATTCCCGCAGCGCCAGCTTTAACAGTTATAATACTATTTGGCTTAGTTGCTGTCTCAATTGTTACAGTATCAGTTCCTTCAGAGTAATACTTAAGAGTATTCTGCTTTGCTGCTAAGCTATCAGCAACAGCTTTTTCTGAAGCAACCTTGGTATCAACTGCACCTGCGCTTGGGATAGATGTGGATATATCAGTCTTTAATACTACGTCGGCAGTATTTGCTTTTGTAGCTAATTCGCCATCAATAGAAGTTTCTAAACCGGAAATAGCACTAACCAAGGTATCTTCTACTAATTTAGATGTCGGAACATGTGTATCGTCATCTGTGAGTTTAATGGTATCGATACCTTCTATAGTAACATCGTCTACAGTAATATCCGCTACCGTAATGGTTCCTGTATTAAAGGTCTTAGCTCCGGTAATTGTTTGAACGCCATTGGTTGTTAAGAAACTACTGGTATCGACATTATTTATAGCTTCCCATATTCCGGTATTATTATAGTATCTTAATACAGGATTCGTTTCAGAAATATCTAACCATAAATATCTTAATTGTTCCAAAGATGTTGGAGCAGTGGGAGAAACAATTACAGGTCGTTTATCGTAAGTGATAATAGGAGTACTCATTTAGTTTTAATGGAATTTATTTTTAGCTTGTCATAGTCATAATCAGAATGCAACAAAAAAACTCCGAGAGAAACCTCTCGGAGTTGTAAAAAATAACATGATTTACGTTTAAAGCATGGAAACCACAATATTAGCGCTGCTAACAGCAACACCTAAATCATAGTTTACAGTGCCACCGCTCATCGAAGTAATTGAAGTGCCTGTTCCAAATATTACTTCACGATACCAAACGTTATTAGTTGCATCGTATTCAAAGACCGTACGGGACTTGGCGCCACCCTCTGAAGCTATTGTGTCAAATACGACTTTGTATCCAGCCAAGCTACTAACATTTGATGGTATGGCAATCGACCCTGTTTGACTCGTCGATTTAAAAGCAGTTTCACGATTTAATATGCCACCATTTGTGTTAATTGTATCTAACGTTGAGGTGGTTAGCTGTACGCTTATATTGCCATTCGCCACTGTTACAGCACTCGGAGGAGTACCAGCTTGTGTAGTAGCACCTAATTTTAGAGACCCACCACTAGCTGTACTTTCTTCATAATACGTAAGCGCATCTTGCTTTGCAGCCAAGCCGTCGTATACAGCTTTCGCAGAAGGCAGCTGTTGATCCGTCGAAGAAGCACTTAGTGTGGTCTGAATGGCAGAGCCAGTTACCGAACCATTAACAGTTAACTGGTTAGCTATTGTAAACGTTTGTCCGGTAAACGTGGGGGCTGAAAACGATCCAGCTCCAACTTCGCCAGTAAAGTAAGTCTCTCCAGATGAAACTGAGCCTATATTCTGCGTCTTATTTTGCAACGCAGATATATCAGTATTAAGTTCAGTCAAAGCACCTTCAACAGTGTCAGCAGTTATACCATCTATAGAAATGCTACTGTCTTGTTTTCCAGAATTGCTGGTATTGATTTCATTAATGGCGCCAACAATTGTCTTGGCCGTGGTATCCAGATTGTCATCATAGGTATTGGTTGTAACACCCGCAATGACAGCTGCGCTTACATCACTGGCTGACTGATAACCTAAAACGCCTTTCCACGTAGCCGGTACGATATTGGACGCATCAACCTTAGCGGCGCCATCAGCAGTTGTTTTAACTGCGGTAAGAGCTGTATCTAAGGAAGTTAAAGCATCAGGGATTGTCGTTTTAGCTTCGCCTTGAATGTTAACCGATATTGTAGCATCTTGCTTGCCTGCAAGTGAGGTTTGTAAGGTTCCAATTGCCTCAGTATTATCAGCAACGTCTTTTACGAGACCGGATTCTGCATTACCGACAGTGGTTTGAAGTGCCCCTATGTTTGTGGTGTTAGTTGCAACTTCACCGTCTAATTCGTTAATAGCGCCGACAACCGTTTTAGCGGCAGTAGTTAACGAATTGTCATTTTTCGTTTGATAAGCACTTAAATCAACCGACCCTCCAAGAGCATCCCATTTGGTTCCATCCCAAGCATAGTTTGTACCTGCAGGATAATTGCCATAAGCTGCTTCAACGTTATAAACGTCGCCAGCCTCTGCATCGTCCGGAAGAGCATCATAAGATGCAACACTTCCTTTATAAGTATAAACCCCCGATATGCTGGATTTAACTTCATTGATGGCAGTTACAACCGCATTGGTGCTAGGTATGCGTCCCGTATTTCCCGTTGAAGATGGAAGCGTTTCATCAATGACGGAACCGGTAATACCATTAGTAGTATCTAAGGTGACTGTTGCAGCACCTGTGCCATTCCCAATCGTCAGCGTAGTAAGTCTGGCGCTGGAACCTGTTTCAATGAAGTTTCCTATAGCATCCGCGACTGCTTTTTCAGACGCAACCTTTGTATCAACTGCGCCTTCCTCCGGAATGACTGTGGAAATGTCAGTCTTTAAAACTACATTGTTTGTAGTTGGTATATTTTCCAGTTCAGACTGAATACTATCTATATCGCTTTCAATAGCATTAATGCGGGTGTCGGTTTGCGAAATACGTACCCAGTTTGCACCAGAATTTGCAGTAGCATCAGCATTAGCATCATTAGCACCACTATTTTGCAGAACATATAAGCCATTGTTCTCTGGATGTTCTGCGTCATTACCGACATACACCAGCATGCCATAGTAGCAGAACATTTTGCCCGCATTTGCTCCTGCGGCAGATGGGGCTTGCCAAGTGGAAGCATTATAAAGATCCGCCTTGGTGTCCACCAGCATCTTTGCATCTACTGGCGCTCCTGAAGTCAATTCAATGGGCGCACCCGTTACATTTGTACCTTTAACTCTCGACATATAAAATTCCTCTTAACGATTAATTAAATTGAACTCTTAATTGTGACACACCTTGCAGAGCTCCGTTAAACGTATATTTTTTATACGCAACTTGCGTAGCTGTGCTATTAACATCTTTATTAATGTCCGAAGTCGTCCACTGTAAAAGCGACTCAGCTTTACCGCCGCCCATATAGTTCCAATTGCTAGCGCCAACGTCTGCAACTTGGAAACCAGTGATAGCATTCCATGTAGCGGGCACTTCCACACTCCATTTTTCTGTAGCGGTTTCGCCAGCCATAGTGTAAGTTAGCGTGGAATTATTTGAAGCTAATGATTGCTTTGTCATTGTTGATATATCGCCGTTTTGCGTATTGGCATAAACCGGATATACGCCATTTATAGTGAGCGTTTTAGCTCCAATGGAACCCGATGCTAACGGTGTTTGATAATTATTACCCTTATTGGATTTCGGCTGAACACCGGCGTCGTAAGACACGTTCATCGTCCAACTTTGTGCACCGGCAAGCACCGTATAAGATTCCACAGTTTGTGTATCGGTAAGGTTAGTAGACGAAACCGCTTCTCCTGGCAACCCTGTACCTGTATAAGTGTACGAGTTCGGCAGACCGGAACGATACTGCGAGTCAGACTGATATTGCGGGTTAATCGAACCGCGATTAAATGTTGCCGTAAAAGTTAAGGGCGCAATGGCGCTGCCAATTTCTTTTAACACATTATTTGATCCGGCGTTAAATGTAAAGCTCGACGATGGGTTGGTAAGCGCTGGGAATAATTCTTTTACTAAAAGCAGTTCCCAAAGTTCTTGGTTGGTCATATCCGTTACGGACGTACCTGCGTTAATACCACCTACCGTAATCGATGCCGCTGCGCTTAGGGTAATCTTTTCCTGTGTGGAGACCCAAGCCGAACCACTGTAGTAATAAAGGATATTGGTATCTGTAGTGATGGCAATATTGCCTGCTTCTGCATCTTCCGGAAGTTTGTCTTCAGAAGCTACCAGCGCAATACTACCGCCTCCGCCTCCACCTATTTCTATCCAGGATGATCCAGTATAAGCATAAAGGATGACATCGCCGCTGCTGTTAACGACACCTAAGCTACCGGTCGAAGCTGCGGTAGGAAGGGATTCAAACGAAGTAGCGTAAAATACATTAGCTACTATCGGTTGCATCGCCGATCCATCCCAGCGCGCTAAAACATTCGTAGCAGGGTCAAGGTATAATCTATCCGTTGTTTTCAGTGCTTCGGGCAAAGAAGCAAAAGAGTAGATAAACACCGGAGTTTTACTAATTGATATAGAACCAGTTGCCATAATGTTGTAATGTTATTATGTTAAAAAGTTTTTATTTTAAAGATACATATTTTCCGATAAAAAAAAAGCAAAAATTATCCATTAGAGGCAAATTTCTGCAAATATGTTGTAGATAGCAACGTATAATTTCTATCATCCTCATTTACAACCTGCAATTGCACGGATTGATCGGAAGATAATAAATTAAACGTAATATGCGTAGCTTCACCATAAGACAGTAATCTTTCGATAACTTTTTCAGATACAATATGGTTATCTCCTAATAAACCTATATTAAATGTATATGAATATTTATTTAATATATTTATATTATCCGTAATCAATAATGTAACCGTAATATCCGTTAAAGTGCCTGCTTCAAAGAAAATTTCTGAGGAGTTGGACATTAACGGTAACACGACTTCTCCATTTGCGGCTACGGTTGTTTTGCCTTCAAAAATTGAAATTTTTGCCGATTGATTATCTAATAAAGCCTTTAGTTCATTAATTGCGCCGACAATTGTCTTGGCTTCAGTCTCCAGACTATCGTCAGTAATATTTTGCTTTAAATCTAAAGCTTCCTGCGTTGCCGTTGAAATCGGTTTATCAATATCGGCAGTATTGTCTACATTAGATAAATCAATAAAGTTTTTATCTACAGTTACATCGCCTTTATGGATGTCACCTTTATAATCAATTATAGAAGTAACGACATCTGTGGTAGGAACTAAGGCAGCAATCTTTTCTATATAATCGCGAAAAGGCAAGTCCTCAGGCACATCTTGACCTTTGGAAATTAACATTTTACGCATTAAATCTTTAGTCTGCATCAGGTATGCAAACTTTTCAGACACGCTTCCGCATTTTGTTACTAAAGACTTTGCTTTACAATTTGTTGGAGTTAAACATTCGGACATTAAGGATTGGTCTCCTGATCGTTAGGTTGCTCACCATTTATTTTATCCAATTCTTGGCTTACTTTACAATACCCTAAAGCCATCAGCTGTTTAGAAATATCTGTACTGCTACATCCACATGATTTATTTGGTCCACAACCATTTCCCTTTGCTATAAGATTTCCACCTTGAAATGCTGTTGATAGGTATTTATTATTTACACAATATCCTTGGATAGGATTGGATTTAACGGTTAGGGTAAATACGCGAATTTGTTCATAACCCTCCGTAGTATCGTCTTCTTCATTAGCATCTTCTATGACCTTCTTGAATACCCTTACAACATACGTACCTCTTGCCAACATTAATTGATGGTGTTTTATTCTTAAATATAAATTTTCGTAGGCATCGTTATTGTCATCGGTTTCGTAGTAGATAATTACTTCTGTAGGATCTATGGAATCATCATCCATAGAAGCTGCCGCAGAAGTTTTATCTAGCACCACACATTTATTTCGGGCATCCTCTTTAGAAATAAATACTTTAAATCTCAAAGCATCGAAATCAGTCGTCGCAGCGTCATATGGGCCGTCAATAAATATATTTAAATCCCCATTAGGGTCAGTATACTCTTTGTCATCAGAATTTTTTGTGGATTCTCCGTTTTCCGATGGATCCATAATTCCGGGCAAAGCGGTAACATAGCAAATTTCTTTGTTGCTCATACTCATGAAATAGTTACTGTTTCGGAGGGTTGTACTTCATCCATTAATTTTAGATTATCTACAAGTAATTGTGCATCAGATTTAATTATTTGCCAACCTCTTTCTGCTAAATCTGGGGTTTCAAAAAATAATTCTATCTGATTTGTGCGGTAAAATGGCGATATTAATCCATGGATGTCATCCTCATTCATTTGGTCAATAGTTTCAATTGTGGGCAAATCTGTAATATCTTGAACTGAAGCAATACGGTTAAACATATCTCCCTGATTAGGGTCTAGTCCGGTACCTGTGAGCTGCATTACAAAAATGTACCCTCCATCTAGCAATCCTGTGCCAGAGGCATTTACTTTTACTGGGAATCCGCTGATATTAGCTAACCAAGATAAATCTGTCTTGTTTGTGTCAAATTTAGTTAAAGTTATGCTTGTGGTATCTGAACTTGCACTGCTCATAATGATTAACTTTCTGGTGTATAAAATTGGGGGTCTACCCACTGGTAATTTCCTTTATTAATTTTGAAAATCGGGAGCATACCAATTGGGCAAATCGAAATTGCTGCCTGTTGAATTGCATTTAAAATTTTTGAGATATTATCATATAATGTACTTAAAACCTCAACATTAATTTCTATAATTACTGCATTTGGAATGATATATTTGAAAAACCAATCGATTTGAGGCAAATTTTCATAATCATTCATTATATATTGTAATTTAGGATCGCTCCAATCGACGCCATTCCTAAAACTTATCCCGTAACTCGCATACCCGACACCTCCGTCCCGAGCGCCACGCAATAAAAAAGCTTTATATCCTTCACCTATGGTGGAAAGTTCATAACCCTTCTCAGGTGTAATGTAGGCGGTAGCATTTTGCTGAACTACATTCTTCCAATAACCATTATTCTTCCATACGATGTCCCAAGAGGAGCTTATGCTTTTAAATGGCAATCCTCTAGACCTGCTCGAGTCTCCCATATTAGGTGTTGTCCAGCAGGCACCAGGAACATTTGCCTCAGTACGACTTGGGTCCCACCAAGCTTCCTCCCCATTATTATAATACACATTAATTGGATTTACTAGGTAGTCCCCTGGATATAGCGTTGTGGATTGCGTTAGGTTTGTTTTCCCTTTTGTTATAATGGTAAATTGTTTTATTTTATTGGATGTATCACCTTGATATGATTGTTGCGCAACATTAATCAATTTATAGGCATAAAATCCATTTCCCAGTTCATTTACTCCTTCAATATTTTCTTTCGTAATGTCACACTGTACACTCACGGCAGTTCCGCCAAACATAGCATTCAGTGTCTTTCCAAAATTTTCAACACTCTGATCAGATCCCTTAACGTAATTACTTGCCTGCTGTGCTTCAATACCTACCGGTATATTATTTAATCCAAGTATGGCATTATAAATAGACTTACGTTTTTTATTCTGACCCCTCACTTTTGCATTAAAAATAAATGATCCGGTTATACCGTCATATTGAAAATGTGTAACGAAAAAATTCCAAAATGATTCAATACGCGCTGACTCGTCTAGAGATTCATCAGCAAAATGACTTAAATTTAGCCCCATGGAGAAAGGCAATAAGAACCCAACATACTTCTCAGATTGTCTGAAGTGCACGCCAGAGGTAAATTGCTTTATGTCGGAGCTACTTTGGTTCAGAGAATTCCAAGTTTGAATAGTAAATACCTCAAGGTCCTTTAGGTCTGAATCCTCTGTTGAAGTATCAAAAGGTAATAGTAATAGGATAGATTGTGATGAGACAAACTGGTCTGGTTTGCTTAGATATTTCTTTAAAGAATCTCTTGTAAATGAAGTAAAGGTAGAAGTATCTAGATTAATTGCTGTATTCAAATCCAAAGGATCGGTATTATCGGTATTATCGGTATTTTCGGTATTATCACAAATAAGCAATTTAGCATCTTCCAATAAAAATGTATGCTCCCTATTTGTAATATATAAGTTGTTATCCTTATTATAAATGTTATCCCATATATTGTTTAAACTAGTAAACACGGAGGACAAGATGGGCATTTTAGACATAGCTTTTGCCGCCTGCCTTGTTTTACCTTTAAGCAATTGATACCAAAATGAACCACATTCCGCAAAGTTCGTATCGGAGTTAACCGCTAAATTTCTTGCAAAATATGATTGTGAAGTGTTGTCTTTTTCCATTGTTACGATAATTTTTCTACAAGATTTATATTCTCCTTAGGAAGCATTACAGACAGTGAGCGAGCCCCAGCTCCATATAATTGTAATTTATAATCTATCTCTTGTGGATCGAACTTAGTTAATTGCTGCTTTGTAATATTGCCTGTAAGCTGTACCCCATTTGCATCCAAGTATGTTCCAGCACTGCCCAACATTAATGTAGACTGCATGCTTATATTTTGTACGCCAGTCGCTCCCATAGAAATCATTATATCAGAAATATATGCGTCTGAATAGCTAAGAGGGAATACCAAGCTATTCATTAATTCATAAATCTTCTCAATTGCCGCCTGACGATCAAAAAATTTATTTGTTTCCTTCGTGTAGTTGACTGTAAAGTTTTGCACAAAGTAATAGTAACAGGATTTTACCTCTGTAGATATTGCTGGGTCACAGGCTGGACTTGCCACAAAAGTAGCTAAAGATTCTACTATTGGGTCGTATTGATAATCATACCGCATCCAGATGTAGCTGTCTACTGTACCATCTTCGTTTTGCTCCTCAGTGACATATTTAGTAAGATCCATTTGTTTAAAGCTATTCGGGAACGTAAACTGTGTCACTCCGTGCGTTGGAGAGAAATTAAATGCGGTATAAAAATTTTTATCTGAGAAATTATAGAATTGATAAGGTATGTCATCGGAAAGTGGAGGTGCAGAGCTACCTTCTGAGTAATCGGCTGTTGGTGGGAATGTAGAATTATAGCTTTTACGCACAATTGCTGGATTAAGTTGCACACTAAGAGTGGCTGCGTCTAGTTCCGTAGAAGTAGAGAAAGCATCCTCCCCCTCTCCGGCAATATTTAAGTTTAAACTACATACAGGATAGTGATTTAATCGAATAAAGGTTAAATCAGAAAGCGAAGGTGATTTATTTAATATACTCGGTTTTGTAGTGCCATAAAATCGATTAAATCCTGCATTGGGTGATACATAACATTTAAAATACTCTGAGCACGTAGGTAGAGTTGACATCCCTCTCGTCCAGATATCAATGGCTGGAGAAAATACATATAAAGGATTATTTTCTGTCCTTACCATTTCAGCATCTCCCACTTTTGTAGGAGACACACCCGTAATCCCGGGGTATTTTTGCTCCACAAACGATATAATATTATTTCTAGTAGCAAAATTCGCAGATGGCTGTATTTTTTGCGCAATTGTAATTAATTCAGCAAGAGTGGTGGGTGTTGTATAGGGGGCTATATCATAAGCCGCCACTACGGATTCCACGTCATCAAAAAAAGATAAATGCTCGTTAATCCCAGCTTCATCACCTGCATTAACTTCTGCATTTGAAGGTCCAACTATTGGTATATCGACAAAATATAAATTTGGTTGAAAGTTATTTGAGGACTCTCCAACATTTACAGTATTGGATACAGACAAAAAGAAATAATTACTGTTTGTATCAATACTTCCAGTATACCCATAAGGATAAATTTTAATGCTTGCATTTTTAGGAGTTGCATAATTAAAGATATAATTATCATTAAACTGCAATAATTCACCTTTGTCCATCACATAGGGTTCATAGCCGGTATTTCCAGGTCCATTGTAAATAAAGGATAAACGTGCAACGCCCGTGGTATTTGCATCCACAAGGCTATCAACACCCAGTCCCCTTAGAAATTCAGTAACAAAACCACAGTCACAAACTACACCATTAATAACATTTAATAGATCCATATCGGACAAAACACATTCTAGTGCTGTCTCGATCTGAGCAACAATCTTACCAAATCTTTCTATCAAGAATTTGCCCACTACGGAATTAGGGGAAAATCCGGTATCTGGAAATGATTGAATTAATAAGATGCGCATTCTATCTTCACATTCTTGTAGCTTTGTGGGAGATAGAGTATCTGAGGAGGATATATAGTCGGTTAAATTCATAGTTTAAAATTCTGTTGATAGTTCAATTTCACCTATTACCGTCTGGTCGTCAAACGTGAATTGCAAAGTTAATATAGCTTTATCATAGGAAAATTTATAGGGTGTCACAACGATATTACTAATAGTGTTTACGTAAGTAGTATTAGGCGTTACCGTTGAATCTATTGTGTCTTGTTGTGAGGAAAAGTAGTTAGCAAGAGCATTATTTAAAGCTCCAATGGCTTGATTCTCAAAAAATTTAGTATCTGAACCTGCAAAATTACAAGTATGCGTAAGATAACTGGAATTCACTAATGCATAATTTAAGGTATCTTCCTGTAGAGTTGTGCCCTCATCCTCATTTAAAGGATTACTTCCCTGTCTCGTACCTATGTTTACCATAGAATCCTGAATAGTGGAATCTTTTCCGGAATTTAAATTGTCGAAATCAAATGTTATATCTTCTGTCTTACCTGGCTCTACCGCACTAGCAAAATTTAATTTAACTCCCCTATTATATATTGGGGAGCTTGATTCTGCAGGGTTAGAAACATTACAAAGATACTTAAATTGTTGAGTTATCATTACTGTCAGCTCTGGTTTATTTGGTTATTTAACATAGAAGTTGCTTGAAGTAAGTTGCTATTGTACAGTTTTTTATCAAGAGCAGAAGCATATAGCAATTTTCTTGAAGCATATCTGCTGATCGCATCTCGTTTTAGTGCAAAAGCAAATTGGTATTCTATCGCGTCTTTCGATTGTTCTGCCTCAGATGCTTGGGACCTTAAGCTTCCCAAAGTATTCATTATATTTCCATTATTTCCGGATACGAGTTCACTAAATGACTTATAAGATTTTCCTTGTATAAAATCCGTTACATTGCTTATGGTTTTCGAAGCTAAGTCATTAATTGTCATGAGGCATATACCTCCTCTAAAGTTTGTGACATTTGATTTAAATCCTTGGCAAAACGATTAGCTAGTCGAGAAATTGTAGGCAGAGACACGTTATATTTCTGAGAAATTTGTTGAGGGGATAATACTTTAGCACCCCCAAATCCAGTCAAGTGTTCGAATACTTTTTTTTGCTTATGGTCTAGATCATTGTAAACATACAACTGAGCCTCATTTACAAAATCAGGTGCTTGCGCAGCGGTTTCATCAACAGCACCCTGAGATTCATCTTCAGCGTCTGCTGAAGTAAACATCTGATTTTCACTCACTTGTTTTACAGACTTATTGCGTATATCTACCAACTTTTTCAAAGATACCCCTGCGGCATCGGAAAGTTCAGTTAAGTCTGGATCTCTGCCATGCTTATCTATAAATTCTTGCTCTGCCTGATTTATAGCCTGAGCTTCGTAAATGTATCTCTCTGGTATTTTTATAGGATTGCGTAGGTCACGAGCAACTCGTGTCATTTTTCTTAATTGCGATGACACATATGTAGGAAGATTAACATTGTATCCAGGATCAAACTCTTTTATTGCCTTTGCAGCTATAAGTTTAGCTTTTGACTCAAGCAGAGGATCCCCTATGGCATTGTTAGACGCAAGTGAATAATTAATAGTATCTTTCAGGCTATGTAACACCTGAGATAGCGCTTTTTTGTTTGGATTGGCTTTATAAAGCCGGTAAGCTTCCCCATAAGTTAACTTTGAATTATCGTTAACAAACGACTCAGGATCTTTATCCATGTAAGAAATAAAATCCATATTATCATTTAGGTCCTCATCAACTACTTTTATAGAGTCGAATGAGTCATTCTCTTTAGATTTTTTAGGATCCAAAGTAGGAAATGGTGATAATATGGACATGGTAGATTGCGGAGTATCTGTTGATAGTTTAGTCATGAGTAATTTAACTGTATACTACACAATGCTACTAAATAGAAGTCAAGAAAAATATCAAGCCTTATCCCCCACAGCACTTACGAGAAGAAGAGGACCATTTTCTACGATGAGTAACTGCGGGTTTTGATTTAAACGCCGCAGGAGACTTGGGCTTAGACATTAATGTTTTAGCTTCCACTGGGGTTGCTGTGGTGCCATTGTATATAGCTTCCCTTAATTCGAAAGGTACAAACGCACCGGTGGGAACATTAAAAACTACTTTTGGTGCATATTTTTGGTTTTTATTAGACATGACTAGGATGTTTTAAAATTTCTTGAAGCTTTGCAACTATAATATTATTATATTTTCGCCTTACAGCATTTTTAGCACAAGAAGAACAACCGGACTGTAGATTGTTTATTTCTGTTAAGTAGCTATTTAAAATAGCATCTGCTTCCTGAACTAACAAGTTTCTTGCTTTATAAAAAGACAATGCTCCAAGATTAACACAATTTATCAGAATATCTAAAAGGTCTTGAATAAGCAACGCTGTTTGATCTGAATAAAAGAAGGGAAGTAATTGAAATAAAATTTTTCTATTTACTTTCCCTTTGATACAAGCAGGGCATTCCTTTTGATCAGGGTATTTAATTTTCCATTGTTCCTCTTCTTTTTGTAATAATTTTTTTAAATCGTTTAAAATTAAATTCTTAACATTATCCGGATATATCTGAAGTTCCTTTTCAGTGGTCGCAGACAAAACTTTAAACATATCTTTACACAAAAAGTTTACCAATTCTGCAGGTATTTCATCGATTATTTGCGGACTAATACCTGTAACTTGACTGTCTACAGACTTAGGTTTTACTGTGATAGGTAGGTTGATTGGTTTTTGTCCAGAGGAGACCGCAGAAGAAGTCTTTTCTTTAAAAGCTTTATCATCAACTAATATAACTAGTTCATTATTTAACAAAGCTATAGAAAAATTTAAATCTTCCTTGGTAGATCTTAATTTTACGCTTACTTTCATGATCATTCTCCTTGTAATTTGTCCGTAAAATTAAAAAGTATGTGAACCAAAATAGGTTGAGAGCAAATGAAACCTATCAGCATAACTATATTAGAAATATTGCCTGACAAAATAAATGCAATTAGATTAGTCCAAAATACAATGTGATAACATAAACAAAATCTGCAAGTTAGGAGTTCCCCCAAAAAATGACCAAGACGAGTTTGTGCCCATCCCAGACTACTCTCATCTCCCTCCCAATCAGCCCTAGACCAAGTTAAAGGGTTGTTTTCAGTTATATTAAACTGTTCTTCTGTTGGAGTTTGCCAAAATTTAATGTCTTTCTTTTTTAATCCACACTTTTTTAAAAGAAAAAATACTAGAGACGGCAAGCTGCTTTTAAACCATGTGTATAAGATTGAAGTCGAAATAAAAAGCGTAAATAAATAAAGCCACAATAATTCTTGCATAGTTAAAAAATCTCCTTTGTTAGATCAAGTTGTTTTAATAGATTAGAATATTTTTTTAATATAGAATTAATCTTACATTTTGTACATCCTACTTGTTTTAAAGCTTCACTTTTTTCTTCAATCATCATTTTAGCCAGACTTTTTATTCGTTCGTTTTTTAGTTTTACATTTAAATCATCCTGAGATTGTACTGTAAGAAAATTTTTTATATCTTCTTTTATTCTTAAAAAGTTATTTACCCACGCAAAGTTTTTACCTTTCGCGCATACATCTGCAGTATATCTAAGAATTTTCTGGATAACCAAGTCTAACGAATAATCATTCACTGAAAACTTTAATTTCTGTATTTCATTTAATTGTTCTTCCGGTAAAGGAGCAAAATATTTGTTAAAAGTTTCCATATCTCTATCCGAGAACACATTTTCAGGATTCAAAATATGTTTTGTATATGCCTGTAATAACGCCAATACATGTTGCGGAAAAATTTTACCAATATCCACGTAACCCAAATTTATTTGAGATACTGCTGAATTTGGTATGTTGGGTTGAGCGTTTACACGGTAAGATTCTGTTTCAATATTCATAATCAAAACACTACGCTTGCTGTCCCAAACAGCATTATAATCAGTAATAGGTTTACCATCTAAATAAAGTTCGATTTGCATTATCTAAATAATTGAAAAGTTGATTGTATATCCGATGGAATACGTGAATTTACATGATTAGCAAGTTTAAAATTTAAATTTTGTAATGTAGCATATGGGGTGTTTAAAAATGCAATACATGTGATCAAAAAAATAAAATTATAAGTATCTTTATCTAAATAATTCGATTCTAAAATAGGGATATAGATTAAAGTATCTGCGGCAAGCTTGGATTTAAAAAAGTCATCCGTTATCAACGCAAGCAGATACTTAACCAAATCATTTAACGAAAAGTTTTTTAAATTTAAAAACTGCGTGTCAACTTTACTATAAAATTCTTTTTGTAATTCCTTAAAAATGCAAAATAGTGATCCATCTTTATCTATGTCACATTTTTTTCTCAATAATATTTTTAGTTTATCATATACGGGCACTATTTCTATTTGTTTGATTAACTCAGCGTTGTTTGATCTTACCGTAGAAATTAAATGTTCCGGATATGTAAAAAATTTTAATCTATATTTATCGTCTAAAATTGACAAAAGAAAATAAACAAAAGACATAGGTTCTTTATCAATTAATCCAGTAAGTATTTTTTCTGTAATTACGGGTGAAAAAATTTCCGCTACTAACTGATTTAATTCGATTTTTTCCGGAGGGATTGTAACCTTAGGATAATCATCCTTTAATAATGCAATTTTTTGAAATAGCTTATCAATAGGCAAATTTAAAAACTGCATTGCAACTATGGTTTCTAAATTTAGTTTTTTAAAAAAAGAAATGTAATTAATAGGATTTAAACTTTGTATCATTATAGCCCTTGAGTAATGTTAACACTTGTTTGCGTGAGATCCACCATTCTACCATCCTCAAATGGGTAAACTCTACATTCAAAATTAGCAGTTATTGTTAAAGCCCGATTTCCTATACCTTCTATATTTGACGGAAAGAATATACCCTCATCTGAGTATGGTGCATTCAACACTGATAAAGTAAAATCTGAATTAAGCATATTTTTATAGCTATTACTTTGGGGAGGTATAAACATTAAGTTCGCCGCAACCTCAGGTTCTGATGAATCAAAAATTCTTGTTCCAAGTATACCAACTGCATGAATACCATTATACAATGAAACACTATTATTATAAAACACCTGTGGTCTTCCTGGAGACGGATATTCACTGCAAGGATCTGGATCATCAGATGAAGCAGGCATCATTTCAAATACAACTTCATTTTTAAGACTAGATTCTATTCGGTTAATGTCAGCATCACGCCATTGAATGATTTCGCATCTATAATATATAGGTTCAACAACTCTGTCCCAAATTAGTTGCCCTCCTGGATTTTGTACCACTTTTAAAACTGTATTAGTTCGATCTACCCAATATAAGCCTGGACTCTTGGGACGGGTGGTTGTACCTCCAGGCAATCCACCGCCGCCACCACCATTACCATTGTTGTTACCTTTACCTCCCGTTGAAGACGCTCCTTGGTCTTCATTGTAATCCGGTTCAACCCAGACATACCTAGCGTCATCAATCTTTATATCATAAGGATTTAACAAAGATTGCATGTCTTCATCAAATCCTGTGCCCAAAAAGGGTATTTCGTATGAAGCGCCTAAATTACCACTTGTAGTAGTGGTGTGTAATAGGCAACTCTTTTTACTGTCTTCATATGGTTCATAGTAAGATTTTATAGCAACCGCATAATTTTTTGCATCAGACACGTCAATCACACAGTCATCTGGTAAAGTATATGCTTTCACATCACATGGGGTATAAGTATAAGAAAGTATAGCTGGAATACCTTGGCAGTTCCCATCCTCATCTATGTAGTTTCCCGTAACACCACTTATGGTAGTACAACCTTGGTCATCGGTATAAGTGCTAAGGGATGGGGTACAATCATCTCCATTACAAACCGCTTTCATATTAATACGACGCATATTGCGCGTAACAATCATGTTTGTATAATATGAAAAAAATGTTTGCAGCATATTTCGACATATATCGAATTGAAATGATATACAGTCCATCATATGGTTTCTGACTTCTTGATATCTAGACAATTCATCTGTGGTACCTCCAATTACCGATCCATCAAATGACAGTATTTGTGTAGGATCTTTCATGCTTACTTTACAGTCGCTAATAGAAAATTCTTGTTCATACACATTACAATCCGTTAATGAATCATTAGGAGTATCAGGTTTGGTAGGATCATCAGGAGAAGCGCAAAGTGTATCAGTTAAATTTTTATAACATTCTTGTATACCTTGAAATAGCCCTTTGCTAACGATTGCACGTTTTAGCATATCCACTACTTTTAGAAATGCATGTGCATATGAATATTTTTTTAACTTAAATGAATTTGTTCCACCTGTGCCTGTTTTTTGAGCTGTAGCTAACAAAGAATATTGTGACCAAATTGCACCGTCCTCCCATGGTTCATCAAAATCATTTGTTGTGGTGTCTGTGGATGTAGGTTGGGCATAAAGGTGCGCTCCGTCGCAACAAGCTTCTGTCGTAGGCTTCTTAGCTCCTGTAGATATGCCTTTTAAAACAAAACATGCATCAAAATTATCTGCCCATGCCGTTGGTGCAGTATACCCTTCTCCACATTGATCCTGTAGCTGTTTAAAGGCGTAATCCATTGTATTCACAATTGCGCGTAAGTCTCGGATAGAAGGTCCTGTGGTCACCTGCATAGGCGTGGTAAATGCGGAAAAACTTATTAGCACACGGGGATCAGCATTTGAATCAGAAGAATAAAAAAATCCTCCACATACCAGATCTTCCATGCAGGGATTATTTGTTCCGTTTACTCTGTTTGCAGCTACAATTGGTCGCTTAAAAGCTGCAGCAAAACGATGCTGGGCATCATTAAAAGACGAGTTAAAAGCCACCTGAGCAGCATTAAAAATGGCGGATAATCCCCCAGATATAACTTTATCTGCAATTAATGGCGATGAAGTTGGGGTCGGCCAACCTACTTTAAGCATATTTCCACCTTTTAATTTTGGTTTAGGAAAGTTGGTCAACCAATCATCTTCATCCGCCAAAGGCATTACAGATCGCGCTGCAACTTGTATAGAACTACGGCTGTTTAACCAGGTAGATTTTTTATAACTATCAGGCTGTAATTGGACCCATGTTATATTTCTTAATACTCCAGAATGACTATATAGAATACCGTTAACAGCTTCTACGCGTGTGAGATTTCTAGTCCAACTACCATTGGTGAAATCATCTACGTAAGCCCAAGTATTTGATGAAATTGAACCTGTTGTAAATTCTTTATTTAACAACTCTAATGTACTTAGCTCTTCACTTGTTTCATCTCCAAATGAATCTAAAACTTGGCAACGACAGTTATCCTCATTGGTTATAATATCTACATATTTAAAACCGGCATTAAAAAATGTTTTAAATCTTTCTAAATCAGTATCGTCTCTAAACCCTACATAGGTATTTCCCGCTGTTGTTTGGCATAAGAAAATTAGTGGATTGGAACTAGAAGCACTGGCACCTAAAGTTAAGGGGATTGTTTTTGATAAATCTATAGCTGTCGTCCCGTTATTTGTTATATAGTTATATGTAGGACTACTTAAAAGAAAACTTTCCCGAACGTTTAATGCAATTTGTTGCTGAAATGAAGTTGCCTTGGCACCTCCAAAAATACCTGTGCCTAATAATGCATCTCTGTAATCTGTAAATGTCCAACAAGCCATATCTATTCGTCGTCTACAAAAACACAATATTGTTGCCCACAAGCTTTACCACAAGAAGCATCCATATTTATTGTTAGAGAAGATCCTCCGCCTCCACCCATCCAGTCTGCACACATGCAAAATGCCATAGCGTTGTGGGCAATGACCGCCTGCCTATCTGCGTTTGTTGGTGTGTCCGCAAAATACGTATTAGCTGGTATTTCAGGTGGATTTATATTGTTAGAAAAAGGTACACAGCTTCCAATTTTTACAGAACAGTCCTCCTCGTAAATTGTAATATTTCCATACAGGCAACTAATGCTGGATCTGGCTTGAGTGAGAGCCTGCTCATTTACGAGTCCTTGAATATCCGAGGGGGTCATCACGGAACCTTCATCTATTGTATCTTGGTAAAGTTCTATAAAAGATTTTGCCGCAACTGATGCAGAAATAATACCCACACTCTCATCTGCAAGACGCTCGGTAATTTGAGAATAATCGCCTGTGTTCTGTTGGGAGTTAAATGGATATCCTTCTGACTCAACGGAAGTTATGGAACACTGATCTGAACTTGAAGTAAAGTTATATTTAGCAGATATTGGACTATCCGCATTGTGAACACAGGCGGAGGAAGTGTAACTATTAGCTCCTTCTCCGGTGGGATAATTTGCTATGCCCATTGGATAACATTGCCACGGGTCATACGTAACAGATACATCCTCTGTGGGACCTTTAACTTTCTGATCCTGCGGATAATCATGTTCCCAGAGAAATACGCCATCTGGATAAAATGATTTGCGATACTGCAATCCCGTATCAGAGAGATAATCCTGAACGCTCATTGCTATCTTAAGTTGGCTGTCTGGAATGTCGGTATTCACTGCTTTTGCTATAATAAGATTATTAGCATTATTAGTGATATAAAATCTAAAGTAGTTTGTGGTGTCCCCTATGTTCTCGGTATCCCTAAATATTATAACGTCACCAGATTTATCTGCGGCTGTCTGTGCCGTTAATTTATCGCAATATAGGTTAATAGTGTTATTATAAATTCCGCAATTATATGAGGTATAAGCACTCTTTCTTTGGTCAATCTGTTCGTATATATTATCATAAATAGTCTGCGCACTACTGTCAGATAAATCAAAATCAAAATTTAATATATATGAATGTTCCCCAGAAGAAACCGTACTAGAAAGTGTCATATCAGACGTATTTTCGGATATGACAAAGATATTTGAATCTATTGTAGAATTTATATCATCATCTATCATAGATTCATAACCCGTAGGGCAACTTATAGATAACGCAGTATTTCCGTAGTTGCAAGTAGAAGCACTTTGTAGTGCTGCCTTGGCTTGATCATTTACCGAAGTTAATAAGTCATAGGCAAGCTCTTTTAATTTTGTCTCAATTTCGGAGGTATCCCCATATGATTCTAAATCCCAGTTTTGTTCCGCAAAAAAATCACCATAGAAAGTCGATAAATTCTTAACAAAACTTCCTATAGGCATTATTTGGGGATCTCCTAAAACATTTTGAACTAAATTATCTTTATTTATTGAATCAGGCAAAGAACCACAGTAAACTTCATATCTTTCATTACCATAAGTACAAGATAGCCCACTTACGGCTCTTGCAAATAATTGAGACTTTAATGATGTATCATAAGACTTAAAATTGTTAGTAACTGTACGTATATTTCCTTGGGTAGTTACTTCGAGATCATCTGAGTTAAAATTAACTGTAATATCTCCTTCAGGAATAGTGGATGTCCTGGAACCTATGGTCAAAGGTTTTAGATCGATCACAGTCTGATCTTCTTCTGACTGCGCCTCAGAGGGACACTCTAAGCTGTATCCGTTATTCTCATAACCGCAGACTAGCTGTGATAAGGCTAGTTCTGTAGCGAGAATATTCATTTCCAGCTGGGTCGATTCCTTGCGGGAATTAGTTGGATTTCTAAGCGTGGTAATAAATGTTCCCTTCCCTATGGTTACGCTATCATTCAAAAATCCATAATACTTCGTGTCCGCTAGGCTAAAATAATCATCATAAGCTTCTTTGCATGTTATAGTTATTTCATCGTTCTCTACTGGAACTATATTATCTGGTATAATATTAACCTCTGGTGTGGCATCCGGTACAACTAACCCTGTATCATCCAATACACAAGGATTATATGGATTTGGATCACAAGAATTATTCTTTCTTAATGCACGAAATTCTTCTATAATCTTTTTCACCTTAGACCTCGGATAATTGCCTGAAGGTGAAATTGCTGAGTCTATACCACAATTATTTAAAGCTTCTGTCTTTTCAGACAGAGTGGTGAGGTATTTTAAATGCTTATTAGATTCAGATTTTAAGGTGTTATCTGAATCATTAAGATTTCCGTTTTGATTTACATTAAAACTCTTTGCCATGTAACAAAAAAATAAATGTGGTATTATATCTCATACACTACCCAAAAACTCAAGCGCCCAATTGTCAACACTTAAATTTCTACTCGTGTAAATCCAAGTTCTGTACTTAAATTACCAGCCGACAAATTATGGCTTACAGTGGATAATATACCTTTAAACAATTTTCCTCCTCCCCTAGCACTGACTTGCACGAAATCTCCAATATCTGCATCTATATTTGACATAAATGGACACACAAGTCCCGCAACCGAGGTGGAATACTTATACTTAAAAAATTCCTGTCTAGCTAAATACGATAAAGTTTCATTGCTGGATTTTATATTTTTCTCTGCTTGTTTAATAGCTTTATTTGCTGTCTCAATTGTTTGACTAGGGTTCCTTGCTGCATCTGGATCCGTTGTAGTATTGCTATCTACTCCTACAGTATATCCCACAGAAAACCATCCGGGAGCCTCTAAGTTATATACCCTTCCTAATTTTTCTTCTGCCTTCTCCGGATAACTGGCTGAAATCCAAGTAGTATAACCATTTGTAATTTTATTTTGTTCGACAATAACAGGTGACTCAGCTACAACAATGGTTGGAGGAAGATCATTACCCAAAGCACGTCCAACGGATAATTTTGCGGTAGTCACGGGTAAGGACAACTCAGTTTGATCACTCCCCTCATAGTCCCAACTCTTAAATATTCCCATATCCCCTGTTTTATGATTTGGAATATACCACAATAAGAATTCAGAGGATAGTTGGTTTAATAATTTCGAAAAAATTCCTCCACCCCTATCAAATATACAACTTGCTATCGTGTTATCTATTGCGCGGCTAACAGTATCATTTATATTAGCATTTCCGTTTAATATTGCAGTAGTGGAATCGCTTTTGGTTAAAAATTGTCTAGCATATCTAAAAAAAGAATCATTAATACCCTTCTGGGATTCTAATGCGGCTAAAGTTCCGTTAGATAATCCCACTGAAGATATTTGATATTGATTCTTCGCGTTTGACACCAGATCCAAGACGCGCTTCGCCACGGAAGCATTATTCCCTCCTGTATTTTTTAGCTGCCACACCCAAAAGTGATCTTGAGACTTAGAACCTTTATAGTCTGAAGCTATATTGTACATTTCTTGATTCAAATCTATAAATTTCATGTACAAAGATGGATCTACTAAGTCTACTAGAATATCCGGGCTGGTTGCAGATATCGAAGCTATTAAGCCTCCCGAAGTTGAAGCTACAATATCACAAGAGGTGACTACAAGTTTTGAATAAGAAATTTCACTCGACTCCCCATCATACATACTCAATTGCAAATCACCCACTGAGGGATCTTCAAAAATCTTAGACTGCATCGTTTTACCTAAGTCCATGATATCCTTAGTAGTGAGTATGCTACCGTCAGTGTCCCCGGAACACACTGTTGCAGTCACTGCAATTGGGCGGTTAAGAATGCAACTTACACTTGCGGATACACACTTATATCCGTTTACTGTTACAGTAGGCTTACGTAAAATCTCTTCCATGAAGTCTAATCTTCGGTATAAAATTTTGTCTGTAATGCCACCGATAGAAGGACCCAGCACAACTTTTCTTCAAATGTATCAGCAGCTATATAATCTGAAAAATATCCGGCTTCCGATAATACCTCGCGTAGTGCCTTAGCGTCGATCTCTTCGATCCCTTCGATAATTTGTCTTGGTGTTTTAATATCTGCCAACTGACCATTAGATGCAAAAGAGAGCAAAGCCGGGATATAAGTTTTATTTTGCCAGTTAATTGGATCTAATTTTTCCTCTATCCACGGAAATGCGTTCATATAGGATATATACATTCTATTGTATAGATCATCGTTAGTATTTAATTCTTTAAAAACAATACCTAAGCTAGAACCTTCTTCGGGCAACTGCTTATTATTAAGTACGACGTTGTCATCCATGAAATCATTTGTGGATATATTATGAAAAAATACGTTAATCATAGAATTAATCTAAACTTATACCGGATAAAGAGAAAGTCAAAATATTAAATTTATCGTCTACACCAGTTATGCCATAACCAGTTAATAAAAATTTATGTGTACCGTCCCCTCTTGTAGATAAAGTAATTGGTTTACCCAGTTGAGAAAATCTATTTTGGTTAAAGTAACTCTGTATGGTACCTTCAGTTTTGGCAGGGGAAGTTACTGGACCTAATAATGCAAGTCCGTCTACGTGCGTTTGCCCAAATGCCTTTCCAGTTGCCGAGGCTATTCTGATATCGTTAAAGCATAAATTGGTAGCAACATTATCCGTACCCTGGGTATTTGCCCCTACAATAAACAATCCTTTTCCAGATATCGATGGATTTAATTGATAATATGCGCTACCACCGGATTTATAAATCAAGTAGTAACATCCTTTTGTTCCAAAAAAACTTCTTGCCATAAAATATAAGTCTTTAAATATTACTTTCCTGCATTCTGATTTTGTTCTTTGTTCGAAAGAGTAGCATTGCCGTGGTTATTAGTGAAATAATTATATATGTCATCAATTAAATTCACAAGTTTTTGCAATACTGCTACCAAACCAGTCTGTTCTTCCTTTTTCTCCGTCTCTTGGGATTTATTATAGTTTTCTACTGCTTTTTGATCCATAGAATGTGTGATTCCGTAACGGTCAAGGAAGTAATCTCTGCCATCCTCTCCAGATATCCTTATTTGATCAACATCTTTAAATGCTTCAGATTCAAATAATTTATACATCTTTTGCTCGTCAATTCCCATTTTCTTAAGAGCCTCAGGGATATAATCTTTTTCTTCTCGCATTAAACCACCACCTGATTCTACACCATAGTCATATAGATTTTTAAAGTCTTCCGCTGACATGATATCAAGTTTTGATACCTGTTTTGCACCTAGCACATTCATAATCGCGGCATTTTCTCGCGTTTTACGCTCACGTTGCTGTGATGATTTACTAAGTGTTCTTAATTGAGAGGCAATACCTGGGTCCACCATTTCCAGAAACTTATACTCATCTTCCGAAGCTGTTCCTGCATAAACCTTTTCAGCTATACCCACTATTTCTTTACCATGCTTTTCCCCGTAATCTTGAATGGCATTAATCGCTAAACCTTCCATTAATTGATTCTTAATAGCTTGATCTTTTGTTTTATTAATGACATCACCGAATCGAGTAGAGGCAGCCTGGCTCGCAAGTTTGGAGGGATCCTGGGAACCTCTTGCCATCAATCCTCGTTGTATTCTTGCAAAATCCTCATAGTTGTTCCCCAATATATCTCTTAAATTATTTTCTGTGAGATTGCCATTAACCATTAACTGGTTAATTTCGGCAAGCTGTTCATCACTCACAGCTCCCTTTGCAGCCATAGCTTCTAAGGCAACTGCTCTAGCATTTAAAGCTATCCCTCCTTGTTGTGTATCCACAACGCGTTTCATTGCCACATATTTATTTGACTCAGTAGCCGCGTTGTAGTCTACTCCCTTCGAAGACATCTCCTTAGATACGGAGAACGCAGCAGCCGTGGCATCCCTGGCATACATAGACGCAACATTAGCATCGTAACCGGCAGCCATTAAGTTTTGTATCTGCCCATTGGCATGTGTGACAGCACTTTGAATATCTGCCATCTCAAGGCCATCAGCCACTAGCTTAGATATGTATGACTTAAAGTTTTTCGCAGCTTCTTCAAAGTTTTTGCCTTTGCCACCTCCCAGTATGGATACCTGATTGAGAATTGCGTAAACATCATCACCCATTCCAAGTATATTCTTCCCTATGGACAAAGTCTCCATAGCGGCTTCCATAACTTGCCCGCTTTTATCTTTTATACCTTCTACATTTGTTACTTCTTCGCTACTAATGGCTCCAGACTGATTTAGCCAGTTAGCAGCTAGAAACACATGAGATTGATTTAGACCTTTTTTAAACGGAGAGGTGCCATCGGCAAAATTTTTCCAATATTCTTGCAAGTTTGTGCCCACCATAAGAGCATCTAACTCTGATTTAGGCGTGCGAAGCATCCCATAATCTCTACGACCTATAATCTTTGCAGCTTCCTGCGCTATTCTGACATCACTTCCCCCCATAAGCGACGCTATAAGTGGATTCATTGAAGCTAAGTTTCCAATGGCTGACAAAGTCGGGGAATTAGACAACCCTGATATAGAAGCTAAAATCCCCGGACCTCCACGGCTGGAATTATCTGCCACAACTCCATTAATAGCGTCTCGTATGGCTTCAGAAGCTACCGAGGACACACCAGTTGTAATAGAAGGGTCACGAAAAAAATTTGAAGCAGCCTCTAGAGCTCCCCTTATGAGTTCATCAAAATTAAAATTTTCGAATCCACCAGAACCCGAATTACTTGTCGTTGTGTCATCCATGCGGTACTTGTTGCGGTTTTCTCATTTTTACTAACCCTGCTTTATCTAAAGTATCAAACAGTTTAAGCATTTCATCGATCTCTGGAACTCCGGTAAGTCCTAGACGTTTGAAAATTTTATCCTTTATCTTATCATGTTTTAATGCCTCGACATTATGGGTCTTTAAATTAAAAATTGTATCAATTTTTTTGTTAATATTAAGAATATTCTGCTGTACTTGCAAGTCTCCTGTGCTATTAGCTAAACTATTAACACCTATATCCACGCTAACTTGATTTCCTAAAATATTAAATTGGCGTGTAAGTGCTTTAAATATAACTAAATTCTTAACAAAAGAATGCCTACTTATAATATCTGGTTTAAAGTAACCCCCTAAATAAAGTGTAAGCCAAATTCGATATTTAGGGGTACTTAAAAATCTTCGTTAGCAACAAATTCAGCCAATAACTGTTGCTTTTTTTCAAAAATACAAGCAGCGTCTATAATTAGAGACCAAAGTTGTTGATTAATTGAGCTTAAGGTTGCTATTCTTTGGTTGAGTACATCCACATAATCCATGTAAGAGATATAATGAGAATCTACGTCATAAAGTGGAAAATCAACTTTAAAGAACGGTTTGTAATTTAAGGAAGTAAGCATAACAGCCACGTTTGACTTAAATACAAAAATACACAGCTCATCAGGTGTCATTTCCTTACCCTTATCGGATAAAATAACTTGTTTTATATAACGAGAAATAAATTCTTGTTCATATACATATTTTGACCTAAATGTCAGTACAAAGTTAAGTTTTGGATAATTAATATCTAATTCAAATGGAGAATCACTCAGTAGCTTAGATATATAAATATCTTTTTCCGTATCCGATATAGTTACACGCTCCAATTTCTTAGATAATCTATCTGAATTTAAATACTGCACATTTGAAAATGCGGTATCCTTATCCATATGAAAACGATTAACCTTTTCCCCCGCCTTTTCCGAAGCTTCTTCATTTTTTATAAGATCATCCGCTACGTCTCTATTCAGCTTCAGCGTATCGATATAATCCTTAGCTAGCTCCTTATCTATATTGATTTGGGTAGTATTCTCGTCTATCTGCGTAACAGTAGCCTTATCTTTCGATTGGTTTTGAGTGATATAATTTACTATCTCATCTGCTGTTATATTCAGATTATCGTTTGTATCTTGTTGTATTTTAGTGTTGTTTTCCATAATTAATTTATAAACGTGTCTGGGTTATATTGTTTTAATGAATACATTGTTTTTTCAATTGCATTGTTGTTTGTCAACAATTTTTTATCCTTATCATCTATAGGAGAGTTTAAATCTTTATTCCTAGGTACATATGTATTTATTTTTACATTCTGACCAGGATAAGGTGTATTTCTTTCTGCTACTACAAAATCATCTGTTAATTCTGACATGTCAAATGACTGGTATCCTTCCGCCGGAGAATCTATATATTGATAGGTTAAAGGATTAAACAACTTATCCTCACCAGAGTCCAGCTGAGTATTATAATACATTGTGTCTCTATATACAAATTGTGCATTATATGTATTAAACCATCCGCTCTCTTGATTGGAATAAGCATATTTCTCCATTTGATCTACATCGCTAGCGTCTGAGTTGCTTGTTTTCTCAAACCCTGTGCCGCTTGGATAATTTGAAGCATTTGGATCGTAGTTTACCAAAGTCTCCTGCTCAGAACCCATAACTACAGCTGGCTTACGCTGTTGTGTATAAATTGACTTAGCATAAAATACGTTGGCCATGGATTTAATAGCGTTTAATTTTAAAGTATACCCAATTACACTTAATGCTTTTCCAACAACAAACTGCCCTATTCCAGAAACTAGGTCAAATAAAACATACCGACATCTATTGGCGTAGTAATAAGCGTCAGAAAATATTGTTCCATTTGTACGCAAACTAATATCAGAACCTGTATCTTTAGTAGAACCCCCGTGAGAAGTGGTTAAGATGATGCCGCTGCCATTAGCATTTTTCAAACGTTTTTCATATTCTTCATCTCCCCCTCCCGATTGATTTTTTTCCATTGCAGATTCTATTACTATTGCCCCTTTGGAGCAAAAAGCCTCTAGCCATGTTCTAGCTTTTAGTAAAATTCCCTTAAACATAGCAGATAATTCTATATTATTTCCAGCATTAGCCGTAATATCTCTTCCTGCTGACAAATTTATATTCTCTGCGGCACATAAGTTAATAGATTTTGAGGAGCTAATATTTACACTTCCCCCTGACATATGTATAGCACTTCCGTAAGCATCATATAAAACAATAGAACCATCCTTAAATATACGAATTGTAGCATAGGACTCGAGCATCTGATTAAATTGAGTGGTATAATTTCCACCGGTATTACTTTTTTGGAAATTTCTGTCTTTACAATAGGGGTCTGGGGCTGGAGATTCAGACTCACTAGGAACATCAAATACATTCGCAGCATAGAATCCGGCTAATGCGTAGTAATTACTAAGCCATTTTGCGTAGTCTGCTAATTTGTATGAAGTTTCGTATAATTCTTCACCGTCAAGAGGTGTCCAAACCTCGTAGGCATCCAGGTTTTCTTCTGTGGCAGCCTGTATAGACTCTAGCCTATCCTTTGCAACAGGAACTGGTATTCTAACAGTCTTTTCAAATACAATATCACTTATAGACTGCATTATGACGGATCCATCTTGATTTACATGAAAATTATAACGTCCTGCTTTATATTTCTCGGAGTCGGATTCCCTAACTAAATTCTTGCCTGGATCCGTAATATAAGTGTGAATAAAATTACCTATTTTACCGATAAACTTAGTAAATCTCCATCTAGCATCCCACAAGAAATTACTTTCGTCTTCAGTATCTATTTTAATATTATCTTTAGAAGTAATCTGAATTCCATCGATAGGTTCCCCCTCTTGGGAGTTTCCCAAAGCCTCATATTCATTAGAGGTTCCTTGCCATAAAACATTTAACCCACCTCCAGAATTTACTATTTTAAAGTCACCAAAAGAAGTTAGATGCTCATAATTTCGACTTAATATTCTAACTAGGTCATCAAGAATATAAGTTTCTATCATAGCTAATTCGGAACCTTTCATACGGCATAAATTATATAAAAATTCTACACCAGCTCCGGTTTTAGTTACATAAGATGACTCACCATCCACTAGATTAATAGGATAAGTTCCTGTTGTACGTAAAACACCACGTTTATCATTTTCTTCTCTCTGTTCTAAAGCAATCCCTCCAAAATTACTTTTATCCGAACCTGTATAGTTAGTGAATGCAAGTTTACTATCTATTTTCTGTGTAGCAGAAGGAAGGAATCCTATAACATAATTTGCCTGAGAATTATTTTTAGTGATACAAGAAAGTACCAATACTTCTGAACCCTTTTCAGGAAAGGTCATACTGGATAACCCGAGCATTTGCGTAAACATATTAACCACAATAATAGCGGTTGTAGGTATCATTCTCTCATCTTTTACAATGACAGAATTTTGATTTGGGTTAACGCTTTGCACCTTTGCGGTAAATAGATGTGCGTTGGGGGTATTGCTATCAGAAATGCTATGATTCTGATTTGCACGTAATGGTGAATCTATAATATCTGACATATCCTATAATCTATATAGCAATTATTATATTGCTTTAATCAATATACAAAACAACCTTGAGAAAAAAATCTCAAGGTTGCAACCTTTTTATCAAGGTTAATGGGGGAAAAGTGCGGTAAACAACCGGGAGAAATGGAGAAACACCCTCAAAACCCGCACTAATCCCTTTAAATAACGTCTAAACTACCTGCCACAAACTCTGCACTCTGTGTAATATACAGCTGTCCCGCTTGCATACTGAAGGATAGAGATTGTAATATTGCGCCAGTGAACTTGGCCGTTGCACGACTAATTATTTTTGGGTCACACTCAAGTTCAGAACCTAAATTTACATTAATAGAACGTAATTCACCGCAGGCGGCTCCGGCTGCTATATTGGCAAACGGTGCAAAGAATCCCTCTTTGCTAACTAAAGCTGTACAATTAAAACCAGCTTGAGGATTACCCATTACCAAATAAACCGCTGAAGAACCTATTTCATACATAGGTGTAACTTGATGAGAAGTAGACCCCTGAAAACTTTGCACCATTGCAATATGTCCCTGCCCAAGGTCAACAGCAGCATTTCTAGCTGCGATTACCTCACCAGTTTTGACGTTCGTATTATATCCTAAAACATTTGTTACTGCCATTATAAAATCTCCTTAATTAAAGTCCGAGATATGTGTTAAGAGATATCTTTAGCACATTCAATGAAGTTGCAACATAATAATCTCCAGATAGGTTAATTCTATCCGCAAATTGAGTATCCCTCGAAGCTTTAATAGATTCTAAATCTACGTCTACTAACATTGGACCTATTTTGCGTTCTTCTATTGATGATCCCTCCTGGGTTTGCTCCAATAGGTAATCACCTAACCTATTTTCTAACTCTTGTAGCAGACTTCTAGTAACATTGCGTCTCCCGGGGTACTCTTTAAATAAATCTTTAACCCCGTAGTTAATATTATATACAATGTCACGTATATTGTCTTCGTAATAAAGCACTCCATGAGAAGAGTCTGTAGTTAGCTGATGTCTTACATAAGGAACCGTGTGGTCATCATCCTGGGCAATTATCCATACGCCATTTGCAGCCACGCTATTAAGCTGATTATCTGTCCAAGAAGCATATGAAGCAGGTACTGAGGATATCCAAGAAAGTTCCATTCTTGACATTCCTTGTTGAGGTAGAAGATTAGAGCGCATGCAAGCTATACCTGCGGCTATATACTTATTTGCAAGTTCTACTTCTTTTGTGCTGCCATCTTCTGTGCTCATTAGGTAGTATGCCCCTGGGGACCAAACATTTACCACACCATTGTACGCCCAAGTATTACTGCGTGTTATTGCCTCTGTACCAGAGTCATTTGTCTTAGCCGTAGAAGCATAGAGCCCTCTCCATCTTTGGATATCCGGCTGTGAAGCTTCCAGTACATATGACTTTGCGGTATTTAACACGGAAAGCGTATCGGTATCACACCACAGATTCATAAATAAATCTGTTCGTGATAATTTCTTAAAGGAAGCTGTATAAGCTGCAAGTTCTAGCTGTGCTTGTTCATCACTTTGGCTTGTAAAAGAACTGTCAATAGCATCTACGTAGAAACCTTTCCCTTCTCCTGCCACATATCCTATAGAAGCTGCAAACGCTAAACTATTAAAATCACTAGCGGATGGATCTGTGTCAACAAGTCCTAGATATGTTGTGATATCAGAAGTCGAAGTAATTGGCTGTATAGAGATTGGATTACTTGGATCATTAAAGTTTACATTAAAAGCTTCTTTTGGAACATTAATATAAACGTCTTGGCGAGTTTCCTCTTCTCCAAGTTTATTTATAGTTAGTCTTATAATTTTATCTGCTCCTTTAGACGCTGTAATCCAATTCTGCACAACTGGTGCGCCAGTTGCATCAACGAATGCTAATTTACTTTCAGTAACAAACTGTTGTAAGAAATCTGATACTGGTGTGAAATTTGACAACGGTAATATAATAGATTCCTCTTCCCCGATGTCTGCTACCGTCAGCATTGTCACGGGAGACATCTGCGAAAAGAAATTCTTTGTAGTAAACGAAGGCTTACACACTCCCACAAGACAAGCTGCATTGCGGTCTGTAGTACCATCTGATACGACCTCTCTGTTGTTATAAATCAACATTTGAGGTTTATGTTCTGAATAATTGCTAATCATAAATCAAAATAAACGTTTATTTTAAAGAATATAATTATATTCAAACTTTTTTTACAAAAAATGCAATACATAAATCAATGGGGCATAAGCTCAATAGCAAGTTTCCTAAGCCTTGCGGATTCAATTCTTGTTCTCCAAGCTGCCTCCCAATTTATTTGAATAATAAAATCTGACCTAAATAGCTTTTTATTTTCAGATGGATTAATTGCTCTAGGAGTAGATATCTTCAATGGAGAATATTTTTTTAATCTCAGCAGGTAGCACAACTGTTCTGTTAAACCTGTAAAATGTGCGGCACATAACTGTGACATCATGGCACAGTCTCCTAGGGTTTGCGCATAAGAAGAAAATGTGATTGTAGTGGATGCATTTAACCCCATCATAAACCCAGAATTATCTTCCAGCATTCTAGTCTTATTAGCTATAGTACCTATATCAGACAAGCTAATATCTCCAACAGAAATAATAATCTTTGGATTTTGCGTGCTTCCCAAATATTCTAATTTAGCCGCATCATCTAAATAATTGTAATCAGCTGTTATATCGATAATAGATTTATTTTTACCATCCGGGTCCAAAATATAATCGCTATAGGTATAATCAAATTTGTGGGCAGTATCTTCTAAGTATGTTTTAAAATTTTCTTTGTCAGAAAAAAATATTTTAGTAATCATTAAGAAGATACGTCTTAAATTTAAAATATCCAAATTAGGAAAACAACCTAATTCATTATTTAATAATTCAAGCTCAAATGCTGATGTTGTTTTATCTTTTGGAGTTCCCATAATCACTGGTCTAAGCAAGGTTTAATATTGGATATATCAAATTTATATTCAGGCTGATTCCTAGGAACAAGTCTCATTATTCCATTAAACTTATATGGAATCTTGCCCATAAAATAAAATTCTTCACTATATCCCTCAAACAAATAACGATCATCCGTAGTTTTATTTACAATAAGGTCACCAACTATAAGCTTAGGGTAAGAAATACCTGTAATACTTACAATTACTGGATCGGTAGTTCCCTGCCCAGACTGGTCGTCAATGTGCTCATGCTTTATACTGTTTATAACGAGTTTTGTTTTAATAGGATTGCTGTACCCTCCCTCATAAAGCTTTCCCAAGGCTACTTCATCTGTAACAAATCCGAGCTGGTCTCCTCCGAGAATATCAATATTTAAAGATATGTCCTCCTCATTCGGATTTACAACCATACCTCTATTTCCCTTTGGTCTGCATATATAAAAATCATTATAGTCTGCGGATAATAAATCCGACTTAATCATCTGTCTTAATGTGGCAAATTGCTCGGCACTTAAGGTATTATATATACCTACAGAAGGAGAAGTATCTATCTCAGTATTTTTACGTCTATCAAATAGAGCACACTTATAATGCCATCTAAAAGTCTGGTTGCGATTTTTAAAATTTATATCAACAGAGGTATGCGAAGAATTAATATTAACGACAGCACTATTTGCATCTCTATTTAAATAAACTTCTTTGCCAGTGGAAATGTCAGTTATCATTCCTGTTTCTGGATCTACAGAAACCTCTGTTAGCTTAAACCAGTCTGTATATCCATCACGGGATTTATACACATTTATACCAAATCTAGTAAAATCATAGTATTCTGGACATAATGTCCATATGATACGGCAAATATTTTTACCGTAAGCTGGTAAAACTTGAATGGACTTAAATGCACATTTACAAGACATACTAACCTATAGCTCCCCAAGCCCTAGAAACATTAGCGGCACGCTTATAGTTTTTTACCATCTCAATAAACTCTATCTTAAATTCGTTAGCCGCGTTTTTTGAAAATTCTATTAACGGCTGATAAATATCAGTCTGTACACCACCAGCACTTGACTTTACATATTTACGCTCTAAGAGTAATCTCTTGCTGAGCAATGCTTGCCAACAAGCTCCCACCTTGAACATATAAGAAGTACCCATTGTTCTATAATCCACTCTAATAGTTTGAGGAGGATATGCATTAAATGCTTCCACTGCTCTGCGCATAGCATCCATAAGTTCAAAGTCTGAAAACCAAAAGTCGTCCGTCGTTAGCACGGTCTCGGCAGGTTCTGCGTCGGCTAACATTAGGCGTATGTCCTCAAGCTGAACTTCGTTGGTGGAAGTAATTGGGGGTGTAGTTAACCCATCAGATTTACTGCAAGGTGAGGAGCAGCAATTAGAATTGTTAGAAGGTGTAGACATGAAACAGATTATATTATTATAGTTTTATATTGATTATATTCTAACGAATTGTCAAAAGTCAACTACTCACTAGACAAGCTAGTGAGCTTGAAAAGCATTAAAGCTATTCAATTTTAAACACTTCATCGCTTATGCTTGGCTTGGATAAATTATCCAAGCCAAGTCTTATTTCAGCTCCATGTCTGTAATCGTCTGTTGCGGACGATAGGATTATGGTCAATCCTCGGGTTAAAATATTTTTAGCCGCGTTTATATCTCGATCTAAAAGCTTGCCGCATTTAGGACAAATCCAAGACCTGTCTTTAAGCGTTAGTTTTTGGTTAATATACCCGCAACTATTGCAAGTTTTGGACGAAGGAAAGAAATGGTCTATTTTAACTATATCTTTTCCCTTCCATTTCGATTTATATTCCAGTTTGGAAACAAAAGATGTCCATGCACTATCGCTTATAGCATAAGCGAGCTTGTGGTTTTTCATCATATTTTTAACTGATAATGTTTCCAAACATATAACATCGTTTTCTTCAACCAGTTGTTTACTAATACAATGTTGCAGATACTCACGGGAATTGGCTATCTTCTCGTGAAGTTTGGCAATCTTTTGTTTTAGTTTTATTTTGGAATTACTGGGTTGGGGTTTGCGACTTAGATATTTTTGAAGCTTAGATAGCTTAGTTTGATACTGTCTTTTAAACTTAAAATTAGAAAATCTGGATCCGTCAGAAGTTATAAGGAAGTCTTTTATCCCCAAATCCAACCCAATAATTTTTGGATTTTTAACAGATTTCTTAACGTCAATTTCTTGTGATGTTAAAATAGATACGAAATATCTTCCCGACGGGTTTAGGGATATTGTGGCACTAAGAATCTTACCTTTCAATTCCCTATGTTTAACAAATCGAATGCCTTGTTTAAATTTGGGAATAAAAATTCGATTTTTAACAATGCGAATATTTTGAGGTATCGAAAAAGAATTAAAAGAATGTTTATTTTTATAAACGGGAAATTTAGTTTCTTTTTTAAAGAACTTTCCAAATGCAGTTTCCAAATGCTTTAAAGATTGCTGCAAGCTTTGGGAGTTCACGTCTTTTAACCACGAGTATTCTTTTTGTTTTTTAAGAGTAGTTAACGCGGCTGAACAATTGTTATAATTTAAAGTTTTCTTGTTTTTAAGATAAAAATTCTGCTTTTCTTTCAGGAAGTAATTATATACAAACCTACAATGCCCAAAATGTTGAGATAAAAAAGCTTTGTCTTTATCTTCAGGATAAAGACGAAATTTATAAGATTTAAATATTGTCTTTTTAGGCATTGTTTAAGTAAATTTTCAACTAACTTAAATTTATGTCAAGAACAAAAAACAAAATAACCAAAGATGCCATTCAGCTCACCAGACGAGCTGGTGAGTTTTCTGACACTCCTAATAAAATACGCCCAAGGGTATCCCTGGGCGTATTATTAAGAGTTGGAGTCTGACTAGCCCCCAGCCTTTGTGCCCTCTGCGAGAGCGATCTGAGGCTTGATTTGTGGGTAAGCATTCATCGCAGCTTCTCCGCCACGGAGAACAACCTTAGCAACGCCTGCGGTGTTAGCAATGAGCATACCTATAACTTCCTCAGCGCAGCAGGATATGCGATCCTTTTCACGCTTTACGTACATTACCGGCTTATAGAGCTCGGCACATTTTCCGAGGTAATCTTCTTCCGTAAAGGCCATTATAACATTATCTGGAACAATGTCGGTCTTGAATGTGGATATCCACTTCATACCGTAAACATTTGTACCGTCAAATGCCTTGGCACCTTCTTGGAACACCTTGCTAGTTAGGTCAACACCAAATTGGAGGAAGTTGTTATACTTTCCGTTTGTAAGTTGGCTGAATGTGACCTTGTTGACAAGGTTTACGCCATGGTTAATGCTGTGCTTTGTGAAGATATTGACAATCTCGTTCATCACCACTGGTTCCATACCACCGGAGAAGGTATAGACACCGTTGTTCTGAGCAGCTACGCTATCAGCGAGGTTGTACCATACGAGGTCTTCCGTCTTAACCATGTTCTTTAGACCGGTATCCATTATTACCTTGCGGAGGTCGAATGGATAAGTATCAAGTGTAACACGATTCTTTTGGAATTCTGGTGTCGCGATCTTGAAGAAGGTCATTGGAGCCTTGTCTGCTCTGTAGTACTGTGTATGTGTTCCTTGGTCAAAGGGAAGAACAGCTGCAGGATAGTTTGTGGGCTCAATGTAGAACATAGCTACTGGGTAGTCTGTGTTGAACATTGGGACAAGTCTTTTATCACCCGAACCATTAAAGGTTTCAAAATGGCATATTTGGCGTGTCCATCCTTTTTCGAATACTTGTTTGCGGATAAATGAAGTACCTGCGGACGAAGCCATCTTGCAAATACCTTCTCCACAGCTACCTAATTCTTGAACAAGCCTGTCATTAAGTGCTTCACCGGAAACACCATTTAAGCTTAAATCTATATCTTTATATTCGTCCATAAAATTTAAATCCTTATTTTAAGTTTACAGGCTAAGACTATGCTACTTGATGATTCCAAGCAGTTTCAAACTGCAGCACAGTGCGTGTATCTGTCGATTCTGTCCATACAACAGGACCACCAACTACAACGTTATAAGAGCTATCGACCTTACCCATGCTGACATTAGCATCTCCTGACACATTTACAACACCTGCTGTAACGTAACCTATGATGTCGTCTCCACTTGCAGCAGGACACACGAGTACAGCATTAAACTGTGTTTCAGGATCCGTACCAGGAGCAACAACTCTTGGTCTATTGCCTATTGGGAATGTAGCAATCGCAAGATCAGAAACAAGCTTTGCTGTAAGGGGCATACCTGCAGTATATACTTTGGTTGTATCATAGAAGGGAGTCTGAAGCTCGAATTTGTCAAGCGTAGATACAGCCATATTTTTACCAGATCCATCCCATTCATCGGAATCCTGGAAAGCAAAATATACCGGTGTTCCTTTAATTTGAGATGTTGTCCAACGCCATTCTGCATCTACTAATGTGCCTCCATTTGCAGGAGCAACTTTGCCTTCGTCAATAGTGTTGAGAACAGGAGGTGTAGCACTGTATGTGACTTGTACAGGAGCACCGTCAACTGTTAATTTAGCGCTCGAAGTCACCCAAAGAGGCTGCCCACTGTAATATGAAACACCCTCTGCATTAGGTAAAGCACGGGTAAGCTTGCTTACGTCTGTAAGACGGCTACCGGTGTTTACATTAAGTTTGCGTGTAGTACGCTTATAAAAGCCGATGTTACCAGCCATATTATTTATTCCTTTGTTAGTATTAACTAAAATTTTGTCTTTCAAATTCCTCTAGCTCAGCAAGCACTGACTCAGGAATTTTAGCTTTATTAAAATTCGTGGAAGCGGTTTTCGTAGCAGGCACAAATGATCCACTCATTATATGGTCATTTGAAATTAATGTGTCTGTTACTTTATCCAATACAGTAAATGCAAGTTTTGGAGAGTTTTTTAAAGCCTCTATGTTGTATTCTATATCCGAAGAATCAATAAAATTTGACCTCGCTAGTTTTTTAACTATACCAGTAAGTAGATCCTCATCAACAGATATACTTGCTTGCTTTTCTAAGTTAGACATATTAGAAATCTCAGCCTTTAGCTGCATATTTTCTGCAACAGCTTTAGACAAAGCCGAAGAAGCATGCTTAACTGAAGACTCTAATTCTGCAATCTTTGCCTTTTGCTCAGCAATAAATTGCATTGCTTCTTGGACCATTGATTGGCATTCAGTAGCAAATTTTTGTAACTCGGAATTATTTATAGTTTGGATGTTTTTTTCCATCGAATTTTAAATTATTAATTATAATAAGATAATTTTATAATTATCCGCAAGATAAAAATAACATTCTTGCGGATAATTTTTATTTTTCTATTGAGCTATTGCAGCAGCCTCCTTAATGGATTCTTCGAGAATAGCGTCGTCGTCAAAATCATCATCCTCGTCATCGTCTTCGTCGTCTTCATCATCTTCGTCTTCTGAGTCAGAAACTTCTACAACGTGACCATCAGGATCATCATTTGCCACAGCGTCTAAAATCAATGCGAGCTTTGCGGAATCATCATCGGTCAACTCTCCGGATTCCACCGCTTCTTCAATCTCTCTGACTATATCTTCAAGAGACAGCTCTACATCTGCAGTATTCTCCTCTGCAACTTTTGTTGCATATGCTAACTTAGTATATTTCTGTGCCAAAGCTGCATATTTAGCTACTGCTTGCTTAGAAAGCGGTTCGACCACGGTCTGATCTGCTATAGCGTTTGCTTGTGGCTCAGGCACACCTGCTTGTGGGGCTACTGGAGCGGGTGGGACTGCTGCAGCTTCAGGTGCTGCTGCGCCTTCCTCGCTCATAAGATTCATTACTAATTCCTCTGCAACACGTGGGTCTATTAATCCCTGTTGCACAGCTTGCTCTAAGAACATTTGTGCCTCTTCAGGTGATAGGAGACTATCATTATCCGTCTGCGCTGCTTCAACTGCCATCTGAGCTAAAATCTGCGCCTGTTCTTGCGTGATCTCATTGCTAGCAACCATCTCGTCGAGTGCTGTTCCGAATGCGTCTAATCCCTCTATTGTCGGATCCCCTTCTTCTACTGCTGCAGAATCATTAATGTCCTGAGCGTCTAAAGCTCCTTGGGCATAGGCATGTTTTAAGAATTCTTTGTCTCCAAACTGTTCCATATTCTGCCTATGTATCTCGGAAGCTCTAAAGTACTGTGACGCAAGTTTAAATTGTTGCTTTTGTTCTTTCTCTGGGAGTCTGCTTATTGCGGTTAACATTGCAAGACTAGCTAATTTAAGCTGCTGTTCCTCAAGTTCTGAAGCATACTGTAACTCTTCGAATTGTTGAACTTGTTCAGCGGCATATTTAATTTCATTCAGAGTTGCTAGCTGCATCTGTTTTCCCTTTTCTGAGTCAATAGCTCTTTGTAGGGCAATCCTCCCTTCCTCTGTATCAGTAAGGACGCTAGCTACTTTAGCAATAACGTCATAACTTAAAACTATATCATTTGCGATATTGTCTGGGGTGGCGGCAGTTTTTTCTGTTGTAACTTTCATCGAAGGTTTAGTATTAATGTTTGCAAACTCTAAGAGTTTCTTTGTGGTATTGGCAGCTTTCTCGACAATTTTCTTTTCTTTTTCTTCCAACCCACTCCCACCAGATTTAGGGGACATATCAGAAGGCTGAGCTGCGTTTGTTTGGTCGTTCTGCAGTTGTTCCTTAGGATTTTGTCCGGGGGTGGGATCCACCGTTGACTTTGTGCAAGTAGGTTGAGGGGCTTCTTCATTCGGATCTGCAGGTTCCGCAGATTCAGAAGCGTATTTAGAAGCCTGATTTAATTTATCCATAAGCGCCTTTAAGTTAGCTCTCTTAATAGAATTTTGTTTCATGATTTTAATATGTGAATTAATGACATTAATTTATTTTTGACAAATATTCGTTGGGACGAATACCCATTTAGGTTTTTCCTAAACGATTCCCGCTTCCATAAGGGTGTCTATAAAATTTTTAGTTTTATAAACCTCACTCCCTCTCCACGAGCGATCACGGCATGTCTTACCGCTAAAATATGTGTTTGATTGTTGAAGATTATAATTTAAATTGCAATACAATTTTGAGAAATTGCATCAATTAATACAACTTCTGGCAATTTTCCGTCATAATGATAGCTTGATATATCTTGTAAAGCAGCTAATTTATAGAAAGCATAAGTAAATGCCAATTGTTCTGCAATACGCTTATCCTCCTTGCTCAATTCTATTTCTGGATTTAGAGATGCAGTCTTTAATTTAAAAAACTTACCACAATCCTCTTTGCGCTCTACGTCAGAAGGCACTCCACCATGAATAATTGTAATTTGTATTATCCTCGGTTGCTTTTTTTCTTCTTTATAAGATAATTTATCTTCTATCTCATCCATAATTTTTTGGACGGGATCCGTGTTGTTCAGATCGTGCATAGCCTCGATAGGGTCTCCTGCCTGAAATAAGTCTTCAATACCATCTCCGCAAGGCATACAATCCCCGGACTCTATAATATCTTTTACTTCCGAAAAAACAGTTGGTATAATAGCTATTTCCGCGTATTTAACTATGTTATCCTTCTGAATTTCACTGGCAAATTTTGGGTTGCCATCAAATATTAAATCTACAAATGGGCGGAAAGACAATATGCTAGCTCTCTTCTGAAGCTCGTAAAACAAAGTTTCAGGTCTCAAATTTTTTAACTCACTTATATTCTGCTTTGACAAGGTATAATCCTTTTCAAAATTTATATACTTTGCATTTTTAATATAGATTGACCTTGGATCTGTTACTTTATCTGACGAAGCGTTGATATCAATAAATTCTTTTTCCAAAGAGGCTAACTTTTTTAGAATATCTGCTTTTTGTGAATCGTTGAAATAACTATCAATATCACCCTTCTGACGTTCAATGCTGGAACCAAACTTTAATAAATCATAACCTAATATCTCAGGAAGTAAGACTGATGGAATGCAGGAGTCATTCTCCCTAGCAGATTTTAATATAGCGTCCTTATTGGCGTCATTAAATCTATATTCCAGATAATCGGCTATTCTATCTGCAGGTTTCGCCACAATAGATAGGTCAAAAAAGGTGGGTGTGTCATTGTGCACATATGCCCATTTATTTACAGGCTTTCCATCCCATTCTTTTATATATTTCCCAGCGAATCTCTTCATCCATGGTTCATATTCAGAAGAATTTTTGCAAAGTTTACCAGATATGTTATCTCTATCATGGGGGACACTGCATCCCATGCTGCTACTCAATGGCTTTCCACTCAGTGCAGTTTCATATTCTTGCGCAGCCTTTTTAATGTTTGCCCATGCTACTACCTCTATCCTGTGCATGTCATTATTATAAGCTGCAGCTTTTATGACACCGATTCTATTCTTGGGAGAGGAAGAATTATGTTCTCTAAATAAATTAGCATTGGTTTCAAAAGTCTTATAGTATTTCTCATTAGCTTTCTTTGGGAAACCATCTGCATTTTTATTAAACCCATAAGTTTCATCATCACCGATAGCTGTAATGTGTATAAGAAAATGATCTTTGTCAGGTTTACAATCCTCTAATAGTTGTCTAGATATTGCACTGGAAGAAGCCTTCTTAATATTCGTATAGAAGTTAGTGTCTCGAATTACCGAGACCATAACTCCGTCAAGTGATGAAAAAAGCTCAGAATTTGAGTCAGGATATACTAACTTTTTCATATTAATCTATATTTAATTCCTGCTTTAAGTTATCCCATAACCTCATTCCAGTTAATCCACCTAGCCCAGCAACTGCTAGACTTGGGCTTCTGCGTACAAGCCCATTGATTACTTTATCTGTAGACTTTGGAGCATAAGCCTTAACTTTTGTAAGCAAGTTAGTTAGTTTCTCTGCAGTTCTAGGCGATTTATCTGCTATAAAAGATGGTACTTTGAGCTTAGATATAACATTAGGGGAACTCTTTTCAAAGGGATTTCTTAGATTGAATCTATTTGATACATAAGCACCTATACGCTCTCCTGCGAGTGCTCCGCCTCCTCCGGATAGAACCGTACCCCAAGTTGGTATAACTGCATCCAACATTCCAGGATCATTCATATCCTTTACAGTGTCTGCTACGTCATCATAATTAACCGGTTTATTCTTTTCTAATAATTTTTCAGTAGCAGCAAATGACTCTGGAGAAGTATTCCAAAGGGTTGAAGCTCCTATTAAACCTGCAGAACCGAGAGCCGCAGCTAATGTAGGCAATAGTGTGGATCTTATTATGCGTTTGCGCCTTGCTGAAGGACTTTCGCCTACACGACGCTTGCTCCCTGCAATATATGCTGCGATACCGCCAGTTCCAATAGTTGCGACTAAAGCGGGTATTAAGTATCTAGCTAATGCTTGCTTACCGTTAGCTCTGAACTCCGGATTATTAATTACAGTTTCTAATAAATTTGGCATAAAATTATCCTTGTTTATTCTTACTTATACTATCTAGTAGTTTTACAGTATTAAGATCCATTCCACCAAGTTCTGCGCCTTGACGTAAAAATGTTTTTAAAACTGTCTTATTCTTAGTGATATCAGGCATAAAATCTTTAGCGGCTTGAAGCATATCAGCTAATTCACGTTTCTGGTTAAAGTTCAATTTTGATAACACTGGGTCTGTAATCATTAAGTCGTTGAAGAACTCTGAAGATTTCACCTTGTTTATCTCATCTATAAGCTTCCCCTCCGTAGGATTAACTGTAGGTTTACTTGAGCTCCATTCTTTGTAAAGGAACTTATATGGATTTTTGGCCATACTAACCGCCACTCCTAGTGCTTTTTCTGCATCAAATGGTGGAAGTTTGGGGAGTGGTGAACCCATAGGTATCCTTCTAGGAGACGGTTTTTTGGGGGGTTGTTTTTTGGGGGAAGGTTTTGGGTTTTTCTTAGGGCCTCCTGGAGAATCGTTTCCGGGAGTTGGGGGTGGGGGTGGTGTTGGCGGGGGTGGTGTTGTCTGTGGTTGGTCCCATATGGTAAGATCGGTGGAGTGTGGTTCATGGAATAGGCTTCTTGAGTCATCCGAAACCGCTGGGGGGTAAAATTCCTCTGGATAATTTTCTGTATTCTCTGAATTCTCATCTGAGGTGTTTGTGTCATCAGAGTCACCATTGTGAATATTTGGATCCGCATCGCCGTCTGGAATGTTAGGATCGTTTGAGTCAATGTCCTGTGATCCAGAAGTATTCGTATTTTTTTCTAAATCTTTTTTTGACTGATTAAGTTCATTTGCATAAAATGCAGGAGTCATTTCTTGTATATGCTCAACCACATAATCTGGAACTTCTTTTACAAACTCATTCCAATTACCATCTCCCACTTCGGGAAGTTCAAGAGAATACTGTCCATCTCTGAGTACTAAATAACCATTCTGTGCTAGCCATATGTCTGCTAGATTATCGCGAGTTAGGCCACCTGGCTCATTGGAGTCGGTTAGCTTATTGTCTTTGTGGTTTGCATCATCTTCCGAGCCTCCTTGCGAACTTGCCGAAGCAAATTTTTGCTGTAGGGCTGAAGCTACAACACCTAAGTTCGAAAAATTAGTAAAATAGTCTAACAACGAGCTTGCCAAGTCATAAGGCTCATCGGGAGCTAGAAAACTTGCTATCTTATGCCTCTCACCCCAAGTATTAGGAAGTTGCTCAGTAAGTATATACTCCCCTAAACCATAAGAATCCGAAAGTACTGACGCTAATTTTACTGCTGCGTCATCGAATATTGTAGATTGAATATCAAATAGATCTCTTGTATCTTGAACAATCTCAAAGAATTCTTTGTCCCGCAACAGATTTTGCGGGTTAAAAAATTTAGCAAATTTCTTTTCTATGGAACTTAAGTTATACCTAAGCTCCTCTTCCAAATCCAAGTAGTCTTGTGTGTCAAATTCCCAATCAGCTACTGTGCTAGAAGCTATTTTTTGAGTATATTCTCCGTCTACGAGATTATTGTACTGTACAATCTCTTCCTCTGATATTGGATTTGGCTTATACTCATCTTCATACAATGCTGTAAAGTCGCCTTCAGTTGTATTAGAAGACTTGTCACTCGCAGCCTTACGCATATCTTCTACATCAAATTCAAAAAATTGGTCATCGCCATTATGTACGGAATCCTCTAAGAATTTATGCATCGATAAGACATTGGGCATTGAAACCTCAGCATATTTCTTCAAAAGAGATTCTGTGTCTATGGTGCTAAAACTTCTACCTCTATCTGACGCAGTTTTAGAAGACGCATAAATACTTTGAGTTTTAAGCGTATTAATAGCTTTTGCTACTGCTCCCAACATTTCGGGAGACATATCATGTTCTCTTGCAAAATGCAAAAGCTCTTCCTCTGGATGAGAAGCTTTCTTCATTAAAGGAACAAGCTGTTTAACATGTTCGATAACAATTTGTCTATCTAATATTTTTGGATCCATGTCTAAATAACTATACTTTTTATTGGCATTTTGGAAATAATATCCAAAGTCCAAGCAAATTAATTTACTTCTTTTGATACCCTCTCAAAAAAACATTTAAATTGCAATAAAATTTAACAAACAAAAATCAATTTAACTTTTAGCACTTTCATATTTGGACATCTCAAGTTCCGTTATCGCGTCCAATTTCTCTTGTATCTCTGGTCCTTTTATATCATGTATAGCATCCCATATGGACTCCCCAAGAGATCCAAGTCCTTCTGTGTCTGCATTTGCCGTATCGGTTCCTCCTTGTTTTGCAGCAATTAACAGCCCCTTTGCAGAAGAAATACTGTTGTGTCTTTGGTTTATATATCCATTGCGTACTAAGAAATGGGCATTAGCCATTATCGCAGCCTCGAGCTGAGAAGCCGATACAGCTGCGGACTTTTCGTTTAATACATTATTAGCCATTTTTAACCCAGCAAAATAAGCAGCGTCCTCTAATCCATTATTATATGCGGACCTTAATATTAATGTACCAAATGATTCTGTTTTAGCATAGTTATCATCCATTTCCACAAGTCTAGTTTGCGGATACACATGATTAGCTATGAACAAAGACTCATTTTTTCTATCTCTAATATTGTAAAATATTTGTTCATAACATCTTAATGAATCCTCGCTAATACCTGTAATGGAAGATAGCTTAGAAAATGGCGTATCCGTAATAAGAAATGCCCTAATTGTTTCCTCCATTGTATGACTGGAAGGATGATGTAATCCCAATGCAAAAATTAAATAGTCATTCGTTGTATCACCAAACTTTTCAAAATTATATAAATCTCTTAAATAAGTTTCATGTACCGCAGAGGGTAATCTAATATTATCCCTAATTAAAGCTTTTATGAACCTATACCCAAATGATAAATCTTTATACGCGCACATAAACTTATTCACAGCGGTAACTTGCCGCGTGAAATTAAGCACCTCTCTGAAATAAGACGAGGTATCAGGTAAATAATCTATTAATTCTCGTATGCGCTCAAAAGTCATAATTATTACAATTACGCCCAAGTTGTCTTGGGCGTAAAGAGGATAACTTTTATATCTTATTTGTTGTATTGGTAGATATCCCTGAGGTTTTTTGAATTAAATCCAGCGTTAATTCGGATAGCTGTCTAAAGCAAGCCAGCACTGAATTCTCTAACCCTTTGATATCGTCACTTCCATAGTATTTTACGAAATTTTGAGGACTTATTATTATTAGGAATAACAATCTTGCCAACTTATCCATTCCATCTCTAAGAGAAGGAAGGAAATCGTTTATATACATCTGAGCGTCAGACACCTGAGATAATACGCTTACAATACCATGTTCAAATACACTACGCTGTCCACTTCTCTGGGCAAACTCCGCAAGCATATTTGGCGTAGCTGTCTGCAAGAAGTCGCTTGGATCTTCTCTTGATACACCTTCGGTATTAGAAGCCGCGTCCATAAGAGTTGGGGTCATCATATCCCCGTATCTTGGAGCTGGAGGTGCATAGGATGTTTCATCCGTCATCAGTGCCCTTGTTTCTGGTATTTCATATGGTATATTTAAGTCTGAGTCAAAACCCTCAAAGAAATCTGGGTCTGGATTTAAAATAATTCTATCCGCAAATTTTTTAAATAGGAATTTATAATCCTCACCGCGTTTTTGGTTAGTGTTTGCATGCTTAATTATATAATCAGCAGTTTCTTCGGAAATATTTACATTCCCCATAAGCAACGCCATAGCACCCATTACATTTACGTTTGCAAATTTAAATCCTGCTATATTTAAGTTATAACTGCCATCGCCATTGTAATTGACATATCCATGTCCTACGCTGGAATGCTTGACCAAAGTATTGGCATATAGATTTGCCCAGTTCCCTGGAACCCATTCAGCTTGAATTATATCAATGCGATAATCCTTTTTCTTAAATGAAAAAGCATCATTAATTTTAAATTCAGCCTTCATCCTTTTAGCCAAATCAATTGTTTCAGTCGGTAACTCTATCCAACGCATGCTTGGTTGGAACACCTTTAAATCATACATTGGATATTGAGCTGAAGGATTTACTTGAATAATTTCATCAGTTCCTTGAACCAAAGCTTCCCAAGGCTTAAACTTATCATAACCTTGAATTGGATAAACTTTTACGGTGTATCCTTTGGGATCATCAGCATTATCTTTTACTTCTCCAACATAAAAAGCCTCATCTGATAGGTAACAATATTCAGGATCCCAAATGCCGTAAATTTTTCCAACTTCCGGTTTTTCTTTTAACACCTTGGTTAAATCTTCCTCTCGTTTATCCGAATCCTTTTCCTCTATCGCTAAAATATTTCTAAAGTTACCTACTACAGGATCGTGTACGCCTGGAGCTTTAACATTTTCATCCTCTTTATTATATAATTCTTCTGGACTATTAATGTCATAATACTGAATTATTCCTTTGCGTTCCGGATCTATCGAAACTAAAAGGGCTGGAGTTTTCCCATAATCGGAGTTTCCCATAATAGCAACACACCTAACCGTAGACCCGTCAGTAGTTAAAATATCATAAACAGACGGAGCGTTGGTGGAAATGCCTGCCCAATTCTGATCTGGATCTGCGTCATAGATCATATTAAGCTGGTCTTCATCTCGATTATCTTCAAAAGAATATCCCTTCGTAATTTGCTCGGCTGCTGTCTTAACGGCATTCTTATTAAAAATACCTTTATGTAAGACTAATAAATTTTTCGGCTTTGATGCTTCAGATGCCTTTTTCACTTGGAGAGTCCTTGCTTCTTCAAGCACGTCCATTGGAATATAATCAGACTCATCACAAAGCCCCACTACGTTATTTGCAAATTCTTTATCAGATTTTAAAGCCTCTGCAAGTTTGTTCCATGCGTCTATCCCGGCGGATTTTAAAAATTTATGTAATGGGCTATAATCTACATCCTTTGACTCAACAAATGTGTTGAATACAGAATCATACATTGAAGTAAACGAAGAAAAATCGTCTTGATCAGTATCTGATAGATTTAGTTCTGACGCAAACTTCTTAAGGGAAGAGGTTTTATAAAGCGGTGTAGCAATACGCATCATTTCAATGTCCTGCTTCCCTTGATTTGCTATAGACATATCCACAGCAGTCCCATCTCCACTTTCTTCATATAACCCTATGAAATAATTACACCAATCAGGATTAAGGTACACGAACTTCTTTTCGTCTACATTATATAAAAATTCCGTTCCCTTTACTTGCCCATTTACATAAAATACTGGGGCATATAGAATGTGTTTGTTTACTCTAAATACGTAAATTCCCACCATCTTTGTGAAAGCGTCATTTGTCTTGACAATCTCAAAACCAAGATAGTAGTCATTTGTGAAAAATGGAGAAGCCTTATCTTCCATTACGGTTGATGAAGCTCTATAAAAAGCTATTTCAGCATCTGTTTCTTTAAGAGCAGAAGACGCAGCCTTCTTGAAATCATAGTCTTTTAAGGATATCATGTGTGTATTTAAAATTTAATGTAAAGCAAGTTTACGAGATTTTATAGTAAAAACGCAATCTTAATTTATCTAACTTCTAGCTATATCTTTAGAAAAATCGTCTAGATTAGATGTGAAATTAGGATCACCCGATCGCGAAATGGCATTACGAAGAGCTTTAGCTTTTCCTCCCTGTCCTTGTGATTCAAGAATACTAACTTTCTTTCCCAAATCCGCGAGCGCGTCACTCTTCTTACCATAATCGCTTAAAATATTTTTAAATAAATCATTATTATTGTCCAATAAGGTATCATACTTACCAGACTCTCTGTCTTCCGAAGTTAAATTCGCCCCATAGTTACTAGAGTCAAGAGTAGAATCTTTTTCGTCCATATCTCCTCTGTCTGCTTGATTAATCACAGATTCCGTAATTTGATTCTTAATCCAGTCTGGGCTCGCTGCGAATTTTTTAAAATTTAAAATTTTAAATGACATAATAATTAGTAATTAACCTTTTTAGCCTGCGGCAGTTGTGCCATTATTGGGAGTTTGCATAGCTACCTGCGGAGCAGTTCCCCATTGCTGAATTCCCTGAGCAACCTCCTCATTAACTGGAGCACCTTGATATGCCTGGTATACTTTATCAACATCCTTGGGTGTAAAGTTAAATGTGGAAGCTAAAGTGCCATAATTCTTCAGATTTTTTCCACGTATGTTTCTAGCCATCAAATCATTATATGTTCTATTCATATTATTTTGATTTTGTAGATATGGCATCGCCTCAGCTCTTTGCTTTTGCATAAAATTATTATATGCCCAATTCTTTGGAATATTAACTCCCATACCGCTCAAGAATTTTTGAATACCTACTTTTATTTGGTTCCAGAAATCTAAATTACGGAAATCTTGTTTTGCCTTATTTGTAAGCTGTTCAGAAGCCATAGCCTGAAAATTTCTAGATTGTGCCAAATTTTTCTGAACAGATTGCTGGTAATTATTAGCATTATCTTGTAATGCCTTTATGTAAGCGTTTACGTCATTAATATTCTTATTGTTTAATGTCCCAGCGGCTAAGTTATATCCTACAGACTTATAAGCTTCATTAGTATCTCCTAATGCAGATCCAGTTCTGTCAGCCTCATTTACTTGGTTCTGAAAATTACGTGCGGAATTCATAGACCTTCTACCCAATTCCTGCTGTAAAGATTGGCGAGAGTTAGTCTTGCCTCTAAACAGAGTAGTACCCTTTATGACACGATCAGCACGCGCCTTCCCCATTGAATTTTTAAATCCATTTCCGCTTAACCATCCTATTCCTCCTTTTGCCGCGTCTACAGCCCAGGTAAGAGGACTATTCCACCCGTAGTTTTCATTATAAACCTGGTTTACAGCGTCTCCAATTCCTTGGGTTAAATCCTCTCTAGGGGTTAATGGCGCACTATTGTTTGCAAACTTTGCAAAATTAGACATATTCAGTCTGCTACTTATGCGCTGATGAGTTGTGGTAGAAGCAATCTTTAAGTGATCGTTGTGATGCTTCGCAAATTTATTAAAATTTTGTATATTTAACATAACTAAAATCTACCTGTTTTATCTACGTTTTCCGCAAAATCTGGCATAGACATTCTAACGAACGGGTCTATATTGTCTTTAATATTCGTCTTATAACCTCTTACCGCAGATTCTACATAATTTTTAGCCTGGTAAGGAGCATTTGCTCTTTCCAAGAAATCTGTATTTCCCTTATTGGGAACCTCTCTAAGTCTAACATACACAGGAGAAAAACCTGGTTCCTTATCCGAAACATAAAGCTCATCTGTAATACCTGTGCGCTTAATGTGGTCCAGCATCTTATTAGTAAGTTTTGTGCCTATTGTGTAATGTAATACTGGGGCTTGCAAGTATTTGCCCTTTAAATTAACATTTTTATCATTGATCTTTACTTTTTTTGCATCTTTATCCGGTACATAAGAAGCCTCTAAAGCATTATAAGATACTATATCGCCAGGTAAGTAATCTCCTAATCCATCTGGATCGGTAATTTCTACCTTGTCTACGATACCCCTAGCCAGGACTTCTAAATTTCTTTTATGTGCCGGAGCGTTACTATCGTCCAATAGCTGTTTTCCCGTTTCCACGAAAACTCTCCTACCTTCCCCAAGTCCCCTTAGGCGTATAACGTCCTCTAAGTCTACTAAGCCATCTGATAGCTGGTCTCCCTGTTCAACTTCTTGACCTTCTTTAACTTCTATCTGGGAATCCGGATCGGCATAATGCTCTATTCCGTTCACAACTATATAAGTTCCACCTTGAGGAGCCGGTGTTATTCTTTCTACTCTACCATCTGATTCCGCTAGAGGGGCACGAGATTTATAGTGCTCTGGAGATTCAAAAAACTGGTTAATATAATTAAATCCTGAAAAGGTTCTCTTCTTTCCTTTGAATCCCCCAGCTTCGTGTTTCGAAGAATTGTGTGACAAGAGACCATTTTTTAATACGAATAAATGTGTATCTCCACTAATTTCTATATCAAAACAATGCTGTAATCCTACATAGCGAATCTGTGTAATCTTCGCAGGGTCACCTCTTACGTCTAAACATAAATTTGAGTCAAATATTTCTTGTACTGGAAGGTCTTTTAATTCTCCGTATATTTTAAATCTATGTTGTCTAGTACAAACAACAGAATACTCTATATCATCAACAGAAAATATAACCTCATATACATTGCGAATATTCTGGTCTATAACAGAAATGATTTCCTCAGGAACTAGTGACTTGCCATCTTTAGAGATACTTATTACCTTCTCCCCTGGTTTTAAATCCTTAATTTTTTTAAACTGCTGTGACCATAGCATAACTTCTGTATCTTGATGCAAGCATAGTCCGCCCTGAATAGCAGGCTCGCTAACAGAAGTTGCCGCTGCAATTCCTGCATGGAACTCACCTATTCTGGGCAATCGTTTATTATAATCCAATCCAAAAGCTTCCGCAGAAATACCTTCGGGGGAAACTGTGGCAATTGGAGAATGCACTATCACAGTTTTTACACCTTTAGTTTTAAGAGAATTTAATACGTCACGATCAACTATGGTTCCCTCAGCGAATCCTCCCGCTGGACGTGCAAGCACTCTTCCGTAAAGTGAGGAGTCGTCTATGTCTAAGTCTATACCGTTATTGGAAAGATCTTTCTTAGACGTAATCATCATATTTGCCACTGGGCGAAATAAACTTTTACCCCAGCCGCCAAATTTAGCTGTACTTTTTTTGATAGCGATAGTTGAAGCTCTTGTACCATAAGTGCTAGCTAAATATTCCGGAATGGATAATCCTTCTCCAAAACTTTTCTTAACAAAGAAAGGAATCGTTCTACCCTTATAATCAGTATACAACGCTGGAGTTGTGATTAAAGCTTTTAACTGAAAGGGAGAACCTCTTGCTCCAGAGGATACAGAGTTATAAAGATTATTATGCTTTTCTTTAGCAGCATTCAGTGTATCTTTCTCAAGCTTTGTAGCATAACGTTCATATACCTCCATTATAGCTTTGTTCTTTTTGTTTTCATCTTTTATATTCCTCCTTAGAAACTGCACCTCTTTATGCATTTCTTCCAGTGCAGCTTCCTTATCAAATGGAGGTTTAAAATCCGAAAGTTTCAAAGTCTGTCCGGAATAATACACTGATTTACGAGCAATATCCATTAATTTATCCATTATATCCCTATATCTGTCTGGATATTTTTCAGCAATAAGAGACTGTAACTCGTTTATTGACTTAGTGTCATATGTGCGAGTGTAGTCCCTTATGTCCTCGGGTAAAACGGAATTAATTAAATATTGAATAGCTTTCACTTTAAACTTACACGTTTGGAGCTAGATCGATAGTGTTTCCATTGGTACTATCAATCGCCTTTGTGTTGTAATCTCCTATATTGTTAATAGAATTTGACTGTATGTCATAATTTGGTTCAGCATAATACCTTTGAGGATCAGTATACTTGATCTTGTTATCCCATACAACCTTCATTGGCTCATACTGATATGATACATTCACGGCGTATCCTTCTGCAGAACCCGTAACGCATAAAGCATATACAGCCGCACGCAAATGTTCTATTTTAAATAATGACCCTGGTGTTACGCTGATTGGTTCTCCTACCTGTATCCAAGTATTTACAGAAGACAATGAACCTGATTCATTTGGTTGTTCAAGGGTAGCGAGCATATATAATGTCGCATTTAAACCAGTAGCGTCGGAGGAAGGATCATAAACCTCATTTTGAGTATTTAGGGGATGAGTTACTAGACCGTAAATTGTATTATCGTCTCCCGATACGTTAACAGACATATCTATAAAATTTTCCGATCCTATAGCGTCGGTTGTTGATGCATATACTGGAGAATAATAGGAAAACTCAGTAAATAATTTAGCAGTTGTTCTGCAATAAGTGTTAGAACCTGGCATAATAAATAATTGGTTTAATGTTTAATATTCATAACTATCTCAATATTCCCGTAAAAAAGCAATAAAAAATATGGTAGTGAAATATATTTCACTACCATACCTAAGATTATTTATAAATATGTGCTATTTAATAAGTTTTGAATCAAGAATTCTTGCGGTTAAAGCCTTCTGAAGGGCTTGTATCTGCGTAAGAGCCTTAGCGTTTTGCTCTTGAAGTAATAGCACGCCTTCTATCTTATTGCAGATAGCCTTAGCGTCACTCGGATTATCTAATGCAAGTAAATTAGTTGCAAAGAATTTAAATACTTCACCATCTTTCCAATACAAATCCGAAAAAGCTTCTGAAGGTGCTGTTAAGAAATAGGAAAAATCTTTCATTGCATATGCAATGGTTCCCTGCTGAGATAGTTTCAGCTTATTTCCTTCTATAGTCCATCCGCCACTCTTTAGGTTAGCATAGTATGTTGGGTCTTGTGCGTCTTTTTCCTTAATAAATGTCGCGGAATGCAAGCAACATAAAACCCAGTCTGACCCCGTGAGCTTTAATCCTATATGATATGCCATGGAGAACATGTGACGTTGCTTATCATATTCTGGTTTCTTTGCTGCATCCGAATTCTTGTAAGTTTCCCATGCAGCTTTTAGGTCGTCGCCATTTGATTGGGTAAACTTAACTATGGCTTCCCAACCTACTGAGTCTGCCGTTTTAAACTCGGCGTTTAATTCTTCTAATGATTTAGCATTTGCAGCTAAACAAAAGAAGCAAGCGGTAATAGCTATAATAATTTTTTTCATGTTAGTTCCTATCTGTTGTTAATGATTTAATTTCTTCTAAAATATAAATTTTTTTAAAGCCTATAGCTTTATCATAATCCTCCCATTTATACCAGATAAAAGTGTTAGGATATACATAAAATCTCATTCTCCAAAACTCTGGTGGTAGAGATTGCGTGTACTTAAAAGTGACTGTATCATCTGCAAAATCTATGAGATCGTTTAACTTATGTAAGTTATCTAACGTATTCAGTAGAGATTGCTCGTTCTTAAAAGTGAGCATATCATCTGCATAATCTATGAGATCGTTTAACTTATAAATATCATAATCAGGCGTTGAGCCTAACAAGTATGCAAATGGCATACATAATATGCATAGTAATTTCTTTATCATAATTTAACCTTTGAATCTCCGTAGTATGTTGGAAGTATTGAAATCCATCTCTTTACACCACCCGGTAGCGTCTCAGCTGTAGACATATTTTGTCTCCATACTATTATAGTGTTATTAGGATCTGTAAAGATTTCTCTTATATAATCTCCTCTTTTTACGTTTCTTGTTTTAGAGTATTGTCCAAAACCTGTGTACTCCGGGACATTAACGATGTCATTAGCATCCAGTGAAGGATAAAACCAAACTCCGGTAACAGTGTTGGAACCTATAGAAGCTCCAATAGAACTCTTTTTGTAATTTGAAAATTGTACCCGTTGCCCAAAACACCTGTTGTAATCCCCGCTACCTGCAGTAGAGAAATAGTATATTGTAGGGCTTGAGTCTGTGATATTGGAGTGCCCATTTACATAGGTAGAGTTGTTGAGTGAGAATGTTGCAGAGAAATACAAAGTATTTCTATACTGGTCTATGACTTTAATCTCAAAATCCGAACAATATTTAGAGTCCGAATAAGGTGAAGGACTCATATCCACATATATGTAGAAATCCCTATATATTTTATTAACACTTGGTGCATTACCAGTTGTTGTATCATATACAAAGGGTTTAGTAGCCGAGCGCAGAGCTAGACTGCAAAGGGCCATTAAACCTAGAAAATATAATTTTTTAATACTTAAAAACATAATAATTCCTATTATCTAAACATTTATTGGGAATTAAGCTCATTCCATTCCTCCTCAGTCAGGTAAGATGGGCTAATAACCCCTTCATCCTGATTAAATACTAAATATACAAACTTGTCAGGAATCTCCTGATTACCGTTAAATACTTTCATTTTAATGTAAGACAAAGCTCCTTCCAATGCTATAGCATTAGAAACAATCTTTATATTTGTTAGTGGAACACCATTAGCGTCTGTATCTATAGACAGCTCACCAGAAGACTCTCCGGACGATTTTATGTAACCGGAAGGATAAACAATCCTGTCATTTTGACAGGACGCTAAAGAAGTGGTATCTGTTCCAGAAGAAGACATGTCAATTCTTTATTAGACTAAAAAATTCTGATGCTATTGTTATTGTTCCACTTATACCGCCAAGTATACCTATTAAAAAGATCAATGCATTTTTAAAAAATGATTTTAATATATCTCCCTTTTCTAATTCTGCCTTATGTTTTTTAGCAAAGCTTATTGACTCATTAATACCATCTTCTACGCTATGCCTCCAAGTTTTTAACTGAATACAAGTACCATTGGTCTTACGTACTTCTCTAGAAATATTTTTTAATCTAGGGAGCATCCAGTCCATCTTCTGGCGAATCAGGTCAAGAGTAGTTAGCACATACCTGTCCTTGGCAGAAATATCTTCCATTTGTGCCATCATAGCCTCGGCCTCAGTACTTATGTCAAACTCCGGAACTCTTAGTTCTTCAATAGAAGATAGTTTTAATGCAATTTGATCATCAGTCTCATATAACTCTTCTCTAAGGTTATCTGAGTCTGACTGTACTGAGTCATTTATTTCCACTGGACGGTTCATCTACTTACCTAAATAATAGCATAAAAATATTCTAAAAGTCTACATCAGTTTTTAGATATTTTTACGTTGAATAAAAACTTACGCTTTGGGTTATTTGACCCAGGATTGTAATTTTTATCTATATTGCTTATGGTTTTTTCCACTACGGTTAATTCTTGCTCTGCAGAGGGATTAACGAAATTATGAAACATTGTGCCAATACCACTCATCTGCATCCACTCAGAAAGTGATGGCCCAAATGCTGACATCCCCGCAGGGAGCGTGATACCTTTTGTCTTATATAGCTTATCTTTTTCTTCGTCGGTTAACATATTATTTATTATTTATTATTTCCATTCTGTAGGCATCCGCCATATCCATGAAATAACGCATGTACTTTGGGGAAATTTTGTAATTACCGCCTGTGCCACACTCTGTAATGCCGTCATTTTTCTTTAATGGTGGAATAATCCTATCCCCATATTTATCAATTAAAGCATTATAAAGATCAACTGTTTTTTTCGTTATTATGAAATATTTCCCATCTTCAATATCAACTAACCCACCGGTCTGACCGCCATACTCATCGTATGATATACTGCCACCATCTATGATGTCAGGAGTCTTATTCGTGGTAGAAAGGCAACCATAAACACCTATAAGAAGAAAACTACAAAGAAATATTCTTGCGTATCTCATCTAAAGCCTCCTTATCTCCCTTTAAGGAATCATGAATTAGCTTATTATGCTTGTCGGATTCTTGGTTTATTTTTTTAGCCATTTCATTGTCGGTTATTGTAGAATCCTTTGACCTGTTGGCAAAAATAGAAGCTATATACTCTATTATTCTTAAAATTGAGGCTATTATTACATGCATAGTATATTAAAAATAAGATTTATCGAATGTCCACATATCCATTACATAATGTGAGTCAGCTAAGAAAGAAGCCGGTAAATATCCGTACCCAAAATCTCCTGTGGATGTTCCCCAGCTGTTTATAAACTCAAAATATGTCTCACCCTTATGTTGCTTAAACCCTGTTATGCAAATAGCGTGTCCTCCAATCAATTCGGCAGACTCTATGTCTTCGCAAGGTGTTAAATACCCATAATAGTCAAAATAATCCATTTGCTCATTATAAAGATAAATACCTGCTATAATTGGTAAATGCTCAGATACTAAAACATTTTTGCAAACAGTCACAGGGTCATTATTAGGATCTATTCTTAAATACTCATGTATCTTGAAGTTTAAATCTGTAGTAATGTCTGATGGGGGATTGCTGCTGGGATTGAACTTATAAAACGGCATATAAGACTCTGGTATAACACCGTATTTCTTTAAACCCTGCATCAGGCTACGTAGAGTCGCCCCTTGGTCTGGAAGTGGAGAAGTTGTTTTACCATAAAACTGGTCTTTGAACATAAAGTCTATAAATCTGGCATTATAGTAGATATATAATGGAGATAATAGGAATGCTTCATCCCCAGACTTGCTATGTTCAGCCATTTTTTTAAGCAAAATAAATACAGAAGCTGCACCTGCAAATCCTGTGCAGGCAGAAGTATCCTTTTGATTTTGTACAGGTGGAGCATATTTGCGGAGGGAAAACTCATTTATGCCGGAAATAGTGTCATTATATACAGAAGCGCATAGCTTAATGTGGTCTCTGCTATCTGGTTTATCTGGTTTGCAACCTAGGAGCCTGGCATTTCTGGAGTTTCTAAATTTAGATTCCATGAGACATTCTAATCTGTCTTTAACTCCGAGTTGTAATTCGTTATCTTTCTTTTTTAAAAGATGTTTTTTTATCCAATGTGATATGGTTTTAAAAAATGCCATAATTAATTCCCATCTTTATTTTTAATTAAATTCCTAGCTTGCTGCACGTAAATTATGTGATCACTTTCTGGAAAATGATTGAAATATATAATCCCGAGGTCTGTATCTGATTTTTCCAAAATAGCGGGGTTTTTTAGAGCATCAAAATACAACGTTTGAACACAATTATTTTTGTAAAGTTCAATTTGCTGTTCCTTTATTGCCTCTATGTCATCCCTCAAAGAGAGTTGAATCCTGCTCGTGCAGGATGCTACAAAAAGAGTTAGTACACATAATAGAATTCTTACCATATTACGCAATTTCTAGTTTAGGGGTTAATTTGCTATTAATGTTTTTCAGACTTATATAAATCTTTCTGGGAACACCAGTGTTATCCTTTAAGGTGTAAAAGTCTTGAGCATTTGTGGCGTCGTTTGTTTCTATAAAAGAAAATTTAGCTACAATGTTTTTACCAAGGTTGGTTAACGGAGAGACCACCATGTCATAATATTTATCCTCTCCGTCATACACCGTCCTAAATCGAAGATTATATATAGAATCATTATTTACTTCTGTATTCATCTATCTCTTTTGGTCTGCTACATATTGCTCTGGGTCCACCACCCTCATATCCTTTAAAAACTCCACGTTAAAAAATGATTCATATCTACGGATTGTGTCCGTATCTCTAAAATCAAATAAATCAAGAGTTCCTGTTAGCTTATTCTGTGCAAGAACGGACATTATTTTTCCTTCTTCGTTGCACAGCTCTACAAATGAGATATTCTTTGGAATATCTATTGTCTGCTTATCAACAGCTGATCTTAAACGAATAAGCATTTATTATAACTTGGGGGCTTCTGGAAGATTACCACCTTGCATTATACTAATAATAGTAGAATATTGCCCGGCTATCTGTGAATATTTACTTTGAAGATCAGTAAATGCATTTCTCAGATCGGTTATATCTTGGCGCAAAGCGGCGATATCTTGCTCCTGCTTTTGCACCGTGGAACCAAATTCCTCAAGCATCGGAATTAGATCCCCAACTGGGTCTCCTTGTGGTGCTGGTGCTCCTCCAGCCATAGATGGATCCATTGGGGGCATTCCGCCAGCCATTGAAGGATCCATTGGGGGCATTCCTCCTGCCATAGCTGGGTCCATGGGTGGCATTCCGCCAGCCATAGAAGGATCCATTGGAGGCATTCCGCCTGGTTGTGGAGGCATTCCTGCAGCTCCAGCTTTCTTCTCTGCGGGGACGAAAGCTCGTTTAGCAAATTCTAAGTATTCTTCAACTGTTGTAGGATTGGTTATATCTTTTGACATATCTATAAAATTATTTAATTTATTTTTTAATATTAATCGTATACCTAAATTCTTCAAGTATTCATTTCCCTCAGTCAAGGATTTAAATAAAGATTGCGACTGAATATTATCTTCATGTGCTGTCCATACTGGATTTTTTAATTTACCATATCCACTGGTTGATTCATAATTTTTTATAGCCTCCGCTACCATTTTTTTAGCTATACCTTTACCCCTATATCCTTTAAGTAAGGCAACACTAATATATTCCCCAGGGATTCTCTCATATGAAGATAACTCTGGAACCTCTCTTCTTGGTGTGATACCAACGAATCCAATTACCTTATTTTTATACACCAAGGCATAAATCTTATCAAATGAGCCATTAAAATTTTCCAATAATAACCCATTCCACCAATATTCTGGATGTTCCTTCTCTACGTCGTAAAAAAGCTTTCTTAAATCTAATTCAAGTTCATCCTCAGTTAAAACCGCTCGATTCCTAGGTGAAGACGCCCCAAGGTGAAACCCATAATTCTCTATATCTAAAGGCACTATTTTATTAATCATAAATCAACTACTATTTCTTAATATTGTTTTTATACATATTCGCCCAAGGCTCACGTTCTTTAAGTATACCCCTGTCGTTAGGAATAGTTATTGGTGTAAAACCATTATCTGGTGTCACAATAGGATTATTAACATCGAATTCTTCATCTAGGTTTATTTGTGGTGCAGAAGGAGGTTGTTCCAGTTGTATTAAAGGTTTTCTATTCCGACTGGTAATGGGAATTGTGGTATTTGCTGGGGCTGCGCTGCTTCTGGAATTATTTGATGGTGTAAGCCCAAGATCTCTCTCAAGTGCATTTATTGTTGTAGTCCATCTTAAGGTAGGATTCTTTTTAGTTCTCATCCACTCCTGCTCTCTTCTCCAAACTGCAGAATCTCTAAGGTTGCGTATAATTCCGGCATAGTCTCCCTTTGCAAGTGACTCTCTAAACTTTGGCCAATTTGCAAGATTTGCATTAAACCCTAGTGTTGCAAGTCGGTTTTGTGCACTTATGGGAAGCTTATTAAATCCTTTTAATTTACGTACACTTACATTGTTCTTAAAATACCAATCTTGTAATTGACTCGATATATTCCTTGGTATGTATGCACCCACCTTTAGGTCACCAGTATACTTTAGTTTCTTACGTAGATACTCTTGAACCTCTGGATATAATTTTACCCCTCCTGGTAAAGTTGGAATACCCTTATCGGCTAAATCTGCTGAGTCCATGTAAATTAAATCGTTATTTTTTACCCCCCATCCTTCAAACTTACGCAAATCATTTAATGATTGTGCGTAATCATATACTTTTGAAGATGTGGCAGCAAATTTTCTAAAGTTACTTATCCTTATCATTTTCTGTTTTAATTTTTATTGTGCCTAAAGAATCTTTATTAAAAAGTAAACTCTCGTCAAAATCAAAATAAACTGATGTGGATTCTTCTTTTTTTATATTAAAGTAAACAGCAACCTTTTTTGCAATATTTCCATAGTTCTCCCTTACTATGTGTATTGACCCCTCTACTACATTACTTATTTTTGACCTTATTAAATCTTTAATTGCTATATCGTCTTTATATACTTTCTGCAAATCTTGAATAAAGGCCTTGTCCTCGAGAATAGCTTTAGCCGTTATATTCTGCGCTGTTGAATCCACAGAATTCTCAGGATTATACACTTTTAATCCAGGTACAACCTTGCAAAATATGCTGTTCCAAATAAAAGTAAGTATATATCTAGTTAATCTATATAGAGGTGTAGCCTTTGATACACAAGGTAAGCTTATGTATATTACACCTGCTACAAACACTACGACAATTGCTATGCTAATTGCCATAGTAGAATCCGTAAAAAAATTAAAATCTGCAAGACTTTGTGTTTCCATGGTGTAAAAGTCTTGCAGATTTTATAAATTAATCAATCCAAATGTTATACTATTTACATATCAACTAAGGTGAATATCCATCTTTAAGTTAGGAATCTTTACCTGAATTATTATACCAATTTGAAATATCTTTACCTATTGACTTTAAAGGTTTCATCCAATCTGATAAAGTTCGAGAGGCAGCTTGAACACGACTTTTAGCCGTATCTACTCCTGTCTCTATTGCTTTTCCAATAGGTTTTACAACTCTATTATCAAATTTCTCTCCTGGAGTTAAAATAGCAGCAACGTTGGACTTCGCGTCTCTAGGTACTATGACATTTTTTCCAATTACATTCTTGCTATTTTTGGCATCATTTAGTCTATCCACAAAATTCGCATTTGCCTGCATTTGGGAAGCCACGGCTTTACCTATTGTAGAGCCCGTCATCCCCGCTTTCTCTTTTATCTTATTAATTATTGATGGAGCCTTCCTCTTCATCTCCTGCTTATAATTACTTAAAGCAAGCCTGTACATTGCTGCTTCAGTAGTTAAGTTTTTGCGCTCAGTTGGAGATAAACTTGTGTCTTTCGCTCTATTGCTTAATTCTTTAATCTTAGCTTGATAGCCTGCTACTGTGGAATTCCATTTGTCAGACTCAGCTTTCATAAGCTTGTTATATTTATCTTCCGCAGTATCTATAGTTTTCTGCATCTCTGGATTAAGCACGGTGGATTTATCCATGCCTAATACTTTCGTAAGCATATTATATATCTTATTATAGGCTTCATCAGAGGCGCCAGTGAGCGGACTTGACCTATACGTGTTCAACTCCTCTGGAGATAAATTACGCGCTCCTTCTCTAAGAGAAGAAATATAATCAGCAAAATTTATTTTTTCTCTCTTCTTAGCGTCTATATGGTCTATGAGTCTCTGTTCCGAACGAGAAAGTGGAACTTGAGTTGTGCCTTTTGTAAGATAATAAAGTTGGTTTAAAAGCCCGTTACCTTGTAAATTTCCTCGTCTATCATGTGTTAAAAGAGCTCTCCATAAAGGATCACTCCAAGAATTGTAACGATCAAAAATTCCTAAATACCTATCACCTTTATTCCTTGAGTTGGGTATATTTTGCTTTGGATACAAAGAGTCGTAATCCTCCGCAAGCTCCGGAAAGTACTTGCGGAGGTAGTTATAATTTAAAGGTTCAGAATTACCCATATAATTTATTTTATCCAAAATTTACTGGATTATCCTGTAAGTATTTAGCTAACGCACCGAGTCCCAAGCCTCCCAAGCCTAAACCTAAGGCTCCTTTCCAACCTCCAGCAAGTCCACCTATTCCAGATCCTAGGAGTGCCGGTGCAGCATAATAAGCTAATTCAGGGTTATCATTAATAAATTTTTTAAGGTCCCCAATTGTCGAGCGTACAGTCCAGGGTGAATTTTTATCAGATAAACTACTCCCAGCATATCCCGCTAAACCTCCAGCTCCAAAACCACCAATGTAGGGCATTGCAGCTCTTACATAAGGATTTTTAACTTTAGATGCCGCATGTCCTATACCTTTAAGAACTTTGTTAGCTTTACCTGAAGATTTCGATAATAATCTGCTTAATCTTTCATTTGGTTTACCATAAGCAGCGTAATATCTATTTTTTAAACGTTCAGGATAATTTTCTGCAGTTTCCAAACGTTTTGCTTTAGCATCTAACTCTTTATTTAAGATATTTAATGCTTTCTGACTTTCATCCACATATGCAGCATGTGTAGCTCTTTGAGCGGCTAACTCTCTATTTACACGTCCCAAATTATTTTCTGCAGTTCCTAGGAGTTCGGTTTTAGCAGCTAATACTTCTTTTAGCATATTTAATTCTTTATTTGCACGCCCAAAATTATTTTCTGCAGCTTCTAGAGATTTAGCTTTAGCATCCAACTCTTCTAGTGCCTTACGTAAAGCAGGACTTTTTCTCGACTTAGGCTTAGTTGGCTTTTTAGATCGTGAGGGAGCTTTTTTATTTCTCATTCTGTTTAATAATGCTGCACCACCTATAGCCCCTGACATTCCACTCCCCACAGCTAAAGATGTTAAAGGATCCATGGTTTCAGTACCATAATCAAAGGGATCGCCCTGTATGCCTGGTACTAAATTGGATTCTGGAAGATTGTCCGCAAATTTGTTAAAATTAGAAGTGTTCATCATAGTTAACTTATTATATTCAGTGTGCTAATTAACTCAGATTTTTAAAAATCTGTCAATTGTTTATCCAAAATTTATTGGATTATCTTTTAAATATTTAGCTAATGCACCTAGTCCCAATCCTCCGATTCCTAACCCTAAGGCTCCTTTCCAACCTCCAGCAAGTCCACCTATTCCAGATCCTAGGAGTGCCGGTGCAGCATAATAAGCTAATTCAGGGTTATCATTAATAAATTTTTTAAGATTGTCAGCTGTTGCTCCAAGGAAATTTCCTGAGTCTTTAGCACCTAAAGCTTGGCTGCCAGCTGCACCTAGTCCAAAACCCCCAATCCATGGCAGCGCTGCTTTCACATAAGGATTTTTAGCTTTAGATGCCGCACGTCCTATACCCTTAAATACTTTGCTTGCTGCACCACCTAATCCTCTTTTAGCAGCAACTTCTTTAATGGCAGATGAAGAACCCGGTATGTTTCTTAATCCATTTATGCCTGTTCCTTGAGTTCTTGCTGAAAGATTTGCAGGTTCTGGAACTGCTTCTGGTCTGGAAGAAACATTTCCTTTAATACGTCTTAAGTCTTCATCAACAGGTAGTCCAAGAGCTTCTCTTAGTCTTGCTCTTTCCTTCAGGGATAGATTGCTAATCTTAGAGTATAAAGCGTTACCCATAAGAGCTTCTGGTCTGGAAGAAACATTTCCTTTAATACGTCTTAAGTCTTCATCAACAGGTAGTCCAAGAGCTTCTCTTAGTCTTGCTCTTTCCTTCAGGGATAGATTGCTAATCTTAGAGTATAAAGCGTTACCCATAAGAGCTTCTGGGCTCCTATGGACTGTGCTCAAGCTACCAATAGCAGGACGTCCTTGGTTAACTCTTGAACTTAATCTTTCTAAATACTCCTTATTTAATGTGCGGAATCTTTCTGTAGCCTCTCGCATTGCTTTTTCTCTAGCTTTTCTATTACGTCTCCTAGCTAGTCTGGCATATGTTAAACCTCCTGCGGCTCCTGCGGCCCCTGCGCCACCAATAACCTTTAGGTTATCACGGAGTGCGTCATCCAAATCAGCCTCTAAACTAGGGTCGTACGAAACAGCGGTGCCCTGTGTTGCAGAAGAAGGTTCTGAAAAATTTTCTGCTTGCGCGGGATTTGCATTAGCTAAACCTAGAACCTCTTGTTCCTGAGGACCCAATCCTGCAAATTTATTAAAATTAGAAGTATTCATCATAATTAAATTACTATATTCAGTGTGCTAATTAACTCAGATTTTTAAAAATCTGTCAATTATTTATGGCGTTACTATTTAGTATCTTTTCTAAAACCATTAAATAAATCTTTTAATTTATAAGTGATAAATGGTAAAGAAGAAGATATAGCATAGGTCGGAATGCCAGAAAAAGGGTATAATCTCTTTAAAAATGGAAGATTTTTTCCATTTACTTTTTTTGATAAAGCGTTTAAAAGCTTAGAGCCTTTATAAGATGCATGCAATTCAGAGGCTAAATCTAGAGAACGTGCTGCTACGCCTGCCAATGCTATATTGCGCGAGACATCTTTATCAGGAGACGCAGCAACTCCAAGTGCTGACAAGAAAGATATTGGTTTTGAAGCCTTTCTAGTTATATTATAAATCTTACTAGCTAATGTCCTATTATCATTTGGATTAGTAGATAGAATAGGCTTTTGAAATAAAGCATGCCCTGCTTCGTGGGCCAAAACTCCGGTATTTCTTATTCTACTGTCTAAAGCTATACCTATTATCGATTTTTTTGTACTAGGGTCTGTCCCAGAAAAAGCAAATGCTTGGGGAAGGCCCGTACCTACAAATTTATATACGGGTATTCCATTATCACCTAGATGCCTAATAAGTTCTTTGCTTAATCCAATTGAATCTTTTTGTGCAAAAGGCGTCATCAATTTAGACATGTAATACTCTCTAGATTTCCTGTCTAAATAATTTGATGCTAAAAATGCACCTATACTTCCTGCGACTTGATCTATGTCACTCATTTATAATGTAATATTAAAAGTTACTTTTTAGGCAATATGACGATCTCATCCGACAATTTAATTTTCCCAGAGTTTAATCCATCCATTAATTCCTTCTCACTATTTAAAATCCATTTATTCTTTGCGGGTGCCGTAATTTGAGAGTTGGGTCCTAATATGTAATCTTGCTTTAATTTATTAACCACCCTATAGTCTCTTGCTGAGAATATTTGCTTAGAAGGTAAAAGGCGTTCTTTAATGTCTGCCTGTGCCTCGGGTAATGCGGGAACATGAACGTTCATTGTATTCGAAAGTACAATGCCGCTATAATTAATAAAGGTTTCATACCCCGGAACTGTAAGGTCATAACCGTCCAGATAAACTCCCGTATCTTCAATCAGATCAATAGTCGCAAACTCTAAACCTGGTTTATTAATCCAGTTAGCGAAATCATAGTTATCGTCAGTTTCTAAAACAAATTGTTTTAATTCTTTATCATAAGAAACTAAGGTAATAATTCCTACTCGATAAAATTCCTTTTGCACATCCCTTATTTCATTAAAATCATCAAAGAATAAAGGAAATACAAATTCATCTTTGCTATATTTATGCTCCGCAAGCACTGAACATACAGGGATATTAATATCCAGTTCTTTAGCTTCCTCTGGTGTATGTCTTTCGTATTTTCCAGTATTTTTATTTAATCCGTAAATTGCCCTTGGGTCATCGTCCGTAAAAATCTGCAAACCGTTAGATAATGTAACAATAACCAGTCGTCGTTTTGGATGTATTGAAAAACAACTTACATCGGCCCAATCCCAACAGCCCTTATCTTTATTAAAAGCCAATGCTTTTAAATCCTGTGTTTCATAAAAATAAATGGGTCCGTTTTTACCCTTCGGATTTACATTGGTCAATTTACCATGAGGTATTTCAGACAAATCAGCCAAAAATACCGAATAACCCTCCGGAATATCTGGTAAATTTAAAAGCTCTGGATTTTTAATTGGTTGCATTATTAGGATTTAATAATGCATGAACAAAAGCATATGTCAAAAGAAAAATCAAGGAATCATTAGATCCTTGGTTTTAAACTTAAATAAATTTATTCCCATCTAAATTTAGTAATCCTGGGTCAATCTCGTTCCACAGTTCTCTTAACTGTTCTTTCGCAAATAATTAGTTTAATTATTTAAATATAGGTTTATAGTTAGCATCATAACCAATTACTTCCTTTTTGTAGGGTACTCTAGGTGGCTTAATTGCCTTTATATATCTGACTAAATTAGTGGTTGCAACAGGATCCTTAAAGTCTATAGCTTTTCTTATCATATCTTTTGTGCGTTCAGGACTGAAATCAATCGTCCATATACCATTTCTTATATTGCTCCTATCAATTTCATCAAGATATGCTCTCCTAAAAGCTTTTTCACCCTCAGGAGTCAATCTCGTAGTAGTAGTACCATCAGCATTCCTAATGGTTTCTTTAGGAAATCTATTTTCAAGTTTTTCCATATGTTTTACATAAGCATTCCAGGCTTTATTCGACCGCTTTGCAGCCGGTGTAAGATCGATAACCTTATTTATGCCTTTGGAAACAAGCCGTGACAGAGCCCTGCCAAGTCCGGCTTGTTTTATGAGAGAATTATATTCAGAAGGTTTCATATATTTTAATATTCTTAATTTTTAAAAGTATTTTAATTTTATGGCAAATATTTGAAACGATGTAAATAAAAAAAACGAAAGACCCCGAAATACTCCGAGATCTTTCGCTGACCGAGATTCCCCAGTCCATTAGCTTTATTAAACCCGCCACATTTGGGCATTATTAAGAGTCCTGGCGGGTATGTTGAGTACAATATCGGATAAATACATAGAGAAAAGTAGCCATCAAGCATAAAATCCTATGCCAAAAGTTTAAAAAATAACTTTCGGCATAGGATTTTAATACAAAACTAAAAATTATTAGGAGACAAAAAATACTAGCCCAAAAGTTGTAAAAATAACTCTTGGGCTATTATTTTTTCTATATTTTAACTAAATCTACGAATTTCTTATACACACAAACACGTGCCCCCATTGGCAGTCTCCGTCAAAGTCAGCACCGAGTCCAGTGCTCACCAAAGGCGGAAGCAATATATTTTTCCCTTCATGAAATACAGGCTTAAACCCAAGCATATTATATTTATGCCAAGCTGGAGCTCTGTCAGACACTATCCATCTTCCCTTGTCCACAATTGACTGCATTACATTTTTAGCCAAATCTGTTTTATTTTTTATATGCGTTAATGCTTCCTTTGGAGAAAAACCGCGCTTTACGAGCTCACCCTGAATATATGGAGCGTACAACTCTAAACCCATTTCATAGGGTAGTCCAAGTTCATCCATAGATATCTCGGGATTGGCGTCAATAACTCCTCTTGCAGAGAAGTCAACGGGTTTACTAATAATATTTCTATTCCACTGAGAAAATTTCGAAGTTCCCCCAATGATTTTCTGTAAAAATCCGGATACTCCCCTTTGTTTTAATTTTCTGCTATTAGGTTCGCCAAAACCGTACAATGCCTTAAGTGATTTATAAACATTAATTGCATTTTTATTTGCTTCTTCATCACCCAACTCTTCTCGAATTTCTTTTTGCGTATGTGCGGTATTTAGCATATCCTGATAAAGTTCGTTTGCATCCCCTGGAAGAAATGTACTATCCCCCATAATGGCATACGGTCTAAACTTTGGAGGTATCACTGGAACCTTAGATATCATATATTCCTCTGGACTCATCTTATTTCTTTTTAATCCGTCCAAAGCTAAAATACGATTTAAAGCCTGTTGTTTCTTAGACTTAGGTCCATGACTAAAATCTTGTTTAGCCTGCTCTAGATCTCTATCTATATTTATATCCTTTAAAGCCTTATACAAAGCTTCTGTTCCAGTTCCGTATTTGCGTAGCGTTTCATTTCCTGTAATAATATCATTAAAGTCTTTTCTTGTTATTCCGAGTAAAGAAATTATTGTGTCTTCAAATGCTGGATTTGGGTAATGCTTATCTAAAGTTATTTTACCCCATTTATTAGCTACAGTTAACGTAGGATCAAATAATCCACCTTGCAGTGGACGCATGGTTTTAAAGTCCACAATATTATCATTCTCAATTTCGATAGGATTAAATTTATCAAAATCTTTATCTGTGAATGGAGTAGCTTGAAGAGATTCTCCATTATCAGCGCGTTTAGTATTAATTCCAGCACCCTGCATCAAGGCTATATATTTATCCCATATAAACGGCGATTTCCTAGCTAAAGTCGGTGTCTGACCCATTCTTACCTGACGCCAATAATCGTCATTACGCTGACCCCTTAATAAGATCGCATCTTTAATTACATTATATGCACCGGAAGATAAAAGAGCATTTACAGTTAAACCAGACATTCTTTTAGACCTCATGCCCTCTTCTCCTCCCTTTACTGGAATCTCATTCTGGTCATAAATGCCTTGACCTCTTGAAGATAATTTTGAATCAGACGTATGATGCAGCTTAAGAAAATAAGCATTGCCAACTGTAATAGGCTGGTCTAATTCCCTATCAATAAGTGGATCATACACGGGCTCTGTATCTGATAAATTATTCTTTTTCAATTCACCCTCTACAAAGTCATACCATTTTTCTGTATTCTTATTGAATGTAGGCAATTTATATTTCTTTCCAGTCTTTTCTGCAACCTTACCAAGCATTGACTCATACATCATATTAGCATTAACACGTGATACAAGTCCTAGCTGGTTAAATAACACATCCAAAGGTCTGCCATCTCTAGTTCTAGGCATATCTTTTTGCGGAATTATATGTGATACTGTTAGCTTATTGCCAGATCGAGTAGAATTCCCGGAAAAGATCGGTTTATTATGATATCTGGTAAGAATTATATGATATCTGCTATTTACTCCTATACATACAACGGGTCCATGATAATTCTTTAAGGTAAAGCACTTTTCCGTATCTAATTTAGTAAAAAATACATCTTTTCCATTTGAATTAAGCAAGGCGTCTTCACCGTTTATTTCACCATTTATTTTACTGTTAATAGAAATAAATTGATTATCTACACATAATGTTAGCATTGCGGCAGGTAGTATATGTACTTCACCAGTGTCTATGATAGGGCATCTGTGATTACTTGTGACAAGTTGAGCCACATTATCATCTTCATATCCATATAAATCCTCCCCAAGTAACATATATTTATGTATCTCAGTAACGTCATGCCAATCCCACCTAATATCCTTTAACTCAGAGGCTACAATAAGTGAGGCAACCCTATCTCCTAATTTTACATTATTTATATTCTTCCATCCCTCTGAAGTAAAAATATCCGTATCCGGGTGATAGCACATCTTATCGCCCTCCCTCATTGGGGCAAATGTTTCTACATTAACCTTATAACCATCCTTAGTCTTTACTACGTCTGTTACTACACCTGGGGTATCGTGATCCCAAACTTGAGAGGCATCAACTCTTGTGGATTTTAAATATTTAGAGAGTTTACCTAGATTTGCGTCATTTGCAGACACGGTCCTTGCTCTAGTAGAAAGAATCAATGGGTCACCCGGATTAACTGTGGATCCAACTCTAATAATTCCATTATCATCCAAGTTAGCCATTTGCTCCTTCTTAAACTTGTCAGGATAAAATGTTTTAAAGTGCTCTTTTCCAGTTTTAAGCCCCTTATCGTTATCCTCCATATATTGATACATATGTTGAGAAGTCATCCTATTGGCAAAATCCTCTGATATCACGACTGCGTCGTCCATGGACCAACCTTTATAAGGAACAAATCCAACCCTTGCATTTAGTCCCATATTCAATGTTCCATTATCATCGGTAAAATTTGTTTTAGCCAACACTGGGTTTCTCTTAGTTGAAGAGTCTCTAGATATTTTATCCCCAGGTTTGACTAAAGGATAATTGGTTAACATTGTTTTGCGATTAAAAGCAAAATTGTTATATAAATTTTTTACCTTAGTCTGACCTTTATCATTTTTATACTTAATATAATCCGGAGAAACCTCCAGAATATCTGCAGAATTATCATCGTCATCTAAAGTTACAACACCCGTACGCTTTCCCATAAAATCCTCATAAGACTCATCTTTATCTGAATTTTTCAAGGACTGTACGTTAGGAGATTCACCATTTTTAAGGGGCAACGCTTGAGTAACGAATTTATGTTCGTAAAATCCTCTGGCTGCAGTTACGGAATTTTGCATTGGTAATAAATTTAATGTATTCCCAAAAAATTGATTTGGAGATACAAACTCATACCTTACTTTATCCGTATCATCAGGTTCCTCAGTTATTACGCCGCGTTTTAAAACAGGTATCATTTTATTATTTGATAAAGACATATCAACATATTTAACTATTTAGCCCCATAGTTCAAGCAATTTTATCAGATGTTATAGCTAAAAAAAATACACAACCGGTGGAAATCCACCGGTTGTGTATTTGTGGGGGCTAAAATTTAGCGTTGTGCAAATCAACGCCTTCTAAATTAACCCCTGCGAGGTTTGCACCTTGCAAGTTGGCTTCTGCCAGTATCGCACCCCGTAGGTCCGCGCCTGAGAGGTCGGCGTCCGTGAGGTCCGCCCTAGTGAAATCCACACCTTTGAGGTTTGCGTTTTTGAGATTTGCATCCATCAGGAAGGCCAACTCAAAGCTGGACCCTTCGAGGTCTGCACCCTCGAGGTTTGCTCCTGGTAGGACTGTGTACTTCATGTTTGCATTTCTAAGGTTTGCATTTTTGAAGTTTATACCTTTTTCCATAACATTAATTTATTTACCTACATCTAAATTTCCCTTCTTACACGGAATATGTAAGAAGTCTAGTCATAGGTAAAATTCTCCTTTCTTTCTACATATACCACAATTATCTGTATTTTTTTCACAAAGGTGTCATAGATAAAAAAAAAGAGAAGACTACAGTCTTCTCTTTGCTATAACTATATAAAAATTAAATTAGCCTCTTAAATTTGTATTTGTAATTATTCTAGAATCAAGTTTTGCATATGGGCAGTTAAATGCCGAGGATTCTATTTTTTTAAATATCACTTTATCTTTCTTATCAGCTTCTTTATTGTCAGAAATTATTGATTCTGACTTAGATGACTCAGATATTATATCATCATTATCATCCATTATCTCCTTAACTTCTTCTTTTAATTCTTTAACTTCTTCTGGTGTAACCTGTTGTACAACTGTATATGGGGCGCCTTCGACCTCCACAAACGAGTTATCCAAATCCATAACTTCATTTTGTTCTGATACTTGCGTATATTGAGTCTGTTTGGTTTGTGTATTTTTGCTTTTACTCATAGTGTTTTGATAGGTAATGATTTATATAACCACTGCACATAACAATTCCTACTTCTTAAAAAATTATTCAGAATAATTACGTCACAGCAATTATTTTAATTGTGTTAACGTATTTTACTACGCAGTCGATGTCAATACCTATTTTTAAACAAATCAGACATCAAGATAAAAAAGCATTTCCTTAAGTGAGTAATTATTGTCTTTTACACTAAAACGGGTAAGAGAGTATCATTAATATCCTAAAGAGCTAGTATACGCATTTTTTTTGGATTATTGAAAAATTAATGTTGATATCCCATTTATTTTATTCAAGTATATATGCATTACACAATTTATATAAGCATATGCCTACAAAATTAACTGAACAAGATTTAGATGTATGTACTTCTGCCAACAACTGGATGGCAAGGAGCTATTGGAGACGTTTTAACACATTCAAGCCCAAGGCAAGGATATAGGTCCGCAATTGCCAACGCACTTGCACAGGCTTCGGGAGACAAGGATGCTTTAGAAGACGCAAATTCATTCTTAATAAAGTATCCTTTTTTGTCTGCCATTGGGGGAACAGCTATCCCCGCCTTATTGGGTGGCACAGTTGGATATAATGTTGCGGGGGATGACCCCAATAATCAACTTATGGGTGCTATAGGTGGTGCTGCATTATCTGCACTTTTGGGGGGGAATCGCTACTTCGCTTGCGCGTCGTAAGAAGATAAAAAATATTAAAAATCGAGTCATAAATAAACTATTGTCCCCAGATAAAGTTGAAACTCTAAAATCATATAGTCCGCTAGGGGAATTATATAATGCAGACATCAAGGGACTACGAAAAATCCTTCAGGAAAAAAAGAACAATAAACCTATAACAGAAGAAGATTACGATAATGCTTTTGGTAATAATGACCTTGGCAGTACATTAGTAGAAGTGGGAACAAGAATACCTTACGCTGGGGCTGCGGCTGCACCGTTATATGTGGCTGGAAAATTATTAACGCATCCTCAGTACTAACATTATCATTTACTAAAGTTTAAAAAACCCAGTGTGCTATACGCTGGGTTTTTTGTATACCTAAGTCAACATTTACTCACATCTTGTATTCCAAGCTTCTGCAGCTTCTTTACTTCTGCCGGAGCCTTCGATCTGAGCTCCGCAGTTATTGCATGAGACAATGTAAAATACGTCTTTATCATGATATTCTTCAGCACTTAATTCTATATTCTTGCTACCACAGAATGGACAAGGCTTTAGCTCTATGAAATCTTTATTTGACCCAGTACCATTTTCCTCATGCTCCTTTTCTTCAATAGAATCAACCTGAAAGCTGTTGTCACAATACTCATTATTATATTCATAATTATAACTTACTTCGTCAGTTGATTTATCCATAGCTCTTAAAGCTTGTTCAAGTTTTTCCTTAGCCTCATCCAAGCTATCTGCTTTTACTTTAGCTGATCCCCCAGAAAGTATAACTTCTGAGCAACTAAAATTTAAATCATAGGTATTCATATTTCTTTTCCTTAATTATTTTATGCTTAAGATTTATTAAATTATTGATTATCTTCCTCTGGTTTGACTTCACCAATGTAATCAACATTAAAAGTATCTTCACAGGTTTCTCCATAGCAATCATACACGCATTGGACATCCTCGGAATCACTGACTCCCGCAAATAATGCTTCTTCTAGCTTTCCCTTAGCTTCTTCCAAGCTATTAGCCCTTACTGTAGCATCCCCGGAATATAATTCCGTAGCTGTACAACTAAAACGTAATTGATATGTATTCATATTTCCTTTCCTTAATTATTAAATTAGCATTAAATAAATATACAAAAGGATTCTGATTCAGAATCATATTTAAAGCCTAATTCCTCAAGCCTTTCTTTATCCTCATCAGGTATCGTTTCGGGATCTACTTCAACATGAAACTCTTCGATGTTACACCAACAAGGATAAGGAGTCTTTGTGTACATTCTAAAAATCTTTAAAGCCTCGATGAATTTATCTAGAAAGTTATCCATTGTTATTCACCTCCGTATTTATTCATTATAAGAATAATCTTCTATGTCCAAATTAGTAATACACCCGTATTTATCCTTTTTAAAAGTTAATCCATCTGTAGGTATTACCAACAAACCTAAATAATTAACGGATATTGGTCTGTCATACAGTAGACCTGGTGCAGACCAATCCTCGTCTTTATGCATTACACCCAAAGCTTTAAACCCTTTAAACCCTTTTGATTTAAGTTCTTCATTTAATGATTTTACTTCAGAAGCTCCTAACCTTCCGTCTATAAGATATCCGTCTTTCTCTACTATTGGACTATCCTCAGTTCTATTATCCCGCAAATATACCTCAAACTTTATTACAGAGATACCCTTACCCTTAACATATTTATTGATTATTGCTTTTATCCCTCTTTTCATAAACAAAGTAAATCTGATTATTGGTTAATATCTAGTTTCCTAAACAAATATGCTTATTCCTCCATCTTCCAAGTGTACGTCGTCAATAGTCTATTTTTATCATTAACTACCTTAGGTTTAATTTCTATTGTATCATCTTTAGAAGAATTGTTAAACTTTTTAGCATAAGCCCAACCCATTGAATATTTAATCTTGTTATTGGACTTTTGTTTAGGATCAGAATCTAATGACGAAAGAGTACTACAGCATATATATCTATTTTCTATATATTCCTGTGGTAATATGGCAACAAGCTCAAAAGGTTTAGACCAATTTTTATTGTCATCACTAAATTCACATAAGGTTCCAATATCCTTTTTCGTTGGTACGACATCAATCTTTTTACTAAATTGTTCCTTTGTTACATTACCTACAATGGCGTTCTCTAAAAACTTTCTGCGTAAAGAATCTTCTACTGGGATAAGTATCAGAGAACCCGAAGATCCTATTGCAATATGAGGTCCGACCAGTTCCACTAAAGTCATAATCTCATCGGAAAAACTAAGGTTATCAGAGTCGTGAAAACCACCCTCACGATTCTTGACATATATCAAAAGATGATTCGGGAACTCACGGGAAAAAACTAATTTTAATGATTTCATAATATGTTATTTGTCTCCTTTTTGTTACGTTATTTGTCTCCCTATTATTACGTTATTTGTCTCCTTTTTGTTACGTTATTTGGCTAATAGGTTTTATTTATTCCTTTGTTGCGGTAGATTCTTCCTTGTCCTTTGTATCTGTATACTCCGTATCGAGGTAATCCAGAAAATACCTCTCTTTAAATTGACATCCACAATCCAGGCATCTGCCTGGAAATATTAACAAATCGTCATCTACGAATTCTCTGTCATAAACTACATTCTCAGAAATGCACTTTGGGCATCTTCCTATGGCTACACTAGTTTTAACTGAATCGGGCATATTTTTTACTCCTTATTATTATCGTTCACGTCAAAGCTGATGTCAGAATCTATTTCGTCTCCCCAACTATCCCAACCATCAGCTTTATTTCTAGCAAATAATTCTATTCTAGGTAAATCACCTACTAATTCTATAATTTTATCTCTTACACAATCAGGCTTTTGCGAATGATTGCGTAATGGACTAAACACAAGCTGCGACACATTTGGGCTAATCCTCTTAGGCTTTCCTTTAGTTGCCAATAAACAAGGTTCGCTGTTGCCTCTAGTCCACCTTCCTAATCCAAAGAATAATCCGTCTCCAGATTTATTCTGTTTTATCCACTGAAAAGCTATGGTTTTATATTTAAATCCCCAAGCATCAATAACGTCTAAGGCTTCTTTTAGTTTGGGATACGTAGCCCACATAAATAATATACAGTCATCTGCAGCTATATCTTTAATTGGAAGTGACTGTAATTCGGAATCTGTCATTGTTTTATAATGGCGAGCACAAGAACCTTGACAGTTCTTATCTTGATATGTCCAGGGAGGATCAGCGTAAATAATGTTATACTTTTTCATTGTAACTTATTTAATCTCCTCACACTCACTTATGTTAAATTCACTATCATTAGCGTAGGAATCTTCCAAGTAGTCACCTATATTTATTTCACCACTACAGTGCTTCTCCCAAGCTGCATCTTTAGCCTCTTCTTCACTTGAGGCTACAACTTCAATAGAACCAGGAATAATAACTTCCTGGGTATAAAAGAATCTTACACTGTATGTCTTTTCTACATTTTCGTTTTCGTTGTCCATCTTAATTCTCCTTTTCTTGTTCATTTTGGTTAGTAAATACAACTGGATACTTTTCTTTAAGTATATCCTCCATACTTTTAGCTATTACTTGAATATCAGGGTGAGCTCTTGGTGAAGTTCTAAGATCAAGAAAGTTTAGCAATGACCTTATGTTCATAGTAGATATGATTTCGGTCTTTAAACACCCTGGCAAAGACACACGAGCTTGTTGGGGTTTCCAACCTAAATCTAACTTCATATTATATGAAAACTCAGCACGTTTTATATCTTCAATCCAATTACAAACGCACTTTATATCCTTATCAATATCTGGATTGTTTAATTCATACAATACCGAAGACTCATCCCTGGATTGTAACAAATTGTTTGCCTTTTCTATTTGTTCCCAGGTAATCCATTGAGGTTTTACAAAGGTTAGTCCCTTCTTAGAATCCCCGTAATTACAATACCTAGTGCTTTCCACAGACAGACTTTGGATTCTATGTCTTGCATATTCCTGCAATACATCTCTTGAGGTTATTATTCTAAATGTAAACGAAACATGCTCAAGAGTTGAAGTGTGTCCATTATCTAATACAAGCTTTATTATAGACTTCCATGAGTCATCAGTAATCTTGTCTTCAGATTTGTAACAGTTTCGTATACATAGCTCTAGCAACTTCATTGGAGACTCGTCACTCAAGTCACCCAACGCATAGGTTTGTCCCAGTAAGCTTACGCTTGGATCTATTATTTTCATGTTATCAATGTACTATTTTAAGTTAAATATCTTTTTATCTATAAAGAAAAATACACAACCTCCAATTAAATTGCCAACTATAGCTGACCACACAGGGTCAGCAATAGCGGCAATAACTGGTATGAGAATAAGAGATGACATTTGCCATCTCATTAAATAGAATATGAATTTCTTCATGCCTTGCCAGAAGTATTATCCGAGCTTGCTGCTGTAGAAGTCCAAACATAGTTGGGGTCAAGCTGAGGATAAGGAGTGGTTGGAGGATAAGGAGTGGTTGGAGGATAATATGGTGAAAGAGGATTACTAGGAATTGGTTGCGTAATAGTATCTCTTTGTTTATCTGAAATCCTATCTAAACCACTCATTAATATGCTAGCTCTCAACTGTTGTACCTCTGATGTCAAAAGCCCAATTGCTTCTTTTAAAGCACTAATACTATCCAGAAGGTCCTTTTTAAAAGGATCTTCTCGTTCTCTAATAATTAGTTTATTGTTTTTGTCCATAACTAAAAATTACAATAATCTCCTAGTAAAGGATCATTTTTTATGGCTCTTAATACTTTATTTGGAATTCCTTTGTCAAGTAAATCTTGTTTACTGCTACATAAAGAAATCTCTTCAAGCTCTTCTGCTGCAGAACACATTATGTGACCGGATAGTTGTGTAGGCTCTTGCCATAAACTAAACCCATCAGGAGACTTAATAAAATATTTAAAATCTTCGTCGTCCATCAGTATTGACAATAGCCTATCTACATTGTAAGGCAAAATGGCACAAGTTGAGTAGTTAGCCCTTACGTCTCCATGTAAGTGCATAGCAAATAAAGTGAATGGATACCTATTGGAACCTTCATATTCTTCCTGCGTATAGTCATAATATGTTAATCTTACAGGCTTAACTACCCATGTCAAAGGTAAGTCATCATTGTAAGAATTATATGCTTTTTCCTCCAAAACTTTTATAGTGTCACCATGGTCATCACATGACCATAAACCAAAATCTTCTTTATCCATTATGGGTACATGTATTTCTCCATATTTTTTTAAAGCATTGACAAACTGTATCTTATACTTATTTAAAGCTTTATTAGGAAAAGTCTTTTGAGATTCCTTAATGTCTTTTATTATTTTATCTAATTGAGTTTTCATTTCTATTGTTTAATGTTTTGTTTAATTTTGTTGTTGACAATATTATATTAATATATGAACTATCAATATAGCAAATAACTTTAGGGCTTCCGTCAACAAGCCTATTGTAGCAGGTAGTAATACCTAGTTACAAGCCCGCCGGATCGTCCGGTGAGTAGTTGACAGTTTTAGGTTGATGAGATTAGCATAAAATAAGCTCAAGAAAATCGATTTTCTTGAGCTTATTATCTATAATTTTACGAGATTACAACTACCTGCGTTACGATAGTTTTTCAAAAATTCTAAAAGCTATAGAATGTCCGTCTTCCCTATGAAAAGGTCCAACTACAAAAAGTTTGAGATCATTAATATCTGGATTAAATGACTCTTCATCTTCTATATATTTCTGAGTGCTCTCCGATTCATCGTCTCTTAAGTGTTCCGAAAATGCGTACTCAAGCTCAGTAAGTCTACGTGCTAGTGCGTCTATATCCTCTGTGCTAACTTTACGGATATTCTTATTTAGTTTATTGTTTTTAGCTGTATTTGTTTTTTTCATTTTAGTTATCCTTTGTTTAATTTTTGATAGTTTGTTGTGAGTTATTAGTCCATTTCATCGAAATCAATACAGTCACTTAACTGATGATTTCTGCTTCTATAGGCGCCATCCCCCAAAGAAGCATAATGATCCTTTTCTAAATCAGTATCAGCATAAAATATATCAGATCTATTTGAAGATATATAGTCTCCACATGCGTCTCTATACCTCCTTCTAAATATACCATCACTATCTAGAATAAAATCATTTAGTAGCTTTTTGGGTTTGTGTGTTTCAAAATTTAACTCCGAGTCATAAGAATCATCGTAATCCTCGGCATCTTCTTGTCCAACTTCGTCATCTTCCTCGGAATCTACATAATCAGTATTGGCAGTTTCCACACCGGAAATGACTTTACTTGCAGGTGTTGCGAAATCCTTTAAGTCTAATGCAACAGAAAATGAATTCTCTTTTCCTCCAATCTCAGCCACAATCCCGTCAAAATATACTTCAAAACTTGATCCGGGAAAAGATTCATTTTCGTAATAAAAACCCTTAGGACAAAACTTAAAAGAAGGTACGTTATCCCTTGATGCTTTATCCATAGCGTCTAGATGTCCACAAGGAAACAACCCCCATAAACCTGTTTTTGTTTTAAATTTAATCACTTTACCTGTAGCGGCATCTGTAACGGGTAGTCCTGCTAAAGTTGCGGCATATTCCCCGTCTGAACCACTTAATGCAGAAAATAATATGAAATATGGTTCATTGTTCTTAAACACTGCCGTAAATTTACGCTTATTACCCTTTGTCAAAGTGGACGAAAGATACCCCTCCAAGTCCATCCAGTCATAAAGATCCTCAAAATCTTCTGCACTTAAACTATTATAAGGATCATCTATGTAAAAATCCTTAATACCCTTAGCATTAAATACTTTAAATATGTCATGTACAAAATGCAAGTCATTGTTATCCTGTAAGGTTGGGTCAGATACTACAGTCACAAAGTTAAAAACATTAGCTGATGGACATTCTTTTCTGTCCATTGATTTCACTATTGTATCCACCTGGTCGTCTGTTGGGAACTCTGCAGTAACATCCGTTACATGCTCAGGAGTACTCGAACCTGTAGCGTCAACTTGTTTTACCCAAGTGCCATCTGAAAGCTTCCTATAACCTGCAGGACGCCCTCTTTTCTTTGGTGCTACATCATCTTTTTTAGGAGCTATTGCTTCTCCAAGTTTTACCCAAGTACCGTCTTGTAACTTTCTATATCCGCTAGGTCTGCCCCTTTTTTTATGTGTCATATCGTCTGGTACGCTTACTTTCGTGACTGAGGGCTCTATTATTTTTTGAGGATCCTCAATTTGAGTACACTCCGATGGGCTTTCTTCAGCAGGAGTAACTGTGCTAGTTCTTACCCAAGTACCATCAGGCTGCTTACGATATCCTGCAGGTCTTCCTCGTTTTTTTCTAAGTTCTTCCATAATTAATTTTCAATTGTTTATCAAATATATTGTATTAAAAGATTTAACTATAATTTTTACCTATTAAGATTACCTGACACGGGTTTATTGTAGCGTATGAATAAATATTACCGTTACTTCCAATTGCGTCATACCGATCCACAGGCATAAAACTTAGTAATACATGATCACCATTTTTTAAAATGTTTTTCCTAGACTTTCCACAATTTAAATCTTTAAATTCCCCATTGTCCATAGTACCCACTGATACAACTACTGCCTCCTTATTGGAAAATGTGCCTTGACTTGGTAAAATTATACCATCACGCTCAGTATCCACAGCCTGAAGCTGTCTTACAATGATTCTACCCCTTGGGGCTTTAAGTTCTATTTCTTTTATCATAATTATTATGTTCGAAGATTGGTTATAAAATACAAACGTGTCAATATGTAAATTACAGTTTAAACTAAAATTTTTATTAATTGCGTTATCAAAATAAAAATAGGGAACTTCTAGGTTCCCTATTTTTATTTAACTTTAAATAATAAAATACTAAAGAGTATTTCCAGACTGATGGGTACTCATATAATTTGAAGGGCGAGACCTATTTATTGCATATTCGTAGAGCCTATTAACAGCACCAGGGTCAGATAACATGGAATTCGCTTGCAAAGAAGGTGCACGTCTCGATCTTCCTTGTGGGTCGGTAAAACTTACAGTGGAAGCAACTTGGTACCTAGGAGATATTAAACCCATCATTTCTAAAACTGTAGGTCCATATTTATTGAGTAGTGACCCTATATAGGTATCCCAGGATCTATTATCGGGATGAGTCGGCATTGTTGCTCCAGCTACTTCAACCTTAGCTTCTACAGGGGTATTGGGCTTTGATTGTGTCTGAATTGACTTTATAGGTTTCCTTACATCGTCCACAGAATATGCTACTTTATCAAAAGATTCCAAATCTTCCACGGGATAGCCTTCATTTTCTAAGTCTTTTATATATTTCCTTCTAATAATTCTACCCTGTTCATCTTTATCCTTAAAAAGAATCTCACGTCCTAAGCGACTATAAAATTGCGGAGATAACTTCTCTTCCGGTATGTGCAGTGCAACGTCATTTCCATTATTATTTTTCTTAAATGAATTGTACGCATATAAAGCCGTAAGTAATGCCGCAACTCCTCCAAGATAGGGAAGACCCTTGTTTGCCAAGTCCAGCCACCTTTTAGAAGTTTCATTACCCATTGCAGCAATATCCTTATTTTGTATGGCAGCTGCTAATTGGTTCTTTGTAATCTCAACATTTTTATCAGCTAAGTCATTCTGAATTTTAGTATAATCAGAGATTGATCTCTCTACTGCATTTAAGGAATTACTAACATCCTTAGCACGCTCTAGCCCTACTAAAGCCCCTTGCTTCATGCCCAGCAGACCCAACAAACCCGCAATACCCAGTCCGCGAGTCTTGGGACTAACCAAAGAACCACCTATAACTGCGCCAAGTCCGGGTCCCATCAGGCTAGTAAGGTGCTTAGTCTGTCCATGTTCGTATAATTTTTCATTTTCCCAGCGAGCTAAACCCTCACCCGCAATGCCCCCGGCAACGACTCCGGCCGTTGTTGGAGAGGCTATGGACTTAAAAAGTTTTGTTAGTATTCGAGATTTTGGCATATTATACCTTCCACTTAAACGTTATCTCTCTAGCCACTTTTGCACTAGGTGGAGTTTTGGGAGTAATTTGAAAAGAAGGAGGCTTAGGAAGCCCAGCAGGAGCCGCAGAAGATGGGTTCATACCTAAGTTCTGAGGTTTGCTTGCAAAATTTGCTACGTTCTGCTTCCATCGATCCGTAGGAGACTGCGGCATGGCAGCCTGCTGCTTCGCGGACTCGGCTTCCGCCTTGCGTTTTTGCTCTAAAGCTTCCTGTTCCTTTTTTGCTGCTTCGTCTAAGCGTTTTTGCTTTAATGACGCCAACATTGAATTAAAGCGATCAATACGATAACCTGTATTCTTTACAGAAGGACTTTTGGAATCCGAGTACTTAACATAACCACATTTTAAAAGTGTGGATCGGAGGAGATCTTTGGCCGTATTTTCTATGTATAAAGGATTCATAAAATTTTTATAGTAAATATTCTTGCATTATATCTCCTCCAATCGCAAGACTAAATTTAACCTATTTTACTTTCAAGAAATTTTATAAATTCTCTGATCTGAATAATAGGATAATGATGCAGCGGAGTATTTGGTATTCTTTCCCCGTTCTTTTTCAAGACTGAAATCAAAGAATTACCAGGCTTTATGTCCTTGTCTTTAACATGGATTCTGGCAAAACAAATGGCTCCAATATTTCCGGCGGGAATAGCTGGGGGATAATCTAAATACGGAGTATCCTCAACGGTTTGCCAGTAGTCCTGCAATATTGGGAGCATTACTGTTGAATAGTACGCGACTTGTGAATCTTTTGTTGTTTTTTTACTCATATTTCTTTTTTTTAGTTATAGTTACTTTGAAAATCCATAATAGTCGTCTTCGGTACCGAGGTCCAAATGACGCATATTTGTGAAATCTAGCTCTTCCTCCGGGTCTAGCTTAGCCAATACATCATCTTCAAATACAAGAAATAAAGATTTACCCTGGTCTGATACGAATGTTACCTTGTTATTCACAGATAAAATTCTATCCCCAACGGATATCCCTAATTCTTTTCCATTTACATTATCAGGAATTTCCACTATGACTCCAGATATAGGAGTATCATTTTTTATCGAAGGGTTACTAAACGAATTAAATAAATCCGTTATAACATCACCACTCTCACTTACTTTATCCTTTAATACTAATATCCTTCCATTTGCATGCACACTTGGTACATAAGAATGTAAGGCATCCTTATCAATAATAATTTTTTCTGGCATTTAATTTAAGTCAGGCAAAAAGCCTATGTTTTTATGGTTAGTCTTAGTAGTTAAAATTGTGTCTAAGGATTTAAGATGGGAATACTTAGGTTTTAAAGTACGCTTTCTTCTACCCTTAATCCAACGTAATTCCTCTGGAATATATCCAATGTCCTGAAAAAATTCACTAGGAACCACTTTATTGACATGCTTATGATATTTCCAAAAAACCAATTTTTGATGGATGGGGAAAATACGGTCGCCCCCAAATCTATTATATCCCCCTTTTACATCCACATAAAATTCATCATCTGATAACCTTAATTTACAATAATCACCTAGAACTGAATTATAATACACTTTTGGATTAACTTTCACCCAAAAATCAGCAGTATAACTGTGATCTCTATATAAAACCTTTGTGCGTAGTTTTTGCTTACCCGATTTTGTAGATACCACAGTAGTTTCCACTGCTTTTGGAACAAGCAAAAAAGATTTGGGCTGATATAAAAAATCTATAATCAACCCAAGCCTTTTTGCATCTCTTAAGAAAATATAAAACTGAATTTCTTCTTCAGAGTCAAACTCAATACCCTCATACTTAAGCTTATTCTTGTTTGTCATCGAAAAGCCTTAAAGACCCAAGAAATCGCATACGTGTATATGGGTGGTAAGTCCGTTATCAAAAGGAAAATCAAAAATTTTTTTATCCAATTTTCCGTCCTTGCGTAACTGTTCCGCAGCTTGTTTCCTAAAGGGCGCAAAGTTATGTGCCCTACTCAGTACGTTATTTATAGTGCAAATTATAGACATATCAGACTTAGCAAATGCGTCATCCATCGCGGGCTCAATAAGTGAAGCCATCTTATTCTGCAAGGGAAATGCATGTAAAACTTGTATTGCCGCAGCAGGAACGACTGCCTCTTTTAAGATTGGATCTTTTGCTATGGCTCCAAATGATAACTCAAGTTTCAATGGATCCGAAGCTAATTTAACTGTATCTTCTTGTGAATCAGATATATCAAATAATTCTTCTAATGAGGAAGCTTGCTTTAATAACTTTCCTTTACCGTTGGCAACATTGTGAACAACGCCCTGTATTCCTAGATTATCCATATTTGTGGTCTCGGAATGATAGGCTAACTTTATAATATTCTCATTGACCTCATCTTTTAGTAAATCCGTTACCGTTGAAGCAAGTTTTAATGCGGAATCTGCATCTTCTGCATTTTCTTCTAAGATACTGCGTAAAACTTCCTCCTTTTCAAGCTGCATATCTTCTCTACGTTTTCGGGCGTCCGCATACTCCACCGTAGGCTGTGGCACTATTTTTAGTGCTTCCTCATAGGCATTTTCAGTATTTAGTAAAGGATATTTATCTTTTAATATCTGACGTGTCATTATGGTGGAAGCAAGCCCACCCAAAAGGAGCAACCCACCGAGTCCCCCTATCATTGTTCCTATGGATCCATACTTATTCGTTCTACCCCGGGCAATATTACTATCCTGTAAATTCTTTAGCAGAAATAGCTGATCATAGTAGTCCTTCATTATATCTGCTTGTTCATCTTTTAGGGACTGTTTCTTTATATAGTTATAGAGCTTATTAGCTCCATAATAAGATGCACCCAAGGCTAAAATACCACCTAGCACATTTGCCATTGTAGTATAAGCGTCTCCATACTTATCCTTTTCTGAAGCGGTCTTCACCTCATTGTCTACGTCATTTAGTAGCAATTCTTTAAGGTCTTTAGGGGTAACATTTGCAGTAACTCCAGTTACTCTTCGTGTAATTTTTTTCTCAAGCTCTTGCTTACGCTTGAGATCTTTTAACTCCGAAAGAGTATTAATAAGAAGACTTGTTCCCCCACCAAGAGCTGTGGCGGTTAATATCGTAGATAAAATATTATAATCAGAAGTATTCATAATCTAAAGTGGTCTCTTAAATTTAAAAGTGTCATAAACAACCAAAGCAATAAAATTTCCAGTTTTTTCAGAAAATTTTATAATACTATTGCGAATTTTTATACAGGCAGCTTCACCCTGAGCCTGATTTAATATATTCTGATAATGGTCTACATCATCAGCAATAGTAAAATCTAATACCAATACACGCGTTAAAACACGCTCACACAAGGTAGGGTAAAGCTCCAGCTGATTCTTGATCACTGGCATCTTATTCCATTCTGGATAGGACAGTGGTTGTTCCGGTTGTGTGTTATGGTTTGGTTGGTTTGGAATTAAATCCTTTGTGTAGTCGATAAACTCTGGAGGATTCTGTGTAACAGTCTCTTGTCCGCTTAAATTGGATTGCAAAGACTCTGGAAATACTATATCTGAAGCCTCTGATCCCATCGCAGATTGCCCCAAGGATATGCCCTCTCCTGAGGGTGCAAGTTCCTCTATAGGCTGATCCGTTATATTATCTTGCGATGCTTTCGTACGAGACATACTTGTCCTCCGGGAGTAAAGATAACCCTTCATCACGCAAACGTCTTGCTACATCTGCAGACAATGTTCTATATGCAATATTTTTTGCCTTTTGCTTTTCAACTTCTGCCGTGTCTTCATTTACACCTTTTTCCGCAAAATAGGCAGAACCAGCAAGAAGTGCTCCTACGATAGGTATGGCTGCCAATGCAAGGCCGGGGAAACTACCTGCAGCAACTGGCAAAATTTTTGCCATATTGCTAGCCATTGCCCCACTTGCACACTTTATACTTCCAATAGAGTCTACAGCTGCGTTTACACAAGTGGAGACCACGTCTTGAAAGTAGGAATTCCAGTTATCTTTATTTGCGGAAGCTACTTTAGACAGTACTAAAATTTCCGGAGCATAAGCATGGCTATCTACATTTCTAAACAAATCCGCAAAAGACGCAGCAATTTTAGTATAAACATTTTCTACAAGATGATCCTGTAAGTCTTGATCTACATCATTATACGTATACACCACGTCAGCGGACAATGCGTCTGGTGTAACGCCGATAGCAGATAATTCCATGGTAGTGCCAAGTTTTGTAAAAATATTTTCTTTCATAAGTTTTAAAGTAATCTACCAAAAGTATCTCTAAATCCAGAATTTTGTAAAGGATTAAATGCAGGCGGTGCATAGTTATTGGACACACCAAAATTCCTACCAGCCATACCCCCCAATATTGAAAAAATAATTGTACCACCTATACCCATATTTAGAAGCAACTTAGCGATTGCTGCCCCAATTCCAGCCCCTACTAATGTAGAGGTTGCAGTATTAATTTGATTTTGCACCCCCTGAGGAAGTGACTGTAAAAATCCAACCAGAGAAAGTCTTTGGTTGTAGGGAAGTGTAAAATCTTGTAATAATTTTGTTTCTAAATTGTTCATTTGTTAGCCTACGGTTCGATTTTGAGGATGAGATCCAAGAATTGCACCCAATAACGCCCCAGCACCTCCGGTATATAGTGCTCCTCTCAAGAGCGCTTTCCCTATGGTATCTTCTGGGTCACGATACTCTTCGGGAATACCCCAATTATCATACATATGCTTTGCGGCCATAGCTAATGCCCCAGCAGTTCCAAAACTCAGAGCACCCCCAAGTGCCCCTATCCCCGATCCCTGCTTTGCAGACATTCCTGTATAGTAGAGTGGATTTATGGGGCGTGTAAAATCAACTAATCGTTTTGTAAGAGGGGTTAAAGAATCTCCCCCCTTATCTACTAAAGCATTTTTTGAAGACTCTAATAGGCCTCCTACATCCGAGGATACATATTGCGTAAAAGGTTTTGGCTGAGGTATTCGTGAATCTTCAATTGTGGCAGAAGATTTTACCATGGATCTAGGAAATATTTCTTGACCAGCCCCCGTACCTGTACTGACGTTCGAATATTCATATGAGTAAAAATTTGGGGGGAAGCGAACGCTAGAACCTGTGTCTATTGCATTTTGTGGAAACTTATTTCCTAAATCAAATTTTAATTTTGCGCTACTAATATGAGGAAGGCTATTGACCCTCTGCGAATTATCATCAATACTAAACTCAACGTCAGTGTCTCCATCCTTTATTTGCACAGTGTCCTCTTTAGGTAAAACTTTATTAGACGTTTTACCTAAAGTAGTACTCTTGAATAATGAAGAAAAAATATCAAAAGGAGATTTATTCTTAGCAGAAGTCATAGTTAAATATTCAATTTAAATACTATATTATCCATTTGGATTATACCCATTTTGAGCTTTCATCGCAGCATAACCTTGGCTACGCATTTGATTGCGCTCCTGGTCCATATAAGCTCTTACCATTGAATATAATGTGAAATCCTGTTGCTCAAGAGCTTGAAGTTGTTGTCTTGATTGTCCCACTGGCATAGCTAGAAATTGTTGTGCTATGCCCATAGCTCTCTGCTCCATCGTGAGTACAGAGGTGCTAGGAGGTGTACCCCCAGAAGCCAAAGAATTGTCTTGCAATTCTGCCTCAAGATTCTGACGAGCTTCTTGTTCTTTTTGAATCTCCTCTTGAACCTTTTGCTGTTCGACTTGTATCTGAGCATCCTCACGCTGCCTTTGTGTAATAGAGCTGATTGGATCTGTGATGCCAAGCGGCTCCATAAAGGTTTTGTATGGAAGCAATCCTTGTGTGCCAAGACTGATCTTTGTTGCTTGAGTGTTTACGTCGTCTATGATTTTGGGTTGTGGCAACTCTACTTCAACAGGTTTTTCGTTAAAAATCTGTTGCGTTTTCTTTAAAACCCATTTACCTAACTTATTGAATTGGTTATAAATATACCAAAAATTATTCTGCAAAAGCTTAAGAGAGGTGGGCAAAATCTGCAAATCTAAAGACAGATCGTATAATCTAGCGGGGAATCCAGCACCATTTAATAACTCTTCTTTCTCGGCATTAATGATGTCCTTGCTTATATATTGTTTACCCGTCCCCCCTAGTTCTTGATAGCTCAAGGCAAAGGGAGCCACCTGCCAAGTTGTGGGATCCGCCCTATAGTTAGCGATCATTCTGGTAATTTGGTCTTTAAACATTACTGCGTCAAATGATTGTGCAATGCTATCATTACCCCCTTGTAGCGCATGGGGGTCCATAGATATAACACGCAGAGGAGTTACGTAATCTAAAGCCAACATCTCATCGGCTTTAGAATAAAGCAACATTTTATAAATTACTCGAAAATTTAGTAAAAATTCTGATATTCCCCAACCATCTCGAGATAACCCGGATATAGCAGGACCCCTAAAATGGAAAAGCTCACCTTTGTTAAACTTAAAATCCTGGTGATTATTCAGTGCTGTGAGCATTGGTCTTGGAATCGTATTGATAACATCTAGCATTCCTCTCTCCACCTGCTCTCTTACATCTTGGTCAAATTTCCATATGTAAGTATTCTCTCCATTAATACGGCTATGAATAATGCGAATATACCTAGGATCTATCAGCATTAATCGAAAATTTTCCTTACGTTTATCTATCTTGTCAATAAATTGACAAGTAATCGATCCTTTAAAGTTATTTTGTATATCCGGTACAGTAAACGTTAGATCCTTGGGATTAAATTTTATCTGATCTAAATAGCCATTAAAATTAGCAAATGTATAAAATTTTCCCTTAAACTCTGGGCGTGGGTCTAATAGGATACGTTCAAATGGTACGTAGAGTCTAACAAAAGCATTACCGTAACATCCCCACTCATCTCCTATATTCTGCATTACTTGTTTTATATCCAGAATGTCGTTAAAGAATGCTCTTAATGCTTTTTGAGTAGACTCATCGCAATCTTTGAATTCAAAATCTGAAATAAAAAATGAAGTTAACCTTCGCACAACTTGACGAAATATCGGAACATTTGCATAGAGCCATTGACATAATTCAAACCCCTCACTTAAAGTTCTAGGAAACCAAGCCGAAGAAGGCATGAAGACAGGATCCCTAAACTTTGAAGCATAAGGAGAAAAGAAATCTGATAATATTGGTCTATCTGCCATGTTCGTCTTCTGTAGTTGATTCCCTTGGCTGCGCTAAAATATCTATGAAATCTGCCAATAATTCCTTAGAGGTAGAATCTTCTAAGTTTTTTCTATCTTCAGATTCTGTAATATTGCTAATTTGCCCATTGGTCAAATTATTAAGAACCTCCTGCGGGTCTTTCTGTACTACGCCTTTTTTAATCATATGAGTTTTGAATTGAAAATAATACAACAATACAAATAAAGACATGTCAACAAAAAAGGCACTAGTCTGTACTGCTTCGTTCTGACGGTATATAAAATATAAGAATACTATATGCCATATCTCCAATGTCCAATGATATCGCAGAGGATAATACTCTTAAATTAAACGAAGTGGAATCACCTTCTGCCTCACCCGGTAAATTTATAATAACTTCTGTGCCTGGTGCGATCTCTAGGTTAAAGTCCGAGGGGTCTACTACAAGCACACATAAATTACCGTCTAAATGAAATTTTAGAAATTTAAAATTATAATTTACCAAATTTGGAATGATAAATACCCCAGAAGACTTTGGAGGGCATCCACTATTTGACTGCTTAGATTCAACGGGAATAGACTCCAAATGAGAGAGTAGGGCGTCCTTAATATCAAATACATCTTTGTGGATAATATTAAGACGCTCCACTAGCATAGAATCATCGAATTTTTCCAATTTAGATTCAGGATGGCTCAAGGGAATTGGTGCGGTATTGGTTGGTGCCTCAACTTTGGTATACTCAGGGGAAGGGTCTACGGGAAAATTCTTAATAGTTACCCTGCTCTTTACATCTACTGGTTGGATAGTCTTTGAGATATTGGCAAAAATATCTAGTGGAGGAATGGTGTTATTCTGCGAGGAATCCATTGTACTAATTAAATCGGTTTAACTAAGGTGGTGTTTAAGTCTATTATTCTTAAATACTTTAAAATTATATCATATGTCAAGCAGTCATATGCTAAATCTGTGAAATTTTCTACGGGAATTGTATGATCCGCAAGACATATATATAACTTATTGTGCCACAACTTGAAATAGATATAAAGTATTTTCCCCGGAGATAAATGAATACTTAATTCCGCATGTTTTTTATCCCCATAAATAGTAAGATCCATTCTTATGTCTGGAAACTCTCTTGAAAAAAATTTATGTAAAAAACTTAAATTAAGTAAAAAATCCCCATAGCTATACACAAGGTACTTAAAAAATAAATTTAAATTATTTTTATCTACTAGATGCTCTGGATTAATTAAATCTGTTATGGGATTAAATGGAACTGTTGTCTTTGAGGGGGTAAGAATGAAGCTATTTGGATTTAATCCAGTGGATTTAAATATTTTCTCTAGAAGATACAAAGAAGGGGTATCCCTGCATTTAAAATAGTAAATAATATTTCTGCTGAGTCCTATTGATTGTAAATAAGACCGCAATGACATTTTTCTAGTTTTAGCTAAAAACTTTAATGCTGAGTCTAATTTTGGTATATCTACTAACATAATAGACGCAAAAATGCACACACTGCAAGACTTATCAAGCAGTGTGTGCTTAATGAGGTACAGAACAAAAAGGGTGTGAAACTACTTTACGGAAGAAAGAGTTTCTCTTATGGCTTTTTTGCAAGCCTCAACGTTTTGATTATAGGCGTCTTGCACATTATCAAAATGTGCTGAAGCTATTTTTGTAACTTCAGGGACTTGCTCTTTTGAAGCACCTAAAATTTTACATTGATTCTTAAAACCAAGCACATAAGCTTGCTTTATCTGCTGAAGCATTTTATTAAATTTATTGTCCATAGAATTTTTTATTATTCAATTAAGCAAAATATTAGATTAAACGTCAATAAAAAAGTTCAAAGTCTTTGTTATGCCTAAATTCTTATCCATTACAAAACATATCTGTCTAGGACGACTACTTAAATTTAAATTGTCAGCGTACTCATCGGAAGGCGTTAATGTAGGTAGTTGGATAAACTCGAAAGAAGACATTTCCTTCTGATTATAGTGGTGGCGATCCCCCATAAAGAAATATCTGTTAACTATTGGTCCCCTAAACTTAGACACCTTATCTAATAAAAGCTTCTGAACATAATTTTCTTTGCTCTTATCGTCATTCGGAACTTTGCTAGGGAATCTTGCAGCTGCGCCATGCTCTATAACGCATGCGTTGCATCCAAGTTGAAACATTAACCATCGCGATGACGAAATTTCAAAGTCTATTATATCTTTAAACATCTGCTCGAGACAAGTAAATAAAACCCAGTCTCCGAATGAATCATGATTACCGCTAACTGCATAAACCTTTATTCTGGAAGTCCCTTTCCATACTGAAGATAACTGCTGTAAGAAATAGGAAATGGACTCCAATGCAATCTTGAATTGAGTTACGCCCTTGGGATTTGTAATAAGTTGAGTTCCTTTATCTGTAAAACCAGTAATGGAATGTAAGATATCCCCCAAGGACAAAACAATACAATTTTTCGGCTTAACCCTCATATTTTGAAGTTCAGATATAATCTGTGCAATATAGCTGTCTACAGCCTGCTTTGTACTATCAATAGTCCAGTCCTTTTCGGAATAAAAAACATTGTTCTTATCTGAAAATGAACCAAAATGAACATCGGATAGAGTGGCTACGAATGTCTGATCCTCATTAAATGTTGAATCACCTTGAGTAGACATGCAACTAGAGGGAATATCTGAGGGTAAAACCTTGGGGAGTTTAAGAGTGGATAGTACATCCTTAATTGGGTTATAGACGCACTGCTCAAACTGAATCCACTTATTTGCATTTAACTGGATCTCTTTCCACTGCTGGTGGTTGTATTTTTCAGCTACCCTAAATTTGCGTAAAGAAGCTAAATCCTCTACAACTTTATCATCATCATTTATTTCTGATAAATATGAAGATGTTACTGGAAGAGAATTGTGTCTAAACCTCAGCTTATGCAAAACCTTTTCTAATATAAAGGTGGGTATCTTATGTTTTAAAGCTATCTCAGCAACTGTTTGAGGATTATTATCAAAGTTTGAGTAGTCTTGGAGAATAGCAAGAAGTTGTGTCTTCTTAATTGTTATTACATTAGCTATATTAGCTACATTAGTAAAATCAAATACATAATCTTCTGTATTTGGATTATATAATACGCCGTCGGCTTCAACTATGTAACCTCCATCATCTTTTTGAACCGAAGGTTCATTAGCGGTATCGATTTCCTCAACTTCTCCACGTTTAATAAGTCGGGGATCGGTGGTTGACCACATATCCATAAAAGACTTATAGGAACCCCAATGTGTTTCTATATAAGTGCAAGAGGGTAGAATATTGTTATATTCTTTTCTAAGCTCCCTATATTTACGTCTGGGTATATATGTTTTTGTTGCTAAAAAACCAATTTCAGGATACTTCAAACATATTGTACCCTTAATTTGAGCAATAATTGATATTAATTCTTTTCTCCTTTTATTTTTCATATTTGTTTTAATGTTGTACATAATTAATTATTCTGGAAATTTTACAATATTATCTTCTATCTCGTCAGGGGTCATCCATACCTTCCTGCCCGTTTTCCTATCCCTAAGCAAAGTGTACATTTTACCGTTTTTCCCCAACCTAGTCATAGAAGCTAAACGTACGTCTACACCAATCTTCTCTGAATTTCCTGTCCAGTAAGGAATTCCATCTGGTCCATATCGCATTACGAACATTCCGCCCGATATTTTTAGACACCATACTTTTCCTGTAAACGATTTTGTGTAGCAGTTATCTGAAGTAAAACGTAGTTCCTCCTTGCATATATCTTGTTGGACTGAAAATAAAAATGTATTAGCGGATGCTCTAGCTATAATATCTTTGGCTAATATAACCTCATAATTTAAATCCTTCGCTAAATCCGGAGTTGTTACTAAAATGCGATGATCCGGTGTAGTTTCCTGGAATATGATTCCGTTGTCTATACCTACGATATTACCCACGTAATCTTTAAGGATAATCTCTTCGGGCTCTGTGAATCCAATAAGCTTAGAGTCATGTTTCCAAAATCCTATCTTATCATTAAGTGTAATATCCTTTATAGATTTAAAACCAAATTCAGTTAAGACCTCATACAATGGATTAAATACTATACATTCCGGACCTACTACAGCGTCGATAACTCCAAACTGACTTGGATGCACATTTTGCGCTTCCTCTGAGACTAAATCAGAGGAAGGCACACCCCCAGGACCAAAAACTGTCACGCGTGACTGCTGATCCATATTATATATAGGATTAATTTCCTCAGAAGGAAGAGAGAGTGGATTCCCTATTATATGCCCTGTGGCATATGAGTCAAATGCACCTGTTGGAAAATATTTTAAACTTTTAGTTTTGTTTAGCTTAGACATAAGCATATTCCTAACCTTACCAGCGTCTAAGCGTACTCTTTCGGCTATCAGGTCATCAGGTCCAAGAATTTTTTTAAACCTCAGTGAATCTCTTTCATCTGATTCAGTCTCACCTCGGTTTATTGCTAGTAATTTTTGAGTTGCCTTAATAAGTGACCCTACACCTACAGAAGCGCGTCTTGTATTCTTGTCCATCTCAGCAACTTGAATCTTCGGAAACGGAGAAGACGCTAATTTTATTTTATCCATGTTATTCATTTTTTTTAATTTTCACCGTTAGCTATAATATTACTGTAGGTATTGTTTTGCCTGTCTGCTAATAGTGTCATACCCCATGGCATTCGTCTGAAAATTCGGAGTAAATCCCTGTGTTCTAGACCAATCATCGAATAGTTTTGTATAAACCGATTGTTGTTGGTCTTCAGGGGCTTGCTCTATCTGACTTACTAGTTGGGGATTTTCATTTAGATATTGTTGAAAACCTTGGTCTAACATACTATCGTATATTGCTTTACTGTTATCGTCCCCAAACAGCCAATGCTGCGTATATCTTTTTACATCAGGATTATAGGCCAAAAAGTTTCTATAGTTCATATCGTTTTTATATGTCTGAGTCGGGGCTGTAGCAAACATGTCACCTCCGAACATAGTGCCAGTTAACACTGCATTCCAAGCGCGAGACCCCATAGATTGTCCTTTTCGAAAAAGATCCACCGGAGACTTTAACATTGCCAATGGGTTGAGATAATAATGCACTATGTCATCTCCCGCACCTCCTATAAACTTGGCAGTGCTGCCAACTGCTCTATTGGCAAAATTACCCGCAGTATTTCCTAATAGCCTGGGAGCCACCCTCCCTAACGCACCAGCACCCGCTCTAGAAGCTAAGGATGTAGCCCCCCTAGCAAAAAATCCGCCTGTGCCACCGGTAGCCGCAATTGCAGCACCTGCGACAGCTCCTTTTGCGCCTTTAGAGTATGTCTCATTTTGTAAATTTGATGCATCCCTAGCTGCGTTTTGAGCCATCAAATCTCGGTCGTAGTAACCCTTATACTGATTTAGCCCAGAGGCATAATAAGCTAATTCCGGGTGCTCCTGTAACATTCTCTGTACCTTAGAATGTGCCCCTATTCCCAAAGCATTTCGTACCCCTTGATATGCGGCTCTAGGGGCATTTCCAAGCATTCCAGCAGTCTGCCATCCCGTATTAACCACGCCTTTTCCAAATCTCTTTAGCCAATTGTCTTTCTTTGGGTCAACCTCAAAGACATTACCATCAGACATTTTATTAGTAGTTAAATTCTCTTTTGCAAGTGCATCAACATTTTGCTTAAAACTACGCACCAAATCTTGATTTTTTTGACCCCAAGCTTCAGCATCTTCTGCGGTAATAGTTTTGGGAGTATAAAATTGTGGTGTATTAGCAAATTTTTTAAACTGTGATATTCTTAACATAATTAACCTAAATTTTTCAACTTTATATCCTCGTCAACCTGTTGACTATCAAAAGCCGACTTAAGCCCCTGAATCATTTCTTCCCTATTGGTAGCCGTCGCCATGCGCCTAGGAACTAGTTTACTATACACCTTGGATAAAGCTCTAGGGTCATACTTACGCCTATTTCTAATAAGAATATCGTCTCCCCAGGCCTTAGAAAGCTCATCGTCAGATACTCCTAAATCGTGAAGCAGTGAATACAGGTTAGTACTAGACTGACCTATGTTTAGCTTATAAACTCCAGTTGCAGGGTCTAAAGATATTCTATATCCATTTCCAGTGCCACGCTCTATATTAAATTGAGACTCTAACTCTCCATTAGATTTTCTTCTAGAATATATTCCAGGACGCAATCTTAATTGTCTTAAAGTATTATACTCGTTCCCATTATGGATAAAAGTTCCCCTTTCGGTATAATATGGTACACGCATTAATGTTTTTCCCTTTACGGAATCTAAAAGTTTACCAGTGGTAGAATCGTATAAATAAAGATCCCCCTTTACGGGATTAGATAAATACTGGTTATTTAGTAATGCTTGTTTTTGCTCTTTAAATGTATATCTCTTTGGGTTAGCTATACTTACATTCTTAACCTCAAGGCGAACCCCACCATATTCCAATGGAAAACTATCCTGCAAGGCTGACTGTACCTTGGACTCTAGAGAAGACCTTACATAATCACTATCATCTACTGAATAGGTCTCTCTTTGCAACGTAGTCTTATCATCATCGTAAATCATATTTTTTAAACTACGTCCAATAAATCAAAATTAAAATACCAACGCAAGAAAAATCTTGACCCCAGGAGGGGCCAAGATTTGAGATTTAGCGAATGATGAAATACTTAGACTAAAGCTTCTTTATATAGTATAAGTTTCCTCTAATTTCGGATACAATTGCACGAGGGTCTTTGATAAAGTCCATTGTGCGAATTTTTGACTGCTTAACCAGAGTTGAAAACTTTGATCTTATAGCCTCAGCCTCATAGTCGGAAACAGAAGAATCTTTAAACTCTATAGAAAAATCTTTATTATCCCCAAGGGACAATATTACTAGATCGTGCAATGCAGTATCTTTTACATTTGACAAATCTCCCGATGAACTATCGCTTTTGCGGATATGATTCATAAAAGATGTGTTAGCCCCAAAATTTCTTTCAAGCTTATGGAGTGTCTTTAGAGCATCTGGATCCTCTTGATCTTCTACCCACTTTATATTCGAATATAGGCGATTCTCGGGAGAATCCATATCATGAACAACGGGGTCTACAATAATATCATAGGCTATACCATTGACATCGAATTTAACCTTCATTGGATTTGTAGCCATGTATAATTGATGATCTACTATGGCGTCCCAGAGCTCGTCCGTCGCGGGAACGGTGATTTCTAAGGTGCTATTGTCATTTGTACGTACCACAATGGGAATACCAATGCGCCTAATCACTTGAGGTATAAAGGTAGAACCTCCAAAAATGGATCCGCTTTTATTCTCAAGCATACGTGTAACCCCAACTGGATGCCCTAGTCTTACGATTTTTACTTCCTTGCTCTTAAAATTAGTATAGCAAGGAATCGTTTCTGTTGGGTGAAGTCTTTTATCTATTTGTGTGTTATAAGTATCTGATACCTGAACTTTTTGATTCATTGATTTATCCTTTAGTTAACTTGTTGTTTAATGTTAAGTTTTTATAAGCTATTTTAATTTTAAATGCCTTGTAGCATTATTTAAAACTACCGTATCTAGCTAAGTTTTTCTCCTTTAGCTATACGTTCCTTTAATTTTTGGTCATATAATATCTCCTCTATAAGAGGGAGTGCTATAACTTCTCCCTGTTTTTTATTAGCTAAATCGAAATTTTCAGGATGGCAAGAAGGGCATTGAAGCAAATGATAACATTTACCGGGCTCAAAGGTAAACCCATTTTTAGGATTTACTCCCGGTTCCATGGCTTGTTTGAACTCCTTACATCCTACACAAACTAACTTCCATAGTTTATTTGATACTACCGTATGCCAACAATCTTTGCATAAGTAAGCCACAACTCCCTTTACCACGGGGGTATCAAATATAATTAACTCAGAAGCTGGAACTAATTTGCCACAGGACTTACATTTGTATTTCCCGTCATGCACATTTTCCACTCCGAATAAATTAATGGCATCATTCTTATCCTTAATGTTATCTGTCAAAGCCTCCAATCCCTTGGAAGCTTTGGACAGTTCTCCTAGTAAATCTTTATTTATATTTTCTACGTTTGGCATTTTAACTATGCGTTTCAAAATATTCGTCTAGATAGTGTGATTTCTCAGAATCAGGTATATCCACGAAATTTTTTACTTCGTCAAGCTTTAATTTCTTTTTTTCTCTTTCTTCTGCGATTTTATCCTTATTAAAAAGTGACATATCGCCTATTATTTTAATAGGGGCACTTCTGGGTGGAGGTTGATAGTCTATTAATCCCAATGACTTAAAATTTTTTAAATTAGTTGTTACAGAGCTAGTACTAGACAGCCCAAGTTCCTCTGCTAAATACTCTAAATCCACATCGTAGCATGATAACTCCGGATTTTCTATACCTACCAAATCAATCTTTTCTTTATAGGTAAGAAATTTTTTACCAATACCCTGAGTATCATCATCTGGATAATTTAGGAATTTAATCCTCGTTTCTGTAGGCTTGTCTGCGCGATCAATAATTTTAAATCCTTTTAAAGCCTCGCTAATACTACCAATACACAATGGATGTACTCCTATAGCGTCTGCAAGTTCTTTTAGAGTAGCCTCTACGGTATGTGTAGAAGGATTCTCTCTCTGCTTTAAAGCTTTAAAGAACTTGTAATAATACTGTATATCTGGAAACGCATTACTAATAAAATTTAACTGAACATTGAGAGTTTTATAATCCGCAATTAAAATACAATCGCAGTCACACCCATTGCGACCTCCTCTACCAAACTCTTGAATTAACTCTTCTAGACTGCCAGGAAAAGATCTTATTATAATTTTTCCTATATCTGCCTTATTTATCCCCATACCAAAGGCATTGGTGGCAAAGGCTACACGAATATTCCCATTAATAAAGTTAGTTTGATTAGACTTTCGGTGGGAAGAAGACATTTTTCCTGTATACATCATTGCACCACCTACTACCGAAGGTCCATACACATGATATAGGTCTTCAACCATATTTATAGTTGAACAATATACAATAGACGGAACTAGGGGTGCTTTATTGATTTCTCTAAAAATCCAGTCATCCACTAGATTTGAGTCAAGAGTTACAGACCTAAAATGTAAATTAGGTCTTGGGTAAGACTTAACTAACTTAGGCGTATCTTGCAAATTATAGATCTCTCTAATAGACCTCTCAACGTCATCGGACATTGTAGCGGTCTGCCCTAAAAATAATTTAGGACAAACGCGTTCTACAAAAGGTGCTATTTTCTTATATGAAGACCTAAATGAAGTCGCTTGCTCGTAAGCACAATGGATCTCGTCCACCACGATAAAATCAGGTGGAACTCTATCCATTAACTCTAAAAACTTTTTATTTTGCAATCTTTCTGGCGCCACAAATAAAAAGTCTAAAGCTCCATGCTCCCACTCGGCTAAAGCTCTATTAGACTCTGCTAAAGAAACACCAGAAGATATTACTCCAACTCTAACCCCTCTTTGCATTAATTCTTTCCATTGATCCTGAATTAGTGCAACGAGAGGAAAAAACACAACTGTTTTATACCCCATGGCTAATGCTGGGGCTATATAGCAAAAAGATTTACCAGAAGATGTGCTAGACACCAATAATAAATCTTGTCCTTTCAGCAAATGAACAATAGGTTCTACTTGGTTGGGTCGCAGAGAAGGATACTCAAAAACATCTAAAACCTTTTGCAAATTACGCATATAGGTTGATAAGTCATGATGAGTTCTATCTAGTGAAGATAGTATTCTCCGCTTCTCAAAAATAGAAATTTTTGTATTTGCGTTTTGGGTGGATGGGATAGCAATATTTGCTACACCATCTTTGGATAAGGGTTCAAGTGAATTAGTCTGATCCATTTATTTGTGCGTAAATAAACCTTTCGTTTTTGTAGTACTTCTTAATAAAATAAAACAGGAATCTGAAGAGATTCAAGATAAGATAATACTACTATAATTTTGCTTTGAGTAATGGCTATCATCGTAAAACTAATTTGATGCCCAAAAAACCTAAAGAGGTAATTGGGATATATTATGCCGCTAGTAATGCTTCATAAAAGGATTTACATTCTACATCCTATTTTCTGATATACTATTTCCGGTGGATAAATTGTCCGGTCGCTTAGAATCATGCCAATGTTTTAATAAGCAAAATGGAATTAGTACTACCCCTTCCTTATAAAATTTATAGCATGACCTATAGCGTTTATCAGTAAATATTTGCTGTAGAGTAATCTTCTTTTGGTTTACTAATTCTTCCATATTCTTGTCCAATTTAAAGCTAGGTAAATACGGAATAGATAGCATTATTGAGTAATATGCCCACAACAAGCGGGCAAAATTAAGCAAGGGACACAAGCCCTCAAACCCATGAAATAGTATCATAGGTGACAAAAAATCATATACTTACTAAAAATGACTTTAAGGATATGAGTTGCCTGCATTCAGGAAATTCAAAAGTATCACCTCCTGCACGTAACTTATTCATAGTAGCAGATGAGGTAACCATAGAAATCACAGTAGCATCATTATCCTGTACAACGTATTTCTTTAAAATAGTACTTGGGGTATACATAAACAAATTATTTGGAGGGCTATAATTTGTTTCTACCAGTAGCATCATAACATCGGGATTGGTTGATTTAGAGTCCAGAACATTAAATAATGCTGCGTCTGGATTTCCTCTCACAGAAGCATTTATAAATGATATTAATGGATTTAGGCTCTCATACACTACAATTAAATTTTCATCCTCTAGGGGTAAGTTCAAAACCCCTAGAGAATTTGATAAATAAAACAAAGCCTCACTTGCATTTTTTACTTCTGAGGGAAACTTTACTCGAGTAAGTTTACGCAAAGACTGTAAAAAATTATAATCTGTGTAGACTGGATACTTAGAGATCGTGCTCGGCATTGCTTTGAGTTTTAGATTTGGGCTTACGTCCACGTTTCTTCGGAGTAATGATTGTGGCTATAGGAACTTCTTGAGAAGATTCACCCAAGGAAACTTCCTCGGAAGTTGCGTTGTCTATGTCCTCCAACGTCTCCTCCACAACAACTATACCCTCTGGATCTTCAGAGCTAGAAGAGTCCCCCTCTAAAACCTGGTCTTCTTCTATAGATATATCCCCAATAGACTGTGGTGCTTCAAGCCCCCTTATATTTAAATCAGATAAAATGTCCGCAATAATATCTTCGCGTTTTAATACCTTGATAAACTCTTGCCTTGGGACTTTTTCTAAACCAAGTGGCTTAGATGTAAAAGTATCTTTTTGTACAGAATCCACTTTTACCCCATATAAATGTTCTTTTATAAACATCTCTGGAAGTCCATAGTCAAATTTCAGTGGTTCATCCCAGGCGTCATCTGTATCTTCGCTATGGTCTATATTCAGCAAATAAATGCAATCCCTAAAGGGTATAGATTGCGAATTTTTTACCACCTTTAATTTTACCACCTGCCCTATTGCCTGCTTACTCGTACTAGTTTCTTTCATGAGAATCTTTCCCTTAGTAAGCGTAAACTGTAAGGCTGCACTCTGATTAACGGCATTGCCACCAATTTTTGTACGATTATTCTCCTTTAAATCTGCCGAAGTTAAATATCTAGCAGCGAAAGAATTCATCTCGATCTTTGTATTTTGGTGAGATACTATAATAAGACATACGCCATACTCCTGTAAAATATGAGGCATCTCTCTAGTCCATTTTTGAAGTGTCTTAGAAAACTCCAAATTTGATGTCTCGTCTAAGGAATTACTCGAAGGATTTCCTGACTTATCACCAAGCCCAACCAGAGCCGCCTCTCCTTTAGGCATAAGTTTTGATAGGGTATCTATAACAACGAAAATAGGAGAATCAGATTTTGCAATTCCGCGCTTATCCAAATTTTCTCGCAAAACACGACTAAAATTTGTAATTGACTCTAATGCATGTGTTAGTGAAGCTACCTCGCTCCATCTGACTCTAGTATTAATCATGCCACGTGCCTCCTTCTTATTTGTACTAAAACAGGAAGCTATTCTATCTTCTCCAAACAATTTATTCTTACCCTCAGAATTCAGATATAATGCAGTAGCATAGGGATGAGCTCTCAACCCCATTCCAATAAGAGACAAAGCCATGGTGGTTTTACCAATACCGTCTTCTCCTACAATTTCAATTGCGGTCCCCACATTAAATCCATTTTCAGCAAATACATACTGTAATAATATGTGGTTTAGTGGTAAGGCTAGTGAAGCTTCTTGATCCAAGAAATTTTTTAAACTTAATCCGGCAAGTGATGCTTTCTTACCTGTACCCATTGCTCTTAAAGATACTTCTGTATCTATTAATAGATCGTTCAAAACATCAGAGGGGTTTTCCTCTGATGTCTCTATTTTCTTTTGATTCATTTTAGGCATTAGCTATAAACTATTGAATTTTTGTGTTGAGTTGAAAATACTCCATCATTGAACTTGGAGTCAATGATTGAGGATTAGATATCATTGTCATATGCAATGTCTTGAACTTTTCATACTCCTCCGGAGAGAGTGACGCTTTAGCTTTTTCTAGAATCACAGCTTCGTCCTTCCGATCCGATTCCTGCTGTGAAGGAGTTTCACTAGGTATTTCTGTAGCTGAACCATAATCCTCCACTATCAAATCTGCCTCTGGTATTTGTTCTGATTTGATTGAGGCAGCAACAACTTCCCGATTGATCGGGGGGAGATTGGAGGTGGCGGTGTCCTTGGTAAAAGTCGGAGTTGTCGGAGTATTTTGTGCTATTGGCATTTCTACACGCTGAGGGGTGTTGGGAAACCTGTGCCCTGCTACACCTGGAGTGGGAGTTTTTATTCCTTCTGAAATGCTCTTTTTGAACGATTCCCTTGCAGCTAAAATCTCCTCCCCTTCCTCTCTGAGATCAAGATTCAATACACCTTCCGGGAAAGCTCCAGAATCTGCAGCTTTTTTCAGTAGCGTAACTGGAACTAGCGGGTCTTTACACAGTAAGTCTAACTGCCTTTGATAAGACCAAATATCAAGAACATTGTCTGGATCGCATAAAATATATCTTTTACGCAGAATGTCTTCGGACACTGGATAAATTGTATGTCCTAAACGTGTCTCATTATTTGGATCCTTTGAAGGTGTGAGGGTAAGTATATTGGAATTCGTTAGAGAATTTCGACAGTATCTTACTTCTAGTAAACATCCTGTATTTTGGTCAGTTACATCTCCAAAAAGCAAATCTGGATAATTCTCGGATACTGGGGCAAGTCCAGAACTAACTGGAATTTGATGCTTTACTATTTGTATTAGTGTTTGAAACATTTGCTCGCTATATACGCCGATCTTTTGCTCCATTTCCCCGGAAGTATTATTCTTATGAAGAATGTTAGACAAAACTAGTGTGCGGGGCTTGGAAGGCAATGTACATGACTCGAGACTTGCTTGAAAATTTTGCTGAAACTCAATTAATTTTGCTTCTTCCTGAGTTATTGTCGGTGCCCCTGTATAAGGATTGGAGGTTGCATACTTTCCGGAATTGAAGTAAATGAATCTTCTCAAATCGTTAATAGCATCTACACCTTTTCTTGGATACTTGTGGGAGGACATATCCAGGGTATCGGGAGATAGTAAATGTGTACGAAGTTTCCCGAAATACATATATCCCTTAACAAATTGTGCCCAAGAAGTATATTGACCTGAGGGTGTCTTAAATGGCTCAGTTGAAGATAAGAGTGCCTCTGTATTATCTTGATATGAAAAATCCATTCCTGGGAGTATGCGAATTACCATATTTGGCTCACCATCCCTTGGGGGAGCCAAGCGAACCCAAGGGAGATTATTTTTGAAAAACGAAGAGCCTGAAGCCTTGTGTGATTGTGATGTTGCGTTGTGTTGTGAATTTTGTGATAAGTTTAGATATTTCATGTGTTCTATTTCCTTAATTTATTCTTTGTATTTCTATGATTTATAGCCCGACAGACTTACTTAATTTGGTATTTCTGGCAAGCGTTTTTTAGTCCAATTTGTAATTCATGTTTTTCTTCTTCCGAAGGAGCTGTGCTCCAACGCTTTGTAACTTCAACTTCAATATTATAGCGTAATCTTCCTCCTTTCAAATCCCAATAATTGTTATCCGACATAAAAAATTTAAGCATACTGCTAGCGAGATCTACTTCCTCATAGGGTGCTAAAATGTAAATAGCGTCATATAACGGTATCACCGCCCTACTTTTCATATGCAACCTCATGAAACAAGCATTTAATGCAGGTATAGCTCTTGCCAGTGAATCAGCAACCAATGACTGAAGCCCTATATTACAAGCTTCTCTGCGTAACTTACTAACAATACTTTCCCTTAGGTCATCTGACATTTGAGCATCCAGAGGGGGAACCTTGAAGTGACGTTTAAAACCTGAAGGAGATAGATAATACCCCTGTCCTTCCGGGAGAGTTTTGCACCAATCTAGATATTCTTTTACCTGCGGTTTGGTGTTCATATAACCGTCAATAACTTTTTGCCCGGTACCAGGTTCTGGTTTTTCTCCAGCGGCAATCTCAATTTTTCTCTCTAACAATGAGGGACTTGCACCATAAGGTATAGAGTTATGCGACAAAAGAGTCATATCTATATACTTATGTGTGTCACACTCAATAGCTATTACGTCATATGAAGGAATCAGTTCTTTCGAGACTACTTTAATTATAGCTACAGTTTCCCCTAAGAAGAAATGGTCTAAATAAGTTAATGACAACTTATGATCACCCTCTAAAGTTGTACACCAGCCTACCGTAGATGCTAAGACTGCTAAATCGGATAGTAGATCAACGTTGGGAGACTCAAAGCTTTGTTCTCCTTCCTTAAACAATTTGCGAATGATTTCACTTCTTATGGTTGGGTCACACACAAATAAATCGCAAGGAATTCTATACGACATGTTACTAAAGTTACTAATAATCTCATTCACGAAATAATCTACGTCGTGACTTACATTAACATCCTTTTTCCCGAATGGAATATTAAAGCTAAAAGAAAGAACGTCGGCACCTATGCTTAAATCTTCCACCTTTTCCCATTTCTCATAATGGTTGTCGCTACCATCACGTGAAATCCTCAGTTTATGGTCACTCTTAAATGTGGCTACCACACCATTACTAAAGCGTACCTTATAGCATTCTTGATCCTTTAACCTTACAACATTAAGTACTCTTGTGGCATCAAACGGAGATTTTAAATAGTCTCCTACTTGAATAGTATTAGCCTTAACGTATCCACCCTTAGATATGGAATAAATATAATTTTCTTCTCCAGAGCAGAAATTAGCGGTTTTGCCTATTGCATTACGTGTTTTACGCTTATCAAGTTTTTCCCGTGGAGTATTTAATACATATTTATTCTCTACGGCTGTCCAATGAACATCCTGTAGCGGATGTTTCAGGGTTCCATCTTTATTACGCACCAAGTCTGGGTCATTAGGATCTGTAAGCAATGCTGGGTCTTTCGCATCTTCTGTAAATTCCACTATGTCATCACAGTATGCTATACGCACTTGCTTAATACTCCCATCCGGCATTTTCTTGAACGCAAATTGAGGATCGGGGTCATTCAGCGTAGCAATCAATTTTTTGTCATTTGCTAAATATGCGATCGTGAATACCTCCGCTGTAGCGTAGTCAGCGTCAACAAAACAATAACCTTCTGGAGCTTTGAAACACCATCTTAAAGGTACAGGAACCAAATCCTTAATTGTTATATTCTCTTTTATGTTATAAGTACTTTTCAGAGAATCAACAATACTCCTAAAATTATCTTGGTCATAGTTTGAAGTGTCAGATATATCTTCTACATTAAGAAACTTTAAAACTTTCTTAAATCCATGATTAATATAGTCGGAAACGTCACTCGGAACATTTAATATATTGGGTTTAAACGACCGTGGTCTCATAATGTTCAGAATAATGCGTTAAATTATTCCCGGAATTTTTATCCAGCTATAAGTTATGATTTCCTTATAGTTCAGACTATATCATAATCCTATAAATAGGACCCCACCCATTTCCAGCTACTTAGCTGTACTCCCTCGCGGGATAGTCGTTGAACCTTCATCTATAAAAGATGCTTGGCTGCTGATTGGGATCCAATCGGAACCGTTCCAGCAATTAAGGTGGTTTGCTTCAGATCTCTCAATCTGAAGGAGCAGTGTTTTTATGGCATTGACCAATTTTTCTTGTGAGAATATTCGTTTATATCTCAATCTTAGTAGATAAAATCCATAAGTTATACAGAAATTATTCTTTATTGTATCGTGTGCTAAAGGGCTATCAAAATATTTCACTCCATTTTGTTTTCTATAATGCTGTACGCCATCGGCTTCTATAAAAAGTTTATGGCTAGGTATATAAAAGTCAAATGGTAATGGTAGCTTATCTTTGCACCTTTTATCTCTGTATTGTCTAAGGACCTCTAATGTGGGAAACGATTTATCTAAGATATAGTAAATACTATCTTCAAACAAACTGGTAGCTTTCGCTGTGGGATTTAGACCGGCCTTTTTAGCTAAATCTAATAATAATAAATTATTTCTTCTTAAAGTACCATATGCAATATGTAAATCCTTAAGTATTTTATTACTATTTACATATCCATTTTGTTTATAATAATTTATTATTAGATTTTCTAATTCCTCTTTATCCCACTTTTGATCACAAACCTGATTTTGAACATATACACCCTGACAAAATCTTGAGCATAATTTTGCATGAGGCCTTGCTTCCGTCGGAAAAAACTTTTTTCCACATACAATACAAGTATTATATGTCTTCAAAAGCCTATCCTTAGGATTCCTGTGTTTTTCGCAGTATTTAGTACTGGATTTTTTAGTCATAGGAATTGGTTCTCCGCAATATAAGCAAAAAATAGGATGTTTCTGTTTAAATCGTTGTTGCTTTGAATCTAGTAAAATTTGTTTCTTTCTGCAATTAATAGAACAGTAACGTGCGTTATGAAAATTGCTAACAAATTCTTTCCCACAATGGCGACAAGTATGATGGAATATTTTCATACTTGTATTTTATCTACTAACTAATTCATTGAGTCAATACAAATCATCTACTCGACTCGGTCATAACGAAGTTGGAATGCAGCCTTCCATCGGAAGTTAAATACTTCTGCAATCCCCCATCTTCCCCCTTCAAGAAACTTTTTGTAACTTGGTTTATAGCATTTAGTTGCAATAAATGCAAACATAAGTCATCCCCTTTATCAGAAAATATCTTTAACGTATCTTTATCCACCGCAGGAGAATATTTCTTTTGTTTAGCCGGTGGCATTTTTAAGACTCTCTCCCAGGGAATGGCATTTCCTTCTTGGGGTTTCGTGGTCTTAATCGGCGTGTACTTTTTTATGTCGAACAGCCAACGCTTTTTATGATCCGCAGAATTAGGATTAAAAGAATCTATTGTGTAATAATGCTCGAGATAAGGTAAGATAGGTAAGGCATTGCGTCTATACAAGCGTTTCAAAAGATTAAATATATCTTCCAAACTTCTACCTTCTTCAAAATATCTTTGTATTTCTGCAATATTAGCGATAGGGGTTTCTTGAGCTATTTTAGAGACCTCAGTATAAAATAAGTCATGCGCCTCTTTTTTAATCATCATCATGAATAGCTTCTGCATTATAAGACCTGCAGCGAGATAAGCTATTCTAGCTTTATTAGCATCCTCGGCGCAGAATGGTACCCCCGCTATAGACATAGAAGTAAATCCATCAATCACAAACGGCAATTTTATATTCATAAAATAATCATAAGTGCCATCCCTGATTAGCATGTCTTTTATAATTGGATATAATCTAAAGGTTACATCTGCGTCAGAACATCCATAAGGAAACAAGATATTCAATGGAATTTGACCATATCCTTGTTCCTCGTCAAAAGACACCCCTTTATTTGATTTCTTCCAAAGAATCAGCTCAATGTCATATCTACCTTTATCTGTATACTTTGCTGCCAGTTTCTCCAATTTTTGATCTGCATATTCGTCTACGGTTTGTATGCCGAACATTGTATCAAAAATAAACTTTCCATTATACACTTCTAAACCTAAATGTGTAAGCATCCACTGTGCATCAGCCGCACCATTATGCCCTATATAATGAATATCAGGAGAATTAAAGAAACTCTGTAAAAGTTCACAGACCTGTTCCTTGGTAGCGTCAAACACCCATTCTCCTTGCTCATTATTGAGATTAATATATGCAGCCTTACCTGGAGCCCAAGCAAATTGGATTGATCTAAGATACCCATCCACAAAGCACTGCTTGCCCCATTCGCAGTCCACACTGAATAATTTATAATTATTGGATTTAAAGTACTCTATTAACTTCTTAAGGTGATCAAATGTTGACACACATTGGTAGTCGCAAGGTATCTGTTGTATCGTTGTTCCTTGGAGAAAGTGATCATAAAAATTTGCTAAGATACGAATATCTTGATTAAGTTTATCATACAACTCAGGCTTATAATAAGCTTTATAGATACTACTAATTACAAAAACATGTGCGTTGTACTTCTCACTAAAAAACCAGGCTTCTTCAAGTTTAGACACACTTATTTTATAATTTAAAATAAAATCACAAGCTTCTGCACCGACACAAACGATTATCTTTGGATTACAATACTGCATCTCCTCCTCAAGGAGAGGTAGGCAATAATTTATATCTTTTTTAATACCCTTTAAAACAGACTGATTTAACCCATACTTCACCACAGAAGTAAAATAACAGTCGTCCAAGTCAATGCCGTTCTGAAGACATAAAGACCTAAACATTTCCCCTGCTCCAGATTTTAAATGCATGGGGGCAGAATATCTTGAGTCAATATCTTCCTTCAAAGGCGCAGGAACTAAAAACATTATATCTGCACCAAGTCTGCCAACACCATTAAGAAATACTACATTATCATTTTCAGGAGAAGTATCATCTTTTATTCTTTTAAGTGATAGATCACCACAAAAGTCCGATAAGCTTGGACAAGGTAACTCCATGTTTACCTTAGGAAAATTAATTTCAGTTTCTTTCATAATATCCCTTTCAAAAAGTAAAAGGAGATAGCACTCTGGCTATCTCCTTTTTGTGAATTTATCCACAAGCGGACCATCCGCAGCTATAACATTTTTTACAACCCTCTTCTCGCAGGACTTTACCCCCACAGACGGGACAGGTCTCTCCTAAGTCCAACTTACCAGCGCATTGTAACAACACCTTATTTATAGCTTTTACAATTGATGTGAAATCTCCTTCGGTTTTAGATAGCTGATGTATAATTTCTTTTAATGATACACCAGATTGAAGATTCAAAGCTACCAGTCTTGCCAAGGCTGTAAGCGTTGCCTTATCCGAGGACTCATTTGTTTTAACGATTTTGTAATGGAATTTGCCGTCCTTAGAAGTAAACTCAAATGTAGCTTTAGCTATTTTTCTTAATGTTCCATCCTTGACGTGTTTAGGTATAATCCTGCGGCGTTCAATCCACTCTCCTTCGTCATCAAATATATTATCCTCATTTATATCTATAAACATCTCAAAGGGACAATCTTCAAGAAAACTTACTATAAAGTAGTAAGAGACTCCTTTGACTGTTCTAAAGAATACCCTACAAGGCAAAACGTCTGGACGTTTATCAGCAGTTATTGTTGGGTGGATAATAGAAGTAGAAGTTGGATTTACGTCTTCTTTAGCATCTGTGGATTGTAAAACAGCACTCATAGAACCCTCACGATAAGTCGTAACTCCTTTGATTACTCCGCTATTATATGCGTCTAAATAAACGTTCTTAAACTGTTCATAAGGGTAGTCCTTACCAACATTTATCGTTTTACTTACAGCGGAATCCAAATGTGCAGATACGAGTTTCAGAATTTCCAGATGAGATTCAACAGGCAATTGCATAGCTGTTGTGAAAACTTCCTGTGGATATTCTAAATTATGATCCTTAATCCATTGATAGGCATAATCTCTTATGAGCACCTTCTTACAAAGACCTCTATCCTTATGTATCTGATACTCTACTCCATCTTCTCCTGTATAAGTTAGATACGTGAAGTCAGCATATTTAGCTTCTTTAAAGTACGCATTAGGTTTAAAGTCTCCTTCCCAGAATCTAGGGCATTTATCTCTTAGAAAATCTGGAATATTAGGCATTCCTACGATACGGTAGTACTCTAGCTGAAATACGGGTTCTACACCTCCTGAAATATTATTTGCCAAACAACCAGTATTTCCCGTGGGCTGTATAGAGAAAAGTGCAGAGTTTCGCACACCCACAACTGACAAATCTTTTAAAAGGGGGTCGAGAGCATCTTTCGGAAGACTACGGAAAGTATATCTCATTCTTTCTGCATGCTTCGCTGGATCACAATGTAAAAACGCACCTTTCTCCTGAGCTAGTAGCATACTGAATGCTATTGCAGTCAAATTGTACCTATCTAATACCTTGGATAGGAAATCCTTAGCCTCTTGGGAATCATACTTATACCCAAGCATCATTAGGACTGACCCAATTCCGGTTAGGCCTAATCCTATCCTCCTATAAGTCCTAGCCATATACTCATATTCCTCAAGAGGAAGATTTGCTATGTCTAAGACATTATCTAAGAACCTAACACATACGGGTATTATATAAGTGAATTCTTTAAAATCGAATTCAGCAATTTTTAATTCAGGATTATATTTAACAAATGCAGTTAGATTGATGGATCCTAAATTGCAAGATCCTCCGGCGTATAAAATTTGTTCGCCACATGGATTTGAAGCCCTAAGATACAGTTCATCAATATAGTTAGCGCAATGGGTCTCATTTGCCCTATCCAAAAACAGTACCCCTGGCTCTGACCTATTGCTAGTTGACTGCATTAGTGTCTCCCACAAGTCAGTAACCTTAGTAGTCTTATACACTTTCACAGGATAACCTTTAGACTCCCACTTCTTAAGATTTCCATCCCATTCTTTCTTATAGCTTTCAAACTCAGTATCTGGAAATCTAAGCTGCCATACATTTGCTTCGTCTATTTCAGATTGAGGAGCATTACTAACAATTAAAGATTTAACTTTAATAAGCCTATCCATAAACTCATTTGAAACATTTACGGACATATTCATTTTTGTTAAATGAAACGGCTTTTGTTTAGCTGTTATAAACTCGTATATATCTGGATGCCAAATGTCTAGTATAGACATCATAGCCCCTTTACGAATTTTCTTTTTCTCTGTCTTTCCCTTGGAATCTTCAAACTCTATTTGATAATCTCCTGGTCCCTCTGTAATGACCTCTGAAGTCTTATCAAATATTTCCATATACTTTATAGCTCCTGGAGTTCGAGCTCCAATGCCTTTAATAAAAGATCCTCTAGGTCTTATAAAGCTAAAGTTTAAACCCCAGCCTCCTTCAGATTTTAATGTAAGCATTTGCTTACGTAACACTTCTGTTATTCCATCAATGGAGTCAATGTCGTAAGACGGCAAAGGGGACACAAAGCAATTTGTCAGTGAAGCTCCTTTTAGACCACTTCCAGCATTTGCCAATATGCGTCCCCCTGGGATAAACTTAAAGTTTTGTAATATATCATAAAATTTATCTACATAAATATCATATAATTCACAAGGCTCCACTGAGGCAACAGCCTTTGCTACTCGTTTCCAAGTGTCTTCTATACAAGTTTCTCCTGGAAGCTTATACGTAACCTCCCATATCTGCTTAGAAAAATCGTTTGTAAAAACATTTTCGTCTGTGCTTACTGAATCAATATATTTACTCATAGTGTTGTGTAGAATCCTCAAATTAAATTAAATGTCAATACAATTCATACCTTCTTTTCAGGTCTAAAATAACGTTTTGATCCATTATTTCTCCTAAGTCTTTATAGGCTAGTGGATAATCTAATTCATCAACAGAAATACCTCCTAACATAGAAATACTTCTACGAAGTTTCGAAGCCGTGGAGTTTCCAACTGTATCGTGATCCACAGCCAAAATAATCCTATCAAACATACCGTTACTAATTAGTTTTAACTGTCCTACGGATAGAGAACCCCCCAAGTATGCACAGAAGGGAGGTCCCATACGAGCCGCGTCCATTACCCCCTCGCACAAACCTATCACTCTAGAACCGGGAGTTCTCTCAAGATTAAACTCTCTTGCTGCGTCAAATCCCATCAAGACATTCCCTGCCTTAGAACCTGGAGATAAATAATATTTTTTCTTGGCTATAGACGGATACACTCCTTCTATAGGTATAAACTTACCTTGAGAATCCTTTTCAGCCACTTTATAATACCCACTAATCCTTCCGTAGGGGTCGTCTACGAAATGAGCATAGAGTAATTTATCGTTTCCCACTTGTCTATCAAGTACCCTCGCCTGCCACAGCTTTGGTTTACCTAACTGCAGAGCGGTGAAAATTAAACAACCCTGGGGCGTAAAAAACTTAAAGGGGTCCACAACATAATTCGTGGTATCCTTTCCTAATTTTAGGTGTTTTAATTGAGGATTTTCCTTGACGCAAAAAGAAGTATTAAACTGCTTTACTAAGGAAGTCATATCTGTAAAGCCTCTGTCGTTCAGATATGCAACAGCCGGATGGTTTACTGGAAGTGCGTCTACTGGTATCAACTCCCCTGGGGATACCCAGGTGCTTTCCGAAGGTGAAGTGTCGCCAAACACCATAGCTGCAGATAATATGTCTTTGTTTTTGTAATTTTTGAGAAAAGGCTCCGGGTCCCAACTCAAATACCACTTATATGATCTGTCACGGTGTCTCACTTCGATCGGTCTCATTTCCAATAAGTCTTTTATATTATAAAACTTATTTGTCTTTACACATCGCGCCGCATGGTTGTGCCCTTCTGCTGCAAACTTCGATAAATTTATGTATAAATGTTTGGAAGATAATTCCTTAGGCCCATCTTCCTGAAGTAATTCCGGATCTGGTATCGATAGTTCCACATGGTTACTGTCTATTACATGAAGTTTTCCGGTGTAATGGATCATTAAAAGTCTAGTAAGCAATCTTTGTATTTGCTGACTCAACTTGAAGTTTACTGCATTACAGGTTCTTTCTAGAGAGGACAGGTCTATTTTTAGCATCCTGTCATTAAGGATAAATGTTTTTGAAGATGTCATAGCTTCTATGCTTTCTGGTTATGTTTATTATTGGGTTGAGTTCACAAGCACGTAGTTTGCATATAGCGTTCTTTCTTTTAAGCTTTAAATTGGATTATTTCTAAAAAACCCTTTGCCTATGATGGAATCGTTTTACGATTCCATCATAGGCTAGTAGTTTCTTTTAGATTATATAAAGAATATTCGATTTCTATTTATTACCTAAATATAATTTTGAGCCTTTTCCTAGAGCTGTTTTATTCTCAAAATTATATTTCTAAGTAAGCTGTCAAGGTTCAGGCTTGATAGCTTACTTAGCTTTAAGACACAAGCAAGCTTGTGTCTTAAAAGCATACCATTGGCAAGTACTTTATGGTGCCGTCAGGCTTAATATATAAGAGCCAGCAATGCGCTGTGTAGACTAGGATTAGGATATATCTTTACCACTTATCCTCCCCCCAGCAGTCTCTCAAGACCTTAGGTGCGTCTTTTATCCGCAAGCCCCCTGTGAATCTCCAAGGTTTTGCTTTGCTAACACCCGGGACTATTCGGCTCAAGACGCAGCTTAATATGGACTCAGCAAACCAATCTTCCACATTAACATTCTCGCTCAGTTTTTTCTTTAGTTTCCGGATTTTTCCTCAGATAACTTTTATCTTCCTGTTTTTTCTATATTATGAGTAATGTAATATAAAGAAAAGATCATAGCAATAAGCCTGATAACACACCAAAAAAAAAGCATTTTTTTACTCAAGCAGAACGTTTCTTTTAGATTATATAAAGAATATTCGATATAGACATTACTTCGGCAAATGGTATACGTTCGGCATTATGCCTTCCTGAATATCCCTCAAAAATTTCATAAATTCATAATTTTAGCTTACTGTTTTCCTAAGGAATTTTTTTATATTTATACGCATTAGACATTTACGTATATTCAAATTTTTTATTAAAAATTCTTGACGTATTTAAAACTATTGGTCACTATCGGAGTAATTAATTTAAACAACAACACCCTCATGAACAATAATACCATCCAGCAAATTGAATTTGATTACTCCCTATGGGATGAAGAATTACCCTATGAATACGTAGGAGAAGATGAGCATGATAAAGTCTTGGCGGATCTCTGCAAACTTCTCAGGACACCCCATGACCGTGAGCTTCATCTGCAAGTAACTTCAGATTACGACATACGTTGTGCAAATCTATTGCCTCACAGACATCAGGTACCTAAAGGCTTTAAGTATTCCAAGCCATATAACTATTCTGAAGAAGGCAGAAAACGAAAGGTTTATCTGATGCAACAAATCAATCTTAAAAAGGCTGAGATGAGAAAGGCTGAAGCGCTTGCTAAACAACAACTTAGCAATTCGATCGAAGGAGGGAATTCCGAAGGAAACACAACTCAAGAGGATTCTCAAGACGCGACCACGAGCAACCAAGGCTGGATTACCTCAGAGGGTCGCATTCACTTGCCTAAAAAGGGCATTCCTTCCATCAAGTTTCCCCAAGTCTATCTTCCCAAGTATAAAACTTACAGTAAATCCTATAACCGTATAACTATTGCAGATACACACTCATTGTATTTTAGAGAGGTAAAAGCGGATATTGTACCCTGGGATAATGAAGTGCTACAATTAAAATTTATATTTGAATCTGTTGAAAGGGACGGACTTAAATTCTCTAATACCATCCTGATTAGACCCAAATGGTCTGCTGCTGAACGCGCTGAAGACAATTCTCTTAAATTCTTTGAGCAATATCTTAAGAACCTGATACCCGCCTTAGGGGGCAGGCTACGTAAAACGACTTATCAAAAAATGATGTTTGAATGGACAAAGATAATGTTTGATGTCCCGGATTTTATGGAATACGACAGAACCAATTTAAGACTGATAACCCCCGGGGTTTCAAGCCGCAAGTATTCCTCCTGGAAACACAATATGGAGCGCATTCAGTCGTATTTTACTAAGTATTATAACCGTAAGGTCACTACAATACTACGCTATGATTTCCTTAACCCAAAGCATCACACAGTATACTTAGTACCTCACAGGTTTTTTAAGACCCGCACCAAACGTAGCGATCTACTTCCTGATATAAAACAAGCAATCGATAAAAGTATTAGTATATTTCAAGATCGCTACAATACTATATCCAAGATTGCATTGGATTCCGGGGAAGCTATGGAGAAAGTATATCCAATGGTAGGTCCGGGATTTTGGGGAAAAATTGATAAAACGAAGTATGAAATAGATTTACCTAAGGCGATTCAAGATCTAGAAACGCTAAAGAAAAAATTGAAATCTATGGGCATTAGGCAAGTATTTCGTCCTAGACTGGACTATATAATGAAGTCTGGGGCTAAAGTATATGGCATTATAGATAATCCTAAAACTTTAGAGGAAGAATTTTGTAACGACATGCGCAGAATATGGTATGCTGAAGATTTAAACACAAAGGAAGAGCTTACTCCACAAGTCCCACAATGGCACATACAGCGCTTGTTGTCTCAGCTATGCCGACACAAGAAATATAAGGATTTACCCATGGAAAGAAAGATTTATCTTACAGGACTGCTTAGACATGAAAATGATAAAATTTTTCATAATGACGTTGTTAAGGATCTGGAAGAGTTGCAGATTTATGAAAACAGAGAAAAGCTTTCCGAAACTTTAGCGGACTTTGTATTTCAGCAAAGATTTTATTTTATGCCAAAAGGACCTGTAGGTAGGAACTCCAAAAAGTTCGGAAATAGAGATAGATGTGCAATATACGATTTAGCAATAAAACCTTTATTATATAAGCTCGCAAAAGGCGTGATTGAAGGTTCTTGCAAAATTAATACATTTGTAGTTAATATTTTGGCTAAGGCAAAAAAATCTATCCAATCCTTATTCGGATACGGTAAGTTTTTTAAACAGTACCTTAATTACAAAAGAGGGGGTCTCACGTTTGCCCAATATGATAAATTAGCGGACAAATGGCAACAAGATAACGCTTACGTTTCAAACAACTTATGGATTCCCATCGTGGAGGAAGCTTATTTATCCTTGCACGATGGGAAGTCCCAGAAATAATTTATACACTTATATTACGTACGTTTAATATTTAGGCTATCCATTGAAGCTAATTCCACCTTTGTCATTACATTGGACATGGGACTCGCTTGCTCTTTCTCCACAAATCTTTGATACGCAAAATCCCTTATTACAGGATAGTGGTATGGAGGGGATAGTCTATTTTTCCAAAAGTTAAACGTTTGTTGAGACTTGTATGACGCCTGAATCTGATTAGACACTCTTGTTTTTGGATTTTCCAATCTGGAAATTCCCAAAGCCCAAGAAGCATCTTGGTCTAGCGTTTTACAGTCTGCTAGTTCCGTGATAGTAATCATTGCTATATTTTCAGCTTGTTTCGGATTTACTTGAGCCATAACTACACCAGCAAGATGTTTTTGCTTCATAACCTTACAAATATACTTCATAGTATAGTCGTAATATTCGTTTTTCTTTGCTTTTTCTTCTGGTGGCTTTTCAATGCCGCCACCAATCCAGTCAATAATTACAACATCAAGCCCGCCATTTAACTCTATAAAGCTATCTATAGCGTGTTCCAAACTGCTAGTTATTTTGTTTCCCTTTAAGCCCCAGTTTTCAAAATATAAATATGGCTTAACCAGCTGAGTGAATTCTTTTATTTCAGATATTTGTTGTTTAGACAACTTGTTATTATTAATGGCATGACGTATTCCGTCATTGATTAAATCAAACGGAATATTTGTACTTAGACTCACACATCTGGGAACAAGATTCACCGCATGCTGCTCTGTAGATATAAATAATACCTTAAAGGCATTTAATGCGAGTCCAACAGCTAGCTGACATGCAAACACAGTCTTACCCCCAGAGGGTAGCGACGCTACAATACCGGTTTCTCCCTTTTTCAATCCACCAGCCAACACCCTTGTAAATATAGGCAGTGTAGCCACCGGCATGCGATACCCCCCATTATCGGTATCCTCAAAGTCCACAGCATCCTCAAAGGACATGCAGGTGGAGTCTTCAACGGATAAACCATCAGTTGCAGATTTAATCTTTGTAATTAACTCTTCTGCGGTTATCTTAGAATTGTAGGTATTTGTTGTTATTTGAGCTACACGCCTTAATTCTAACCAAAAAGCTAATCCAGATTTGGCAAAGCTAAAAATAACTTCCTTATTATCCAAAGAATCTGAAATAAGTTTTCTTATATCAGACAAACTTTCTTCCGCAAATTTTACGTCTTCTATACTAAGCTTGCCTAAGTACATCTGGTCCCTCAAAAGACCCATTACAAAATTAAGATCTACACCTGTGTCAGTTCTAGATTCATTTTCTGCTACTTCTGAACTTTTATCTCCTAGGGCGTTATAGAACACAACAATACCATCGTAAATATTATTATGAATACTCTTACTAAAATCTTCATATGCTCTATATGTCCCAATTTTTGCATTAACTCGGTCTTTACAATATACTCTCCAAAAATCATAACTTAAAACCATCGCCGCAAGAAGGTATTGTTCAAACAATCTTGTATTGCTTCTAATCAAACTTTTAATAGCAGGATTGTCCGTGACGGCGATGTCTCTGGAAGACTCGTTCGTTGGCTGTTGTGTTGGGGATTCTATATCCATGAAAAATCTAATAATCCTTTCTTTTCTGCAATAGCCGTTGCCAGACCTTTAATATTTGCAAGATCCTTTTTGGCGTCATCTAAATATTTAGACCTAACTATATCATCCTCTGGGGATAAGGATAGTCTAAGCCAAGCAGGAATTTGAAATCCTCCCAGTCTTAAGACCGTAATATGAGAACCTCCTGGATGTGATTTTAGAAAATTTCTAATTATCTCCACGGCTTTTTTATATTCCTGGTCCACATATTGTTCCGCAGAAATTTGTGTCTGCTTCCCTACGGTCTCTTGATATTGCTGTATTCTACGTTCAATTTTTGAGTTTATGAGCGTTGCAGGAAAAATGGTTATGCCTCTTTTCCCCCAAGTGTCAAACACAAAATCAATATAAAATTTTTCAGTTACATCTAGCTGTTGACATTTTTCGGAAATTTTTTGCCAGATGTCTACCTTGTCATATTTAGGCATTAACTTATAGAACGGGTTACGCTCCTTTTGGCGCATAATAAAATATTCTCTAATATCTTCAATTCTTACTGGCATAAGCATCTCCTTTAAGTAATAGCTAAAAAAAATATGAATAAAGTGAAGTAAAAATAAACGATTCAAGGAGTCCCATTTGTATGGGACTTTTAAACCTTGAATCAAATTATTTTTTTTCGGCAGTTGTAAATACAGGAAGCCGCCGCAGGGAGAAAGGAGGAAGCCCTGCGACGGCTCGAGTAGTTAACAATCATTTTACCAATTATCCAGTTGCCCAGATTTTAGCCTTGCGAGATTCCCCGTGTGGCTTAGCCTCTTGGTGGCGGCTGAATGGCTTAAACTTATAAAATTTAATTAAATATTAATGTACATAACTTCATCTTAATGTCCAGAAAAAAACATATTTTGTTAGTAAAAGTAAAGCCAGAGATTGTCTGCACCCTATCAACCAGGTGTAAATTACTACCTGTGAGGGATTCGGCGTAGTATTTTCTTATTGCACCACACTCTTTCAGTGGCCTACCTTAGCGATAAGGCGTATACTCATACTTTTTGACTGACCGTGACAATCTACGGAAAGGTTGCTACCCTTTATTTGACGCCTCTGGCAAAATTTACTCCGAGAGAAGGGCTTGAACCTTCGACCAAGTGATTAACAGTCACCTGCTCTACCACTGAGCTATCTCGGATTTATGTTAAGATTCTACAAGAAACACATCTCCTATTGGAGTACTCAAGACATGCAATCCTTCTTTGTCAAGAAAATCTGAGTTTACCCCAAAGTAAAAGCTTTCGCCTTTGTGTTTTACCTTAAAAATATCTATGTCAATAATATCTCCAGAGTCATCCAAACCTAATGTATCTTTATAATAAGCTTTAAGTAATGGACTTTTGAACATTTCGGATTTGGTGACTATTGGGGAAACTAAACTAGATACATTAAGCTTGTTGACCGAGGCTTGTTGGCAACATTGCGTTGCCAGTGCAGCCTGAGTCTTTCTCTTTATCTGTTTTAAAATTTTTAGTTTGTTGTCCACTTTATTAAACTTTTATGTAAATAAATTGAACAAATTAAAAACTAAAAATCAATACATTTTTAAACATTTTTCAGTTTTAGCTGAAAAATATCTGCAGTGCATATTCTAGCTGGCATTACCAAATACCTTGGGTGCATTATCATCATATAATGTTCTCCACTTGCAGTTTTGATCATAACTATATCATACCCACAATAGAGATCTTCGATTTTACTCGGACATTTAGGCATAAACCTAACCACATTAGTATAATCAGGTATACACTTTGAACGTACGGCTTCGTCTAACAGTGCAAATAAAAGGTTATCTTGCACTTTAATCCCCTCTTCAAAACTTTCTACTTTTATGATACTCTTGCGGGAACTAGTCACTGTGGTATAATCTACAAAGTTTAAACCTGAGGGATTTGATATTTCTATACGAGTCCTTTGGTTGTACTCATTTGTTACTAAGTTATTACTATTAAAATAATTCTCTAGAGTGTCATTTATAAATGGTATTTTAGTACAAGCATTTATGTGGTCTAGATCCTTATCTTCATATGGTTTAACGATCCTAGATAAAGCTTTAGCTATAATAAGCTTTATAGTGTCATCTAATTGATCACCGTAGGTTTCTTTAATTCCTATTTTTATTCCATAAAGGAACTCGAGCGCACTTAGCAGCATATCGCTTGTGAACACAGTACACAAAGAGGTAGACTCCACAATGCGTGAAATCGAGTTTTCTTTAAGATAGATTTCCGAGTTAAATACTCCCCCGTTCGCGTAACGACCTTCGTCCAAATAAGCCCTCGTTTGATCCAGTTCTTTTGTATCACTCCTAAATATAATTTGGAACAATGCATTACTAAGATCTATAACAGAATACTTTCCGAGTACTGGAGTGAATGTTTTAATGGAGTCACCCCAAGTATCTTTTACATTGGCGGATTCCGCATTATTTATATACAACCCCACGATACCCAATATATTGCTGTCATATATTGCCTGCTGTACAGCACTTTCATAGTTGCCAAGGCACACTCTATAGTTGCATCCTGCAGCGCTATGTACTGAAGCTTTATGTGCATAGACACTTGGACGCGCTGATCCCAGATATGTGATTGTATTCACATTTATTGGATCAAAAATCTGATCGACAATGTCGTCTACATGATCATTGAGTGTATTAGCATTTTTGCTATCATCAATTATCTTTAGAACTTCGTATCTTTTAGGGCTTTTAGAATAAAGAGATATACCCGTGGAAGAGCTTACTTTACCTCTGCCAAAGTCTACTGGAATATACAATCCAAGTACTCCAAGTTCATATTGTAAACCCGTCCTAGGATCTGTAATAGGATTTGGTTGGAAGGATACTTCAATACCGTCCTTGCACAGAATTACTTCTATAATTTTTTTATTTTTTCTCAGATTATTAATCTGAGTAATTATATTATCGCAAGTGGAGATGTCTTGTTCCTTTGTGAAGTCTAGATCCTTACATTCCAGTAACTTTTTGTTTAGCTTCTCAATTTCTTTTAGCTTTTCATTTCTTGCTTTTATTAAGCTGTTACTGTCGATAAAGCTATCTAGAAAACGTTTCCAATATACGTGGAAGCAATTAGTTTTAGTTATATAATTGATGAGTGCCTGCGTTGTAACACCTTTTAAGTGTACTATATCGTTGAGGCACAACATTGTAGAGTTATAATCCTCATCGTATTCTATTAGATCTCCTAAATCCATGCTAAGGTCACCTCTGATCTTAGACACCCAGTCCATATACATATGGGGATGCTTAAATGCATTTCTTATAACTACTTTACTTATATTGTTTTGAAATATATAAGGTTCTAGTCTGTTACTAAGATACTTAATCTGCTGTACTTTTTGATCATTAGTAGTGGTGCTATCAACAAGTATTTCGGATAAAGCAATTTGGAAATTAAGATCTCTAAATTCTGTCGTGTCCATATTGCTGACTGTCACGGGTAACGATAACTGTGCCGCTACTGGATTGAAAATTCCGTAGATAGCCTCCATGTTTTGCGACAACAACAATAGGTCACTATAGTAGAACATTTCGAACTTGTCCGACATTGGTGTTATATCTACAAAGTCAAACGTATTTGAGTATCCAATGTCTAACTTTGGGTATATACGCCTCCAATTATATGCCTGTGTATAAGGTCTCATATCAACAAGTTCAGCCTTATCCGGAATTAATCCCATTAACATGCTTTGGTGACACTCTTTTCTGTCTCTTGTATCTGGGACGGACATTGTTGGACCGTTATAGAAACAATCTTTCAGGTATTCTGTCAACTTACCTCCAGTGTGTTCTTCTATGGAATTCTCCATTACCACATTAAATACTTGTGCTAGATTCCTTGAGGAAGAACATTTATCTCGTTGTATTGTGTAGATACCCGGAATCCCTTTCCACCTAAAAACTTTATGCCCGTTTTCTACACGGTTGTGGAAAGGTAGCACTTTGTAGGCCACGGGTAGTGACGCAACTGTTAGTATTTGGGTAACACTTTTTACCCTGAACGCTTTCATATCCAAATATATATTATCTGGAATGTAAACTTTCAGATTTGTATGAGGTAACACTTCCGTGGGAAAATCTGAAATAGTATTTTTCCATTCTGCTACCGTTTTATCTTTATTTACCGCATAATCATAAGTTATAAAGTTGAGGGATATAGCCTTGTATTGAGCTTCTTTATTTTTTGCATACTCATGAAACGCGTCTAACAGTTCGTTTAAATAGTCTAAGTTTTTTATCAACTGTAGATACGATGTAATGTAAAAATAACCTTTATCTAGCTCTAATGCTATATCTTTTATAAGTTCGGAAAAATCCAACAATCCCTCCAAAGTAAGCCTACTAGGAAGATAGAGGTTATTGTACAATTTATCTCCAAAGTCAACCCCACGCATTAGGAGTTGGCAAAGATATGCATTGACATTTCTTGCTTCATCAGTAGTCCTCTTATTCTTTAAGAACTGTATATCTTGAAAGAATACCAAATGCCTACTTAAATTTTTTCTAAGGAGAGCATATTTTCTACTTGTTTTAACTTGGTCTATTAGATCATCGAATAGCGTTTTAATGATATAACTTTTTGATTCATTAAATCCCTTCAGTTTTTCATTTATTTTATTTATTTGTGTCGTATCACTTGCCGATAAATACTGTTTTAGTATTTTAAGATAATAAGAGGGTTCCACAAATGGTATAAAAATTCTTTCATCTCTGGAATTAAAAAATAAAATTGTGTCAGTCTTGGACTTTGGCCATATCTTTACACATCCAAATGGGAAGCACTCGTTGTGACTTGATGGGTCAAACGTACCACTGCATCCTGTAATGTTAAACTTATCTACATCTTCCGTATACCCAGAAAACCGTTCCACTTCATTAAATAGTGGACGCAGTACTTTGTACCTATCTAACAGAGAATCACTATCTCCAAATATATCATCTATAAATTTGCCTATTACAGGAAAAATACAGTATGGATTATTATAATTAAAAAATAGGTCCGTCTCTTTTCTAGATAGAGATGGTTCATTCCACACGTCTAAAAGCTTCTTTTCATCTATCTCCAATAAACCCGACTTAGTATTAAGCTCAAGTTGGGATACTTCGGTATCTTCTATTTGTGTGGAGTCTACGTTAAACATTGCGTAGATTCCCATTAGCCAATTAAATGAGTCTTTTTTCGGAATAGTTTTCAAGTATTCCACAGTAGCCATCGGCACCTCCATGAGAATACGGTGCCTGTAAGGAATGGAATAGCTAAACTGTTTCTTAAGTTTTATATTACGCTTTTTCTTATTAAAAATATCATCAATTGTCATCGTAATTTATCTTCCTTTCTAAATTAAAAAAGGGAGCTATAGATTTTCTATAGCTCCCCGACACGGTTAAAATTTCTTACAGACTAGTTACCTTTAGACTGAGTGGCAATCTGAATGAAGTCGCCATCATTCGGAATTACGAATGCGGCGTCTCCAGAGATATTATCCCCAGCACCATTCAGGCGAACGTCCCACATACCGCTTTCTACGTCTATGCGAACATCCGGGAAATTGTCCAGGATCATCTTTACACTCCAGTTAGACGGTACAGTTACTTCTCTGAGCTGGGACTGGAACGGAACTACCGTGACCGTTTTTGTTGCAGCTGGTGTTTCAGCTTCATCTTCTGCCGTGACACGGTTGGTTTCTTCTTCTTGAGGTTCTTCTACCTGTGTTTCTTCTTCGACTGTGTTGATATAGTTTATCACATCTTCCTTCAAAGAGCTGAAGGAACCCCAGTACTGGTACATATCACCTTCAGATATTATCTTATTCCTTCCGCGAATAATGCGGTCCCTTATGAGTTTTGCAACATTGTAGTTGATGGATTCTGCGATGGTTTCGATGATTTCTTGCTTTGTCATATTGTTTATTCCTTTTTTATTGTTGATTAGTTGTTGATTGGTTGTTGATTGTTTAATGATTGGTTATTATTAATTAGTGTTTTTACTATACCCTATACATAAAGTTAAAGTTAGGGCAAACAGAAAATAAAAGTTCAAACTCTGGGAAAATTTTTACCTTTTCTTCAGTCTGATCTTTTTGTGACACAGTCCATTTAATAAACTGCCATACAGCCATGGAAGCTACCATAGAAGAAGAAGCTCCCATCATTAGTTTAGTTCCACATTCACTGGTCTCAGCTTGGTCATCCGAGTACAGCGTCTTTTCCCAACGTGTTTGTCCGACTATGTCAGTAGGATTAAATGTATATACCCTACCTTGTGTTGCGGACAAGCGTGTCTCAACACATATTTTTGTTAACGAATATTTTAAGCAGTTTTCGTAGATCTCCTTTCTTGATGCCATTGTGTCGGTTAATAGAAATACAACATCCCCTAAAGCACCTGTGGAGCTATCCACAAATTCTTTATGTGTTATAATGTCTATATCCGTTATTGATTTGATAAGTTGTTTTAGTGCTTCAACTTTTGGTTTCCCAACGTCTCCAACACCATACAACTGATTGGGAAGATTGTGGCTTTCCACCTCGTCGTTATCCCACACATGGATATTTTTTATACCCATTTTTGCTAACTGTAAAACGACATAGGAGCCAGTGGCGCCAGCTCCTATAACGTCTATACGCAAATTTTTACTATTGAATTGGTGTGGGTCAAGGAAGTGTGCTTGCCTTTCAAAATCAATTTGTTCAAAATTCATTGTTATTTGAAAAACTCCTTATTTGTTAATTTACCTATTTCTCTAGACTCTTCAGGTTGCTTTAGTATAACTCCTTCGTCATAATTCGGTTTTTGATAATCTTTGTCTAGTGCGTTATCGAAAGGATGACCCCAGTGATTGCAATTACGGGATTCATCAAACTTGTCCATATATGAAGGAGTATTCCAACCCCCAATACTATAGTAACTTGTCTTGGGTTTTATCTCGGACACTTTAGTCCTTATATCCTCAAGAATTCCCATAATAGTTTCATCTGGAAGATTCCATTTTGTTTGAACCTCAAGATCTTCGTAAGCGATTCCATGCTCAAAATCATAGAAATCTACTCTTATGTCTCCTCGTTTATTAAATATAGCCGCAATAAGATACGGTTTTGTTTTAAACGTTAGAGCATTACTTAAATCTTGTGCACTAGGGGACACTGTCATATCTACGTGAGAATGACCCCAGAAGTTTAAAGAGTTTAATCGTTGCTTCTTCTGAGCAGTTGTAAGCGTCTTATCTTGAATGATACTAGAAGTTAGTTCATTAAGACCTTCTGCCGACTGCTCAGTAGTTGTAGCACTACGCTCTTGCTTTGTAATAAATACATCCGTAATAACATATATCTCACTATTGGGGTTATGGGAAACACTTCCCATAAATCCAATTTCCATAGGCTCATGGTCAACAATAAACCTGATCTTTTCAAAAGCCTTAGAGTCAATGTAAACTTTTGGTATAAAAAACTTTTCTGTATCAAGAATTTTTATATTCATAGTATTACTTTCCAGTTGATCCAAACCCACCCAAATTACGCTCACTTTTACTGAGTTCCCCATTACGCTCAAACTCTACGTGCACAGTGGGTTCAAACTTTACCTGTGCAATACGGTCCCCCTTATGGTACGTCATTGGACGATTACTGATTATATATTCGTCTACTGCACGTTTAAAAATAGATTTCCATCTCTTACACAAACCTATAGCTCCAGAGTCATTTAGAGCTTGTGTTTTCGTTTTTTCGATTCCTATTTTCAATGCATTTATCATAGTAATCCCCGGTAATTTATAAAGCACTACACCCCATTCATTACGGTAGTCACTATCAATAGTTCCAGCCTTTACAGTTACCCTGGAACCAACAGGCATTGAACTGCGCTCTAGCAATCTCGCCCCATACCCAGCTGGGATTTCCGTATGAAGACCCGTTTTTGCTATTACAATTTCCCCAGGGAAGATTGTGACATCTTCCTCTAAGTATACATCAGCGCAATGGGCGCCTTTGGATTTATATTCGGGAGCTTTTGCAGCCCCAGTGTATTTTACAATAATTTTTGTATCCATTTATATATTATATGGTTAATGTTTCTGTTTTTTTAGAGTGAAAGCCCTAACTTTTCCTTACACACTTCATAAATTTCTTTTGTAATTTCAGTTACATCCAAAATTTTAAAGTAGTAAGAAGTTCCTTCTAAGTGAAAAAATCTATCACCATCCTCACTTTTCACAATATTCAAAGTTTCTCCCCAATCAAGTTGGTCGTTTAAGATTTCCCACACACCTGTATCAGGTTCTTCGATAAACTCTTCTAAGGTAACAGTAGGAGGACTAAACACCGAAGAGTCAAAGCAAATAACTTGCTTTCCTATAAAGACCAACTCACTTGTGTCTACTTTTTCGGAGTATTCACCAGATATTTCCTTTATAGCATGTGCATTAGCCATACTCATCTCGTTTGGCATTGCTTCAGGCTCTTCTTCGTAGTAAGAGTCTTCCCCATAGTCTTCAGGTTCTATCCATTGTTCTATCGCCACTAAGTAAAATTTATTATCTTCCTCAGTATCCATAAGTTTACAATTTAAAATTTTCTACATTCTCAAGTATATCTATAGTATATCCTAGATTTTTATATGCATTAAGTCTTAAGAAAGAATCTCTTACAACCATAGCATCACCACCCGCAGGGTTACAACTAGAAGTCGGTGTAAATAGAAAATCTATCATTATACCTTCTTTTTTGTTCGGTTTGATCTCTGCAAGTCTTCCTGGTTTTTGAGTAGCCATTATTCCGGCACCCCCACCACAACAATTGATTTCGCATCGCAATTCGTCAATAGTTACCCCAGTTGAATATATATTTGAGCAAATACATCTTTTTATTTCATTAGATTTCATTTTTGCAAACAAGTCATGACGCTCTTTTTTGTTCTTCATAAGCTTATCCATAGCAATAACACTTTGATTTACAAACGTTGATAGTGTTTCAGCTTGCTTAGAATTCTCAATAAAGACAAGCGTCTGGTAGTCTGCAGGAATTATATTGTTACAAATATTTCCAACTAAAGCATTAAATTCAGAATTTTGCTGTACTATATACTTATAAGCCAAATCTCTTCTAGTATAATTCTTTGGTCTGAAAGGTACTTTTATCATATACACGTGTATTGGGCATAGTGCACCGAGAGCAACACACTCAGCATACGTTGTTTCTGATAAAATGGGACCCATGATTCCAGTAATAAGAATATCTTCCCCTCCCCAACGACCATCAGTAGTGGCTCCAAATCCCAATATTCTGGCATTGGAAAATCTTGGGAAAAAAGGTGCTCTACTTTCGGTGACTGCGGCATGGGGCTCATCTACTAAAACTAATTTTGTATTTTCAAAATCTAGTTTATGCATTGAGTCCAAAGAGCATACCGTAATATCTTCAGAGGGGTACTTATTTTTACATCCCGTAAACAATCCCTTTACTTCACGCCCAGGACAACATTGTCGAATGGTATCCATTGTCTGCGGAAGTAGGTCAATTCCAGGGGCTAGCACTACAGTTGAAACCCCCGGAAACGCGTTAATAGTATTTGTGATTAACCTGGTCTTTCCATATCGAGTTGGACATTTAAATAATCCGCTTCGATTTTTATCCAAACCTTTTTTAAGCACTTCTTCTTGATTGAACCTTAATCCTCCTAGTTTATCGTATTGGGGCTTTGGAAACGGAGCTCTTTTGTCTATAACAACACACTCGGGATAGTCTTTCCGCACTATATCAACTACCGTATCAAGCATGCCTTGAAATGTTTGGTAGATGATTATCCCATTCTTAGAATCTGGCACGCAATTAAATATGTGTTTGGTTGTCTTTCGCGTGATTCTTTTTCTTTGTGCCGGATTATAGACTAAATCCTTTTTTGTATATTTTAAACTAGCTTCCAGTTCTCTGTTACGCTTGGGAAGTTTTACAACTAGATCATTGTTAGTCCAAATAATTTCACCACACATACAATGTCCTTTGTACTATTCTTATTTGCTACCTTCTGCTGATTACTTTGAGGATTTGAAACGTCTAAAAAGGGGTTAACCCTCGCACGTTCCACCATTTTCCGGCAGGTGTTTTTTACAGCCTTTTGAACAGATTCTTGCATAAACTTATCTTGTTTCATTTTATTTATATCGTTATAGTTGTGAGAATTATTTATCAGTATTATCATTTTTCTTATAATATTGAGAATGTTCCAAATTTTAGTTTACTTCCAAATTGTGATACTCCTATTTTGGTGCATACCTGACGTAAGCTATCAAGGATGAATTGAGGCGTCAGTATACCTTTAGGAGTAAACTCAATGGAAAGTTTGCCGATAGTATTTTCGCTTATAGTTTCAAATTTTTGCGTGTGTCCATGTATATTAATTTCTTGTATTTTAAAGTTGCATATATTTTTTAGTTTTAATCCTGATGAAATATTTACACATTTCAAAGAAGGATGAACGCTGTAAAAGTAATCGAGAAATTGATCCAGGAATAACTTTACTTCTTTTTTTTCTACATTTTTGAATAGAATGGGTCTAACTCCCAATTCATTTACAGCGCCACTGCCTAAAAATACACTGTCCAGCTTTATCTGTGGTGTTATTATCATTGTAGTAAATAAATTACTAAAGTTTTATTGCCGTAGTAAAAGCTGTGTCGATGATACTATTATGGTCAACAATCCATACCTGACCACCTTGACCCATGAGCATATTTCCGATATTTTCCAAAAGCTCTCCGAGTGCACGAATAGATTCTTTATCCAAGTGGGTTGTGGGTTCATCCAGTACTAGGAATCCTAAATCTGGGCATATAATTCTCTGAATGGCTAATTGAAAAGCTATAGATAATTTTATTTTTTGACCCCCAGATAATTGATACATTGGATACCAATACTTATCTCCAGGTTTATCAGTGCGCTGGAACTTAAATGATAAGTCTTCTTCAGAGGCGCGATCTTCTATTTGTATAATAAAATTAGCATTCATATAAGCCAAATATTCGGATATATATCCTGAAATTGACTTAAACAAATAGTTTATATAGTTTTTAATCACACCATCTTGAGGTTGTAATAGTTGTTTGATTCGTGATAGTTCTTCTATATCACTATATGCTTTTGCGTTAGATGCTTCAAGTTTAGCAATCAAAGCCTTATCACTTTCGATTTGTTTTTCTAGATTCTGAATAACTTGATGTTCCGCTTGGAGTTGTCTATATGTTTCCATCGCCGCAGAAGCAATTTGCCCAACTTCGGAAACTGAGATGAATTGATTAAAGGTTTCTAGAACATAAGCTAGCTTGATATCACCTTCTATACTTGACCGAATTTGCATTAATTTATGCGTGCGAATACTATCATTTATTTGGGTAATATTCTTTTTTATATCTTCTAAAGAATGTTCCTGCGTGGATTTTGACGATTTGAGTTCTGTCAATTTTAGCAGGATGTTCTTGTAAGATTCTATTTTACCCTGTGTTTCGCGTAAGCTCAATCCAAGTGCAGCGATATCCCCGTCTAGTGACTCAATACTAAAATGCTCTACGTCTCCCACACCCATAGAGCGCAAAGACTCAATACTCTGCTGCACCGAGGTGCTTAAAGGAGTAACCTGATTCTTTTCCCAAAGCGTTGAGTAATAGGGTAACTTAGATTTTATTTCCGTATAATTGGAAATAATATTATTATATTGTTGTCCAATTATATTTTCATTAATGATCTTTGTAAGATTTTCTTGTTTACTCTTATGCTCATTTTCTTGTGTCTCAAGGTCACTTAGTTTTTGCTTATTGAATCTTATAGTACCTTCGCATTGCGCTTTAATAGAAGTTAATTCGTTTAGTTGTTTAGTTATTGCAGGTAGTTCATTGGTTGTGATATGATCAATATTTTTATCAATCTCCGTTATATCCCCGTCGCAAACTTCTTGACCCAACATTAGTTTCAATCCACATATAGGACAACTTGCGGTATCTTTATTTACTTTATTTTTTAGCTTAAGCTTTGTTTGCTTTAATGCATTTAGCTGAGACACCACTGTATTATGAACTGTCCTTTTCTGCTCTAGAGAAGTTATTGTAGGAATAATTTCTTTAATTCTAGCTTCAGAGGATTCTATGCTACGGATACAATTTTCTTTATCTTTACTTATTTGGTCTATCTTTTCCTTGCAACGTTGAAGCTCCAAAGTAGCCGAAGTAGTAAGATCATATTTAGTTATAACATCCTTAATTTCATTAGGCGGAAATTCATAGAAAACCGTATCTCTTAATTGTTCAAATTGCTTTACGTCATCCCAAGCATTTTTTAAATTAGACCAAGTGCTTTTAATGATTTCTTTATTCTGCAGTAAAGCATAACTTTGATTGAGATTTTTCTCCTCTTCTTCCAATTTTGAAGTTGCAATTTTGATTGCTTCTTCCTCATCCTCAGATCCTAGGTCTTTAGCTGTAAGTAAGAAGTTCTTTCTTATCTCAGCAAGCTTTTCCATTCCTGCTTGCAAGGAAGATTCCCATCGGGCATGTTCCGACTGTTTGTGTACATAGTCAGTTACCGCCTCGGAAATTTGTTTTACGAAGTCCTCATCTACATATCGCATATTAGCTTCTTGGACATTCTTTTCCCAGGTTTCAGTTTTGGCACTTAATTCGCTAAGTTTTACCTCGAGATTATTTTTGAAGCTTCCAACATCGGTAACTGAAGAACGCAGTTTGGTCAACACTTGATCTACAGCATATGATCTCTTGGAAAGAAAATTCAAATTCAATAATTTCGAAAATAGACTTAATCTTTCAGATAAACGGGGACTGAGAATATTTGCAATCTCCCCTTGTGATATGAATATTGCACTCAAGATATTTTGCTTGTCCACCCCTAAAATCTGATCCATCATTAGGTCAAATTCTTTTGCCTTTGTTATGGGCTTCTTTTGGTCTCCGTATACAAGGCTGCGAGTGGTACCCTTTTGGGTGATTCCTCTTTTTATAATACCCTCTTTACCATTCTTTTCAAAAATACATTCTATTTCAGCGGAAGCCTCACCTTTCTTAATGTAAGTTTGAATATTGTTAGTTGTATCTCCTGTAAAGGCGTACTGCAGAGCTGTTACAATAGTGGATTTTCCAGATCCATTTTTGCCAACAATACCCACAATGGGTCCATTAATTTGTAACTCCATGTTGGAATGTTGTCCAAAATTCTTTAATTTTAGAGTTTTAATAATCATAATATGTTCGTGTTATATTAAAATTAGCGCGTTAGTGTTACTATTTCCCTAATAATACTTGATATGTATAATTAGCTATATCAAACTCCAGTGGATTATAATGCTCAACCTCCCATAATGCGTTAGGTAAAAAGAATTCTTTTAATTCTTTTTCTTTAGGTAGAGTCATTCCTCCAAAGAAATGAATTCCTTTTGTGCTAAGATTTTTAATCTTTATTATATATCTTGGATTTTCAATTATTTCTTTAGGGAATTGGATATGCCTATATACACTTATGTTATCAACAATTTTTGCCATGCCCAATGCCCCTAAACTACTATGTTTTAAATTGTGTATCTAAAAATACTCTAAACAAATCCAAAGCCTTCAAGACTTGATTCGCACTTATAAGCCCTTTAAACGATGAGTCATCGGTTTTCGTAATAAGCCTTAATGCAATGGTTGTGACGGCTTGCTTAAACCCATTTATAGTTAAAGCATAATATCCTAGAAATGCCTTACGATCCTTATTTCCAGAATACCATAATGCAAAATTATGTGGATCAAATTTTGTAAGTGTATAATTTTCGAATTGAAACAAACTTTTACCCACTTCCATTTTTGGAAGAATTGACGTAAGAGATTTTTGTGTCTTCTTCTTATCAGTTATAACCTCAGAAGTCTCCTGTAATTGCGTGTCTCTGAGAATTTCAACTTTTGTCCTACGTTTTCTTTTAGGTTTGTCGTTTTCTGATTTTAGATCAGATATTTTTTTAGCAATATTTTTATTGCTAGATATTTCCGTTATTTGAGATACAATTGGAATTTTACGTTTTACTGAGGGTTTTCTTCCACGCTTTTTAGGCGTGGAAGATTTAACTATGTCATTCTCAATTGCTTGTTTTAATTTTGGTTTATTTTTTGAGCCTTTAGGTCGAGGCATAAATTAAATCCTTTCTGATATGACAAATATTAAGAAAGTTTCAAATACAGGATAGAGCACACGTACGCCCTTTAGAATATCATTCGATAAATCTGCCTGGTCAATGCCTTCTTGATATTTCTTTTTGAACTCAACAAACTCTTCAGGAGTCACATTTTCATAGGCAACAGCATTTTCTAGTTTTGCATTAAGTGGTATAGTAGCATATTTACTTGCTTCTGCAGATAGACATAGTGTACCTTGTAAAAGACTTAATGAAAATGCAAGTTGTCGCAAAGAAGTCCTTTTTCCAGAAGAGTACCTATTGCAATGCCACATTTCCGAAAGATCCACTATTTGAATATTTGCTTCTATATTTGTAGTTCTAAGCCTATTGTGGAGGTATATGGATTCCATAGTAGGAATAACTTGCTGAGTATAAACTTCTTGAACACCCAATATTGCGCTACGCTGTAATAAATAAGGTATATCAAAGTAAGATCCTCCCCAGGTAATTAGATACACGGGAGTTGTGGCTTGAATAACGGAAGGTGCTAATTCTGCGCAAGTTTGATAGAACGACTTTAGAAGTAACGATTCTTGGGAGTCCTTTTCCTGCTCACTCATATTATCTTCCATAGTCGAATTCCACGAGCACCAGCTAAAATCATTATCACCCCAAGACACAACTCCTAGAGAGATTGCTATAACTCTTCCAGTAACAGCTTCAAGAGCTCCATCATTTAATGATTTCAATTTTGCAGCCTGAATTTTTTCCAGAATCTTATCAGGATCTTTCAAATTACCAACTGCTACAGACTTTTCATCAAACGGAAAACTTCTGGAATAATCTGTGGAAGTTTTAATTTTTAGTATTATTTCTTTGATATTGCCTGGATGGTTTTGTACACTAAAATTAGAGGAACGGTTAAAATATATCATAGATTTAAAAATTTTGTTAATGATTCTTCTGGGTTTATATTTTTGTCAGTTAACGATTTAAGTAATTCTGCACCTTTGTCAGTTAGACCTAGACGCATGTTTTGCATGTCATTAAGTTCCTTCTCCACAAAAGCCGGTAATGACAAGATATTGTCAGAGGATACTTCTGGATCATTAGCCACACTTTTTTTATCTTCCTCTGTGAAAACTACCTTTTTAGTTTTTACAATACTTTGCACTATAACATTTTCCTTATTATTAATTATCAGCTCATTAATTCTTGAAAGAACATTTGCAACTTCTGGCTTATAATATACAATAACAAAAGCGCGTGTTCCTTTTTGATTTACACCGTATCTTGTAAGCGTAGCAATTAGGTTGTCAAGGTCTTCTTCCGAACATATTAAATCCGAACGAATACGTACGTAATCGCAGAGAATTTCGATAGGTTCACAAGTATTAGACTGAGTATCAAATACAAAAAAATATTTTTTTATATCTTCATTTGATTTCGTCATCTCAATAGAACCTGGGGATACGAATGTCACGTTATTTAAGACCTTTTTGTCAGTTACATGTGTATCTCCTATTACTACTAACTTTACATTTGGAAAATGATTGAAGTCAAAATCTTCTTCTATGCTCCAATACTGCGTAGTTTTATCATTGTACTGCACAAACTCTTTACATCTTGTATGCATCACAATTACGGTTACATTTGACGGGAGAGACGCCAATTGCTCCTGTATTTCTTTTCTGGTATATGCGGTTATACCTGCAACAACTTCTTCTCCTACAAGTCTAACTTGAGGATTTGACAAATCAATAAAACCTCCAGCATCTTCAGGGCGCCGAGTTATATTAAGCCAATGTTCCGGAGTATCGTCATGATTTCCAGGAATATAAAATGCGGACAGGTTGTGATTACATAGCTTTAAATGCAAATCTTTGACAATACCCATTGCTTTTTCCGATGGGGTGCAGCTATCCAAAACATCTCCGGCTAATAAAATATCATACCCAGCCCCAATTGCAAAATCTACAATAAAATTTGCGGCTTTATAGATATCGGATTCACGCCTAGGATCTCCATATTGTTGTAGGCTCAAGTGCCAATCAGCGGTTACAATAAATTTCATTTGCTTAAAAAAAGTTAACCCTCCTTTTGGGAGGGTGGTTAAAATTTAGTTTGGTTTAAATATTTATCTTATTATCGGTTTTCTATTACTATTGTTCAGTACTGTACCAGTAGAGGTTTGTGGACTAGGAGTAGGAGACTTAGGGGGTGGTACCTCTGATATTTGTGTTTCCACAAGTTCAGCTTTTGGATGATCTTCTTCTCCGTCATCCAACTGATATTCTTCGGGTACTTCATGTGCGTCGCCTTCCACATCCTCCATCTCGACAATCAAGTTAGTTTCCTCACTTACTATAGGTTTAACAAGTATCTTTTGAGCCCCTCCACTTCCTTGATCCAGCTCCAGGATAGCTTGGTCATCTTTAAGAGTATCAACCAGTGTCTTATGCTCCACAAATTTGTTTGTTGTATACATTTCGTCAGCTTTGGATAAGAAAAACTCTCTCACCATTCTTTCAAATGTGTCAACACCAAGCATCCGAACGATTCCCTCTACCGTTTTCGCTCCGTCTTTTACAAACATAGGTTCCAATATTGATGGAAGTGGAATACTTTGATCTACGGAAACTACGGGGTGTGAATCCTCATAGCGCAAACCTAAATGAATTTCCAAAACTAAGTTTCTAGATTTCATTAGTATTTCGCTGGATTTGTTTGGAGCTGTCTGCTTTAATTGTGGGGCTTCCTCTTCTGTATTTTTCTGTATCATATTTACGATAGATATCTCTTAGTCTAGCTCTAGAGTAGACATTAGGATTACATTCCTTAGATATGGCTTTTGCCTGTTCTAAGAAATAGGTACTCGATAAACTTTGTTTTCTCATGGTTTTAAAATCGTACCCAAAGAGGGACTCGAACCCTCACGCTCATACGAGCATCAGATTTTAAGTCTGATGTGGCTACCTATTACACCATTTGGGCATTAAAGTTAAAATAGTTGCACCAGGACTTGAACCTAGACCAAAAGAACCAAAATCTTTTGTGCTGCCATTACACTATGCAACTATGAATTGCTTCACTCAAAATTAAACGTAAGTTGTGTACCTACATCTGATTTTGATTTACGTCTATTATTCGTAAAGTCTTTTGGAACTTCAAGAAAATAATTATTTATAATTATATTCTGAATCTTTTCTGTTACTTCTTTTTTATGAGTTACTTGATGCGACTTTGCACGGTTTTCCGAACCTCTTTTTCCTAAAATACTGCAAGCTTCTGATTCCGTAATCCCGGGATTTTCCAGCATAAATTCTCTTAATCTTTTCCTAAAGGTTGCAACAGTCCATTTCATAGCGTTTATTAAATTCTTTAAATTGGTTATAGTTTGTTGAGTACAGAATACGTTTAAAGTGAAACATATTTAATACTCGTTGGCAGTTTACACACGGTTTGGCGTTTGCCAGTAACCCATTGTTGTCTATCCTAATATTAACTAATGTTAATTTATGATAGTCGTTTCTAAATAAAATTTGTTTTATACAGGCAATTTCTGAATGTAAACCTATGGTATGTGTATACGCAATAGGTTTATATTCATTATATTTGCCAAAAATTTGGTAAGGGTGCAATTGTGTATAATCGTTATACCCAATTGCTATCACCTTACTTCCTCTCAAAGCTACTGTGCAATGAAATGCCCTTCCTGTCTGTAACGCTTCCTTTGCTAGTTTAGCTTTTTTGACAAGCGTTCTTAGAATTGGTTTCATGCAAATATTGTTTTCTCACTTCAATAATACTATGGTTAGCAGCATAGTCTTGGCTTTTGGTTTTTAGCCAATTCACAAATAAAACTTCATCTTGGTCGATAAATGTTTGTTTTAAATTGTTTCTAGCGTAACCTTGCATTATACCTCTGAAACGTTTCCATTGTTTGTAGAAATTGGTTTTAAACTTAAACCTAAAGTTGTTTGCATCCACAAATACAAAGCCTTCGTGTCTTAGTTTATTTTCGTTTTCCAATTTCGTTAATTCCTTTTCCAAGCTATTCCAATTCTCATAGGTCTTATACAATTCCTTGTATGGCATACCCCAAGAATTAGCAAGCTTTACCAGCTCAGGATAAGGTACATACGTTTCAGAAAAATTATTGCTTATAATATCCAAGAGAACAATCTTTGGACTATCATATTCAATTATATGGGGATCATTCTTAGGATCAATGACTTCGAAAATTAGCGTTACATTATTTTCCTTTGCATACTGTAGTGCATTTTCACAGAATATGTAGCTATAAAACAAAAGCTTAAACCAATCTGCGTGATCTCCTTTATTTGTTGACTTTGAGGAAATAAATGGTTTTTGTTTTTCTTTATCCCAACTTACCAACCCCAAGAATCCATTTTCTTTTTTGTAAGCGGTTACAGGAAACACTAAGTTTTTGCTTAAAGCAGCCAATGAGGTCGTATTGTTCTCTTTGAGGTTAAAAAACTTCTCATAACTTCTGGATATAATTTCATCACCTCTGCAGAACAAGCCTCTAGCTTTTACACGCATTGTATCCCAGGCTTTCGACAGAAACACGTCTCTGCTAAACTTGTAGGATACTATGTCGTCTTCAAGCTTTTGTTTTAGTATATGCTTATCATTGTTTAACGATTTAATTATTTCATTATTAGACTCCGGGTCATTTAATTGCCTTACTGTAACTGGAGCGGGCTTATGTACAGGGTTCTCAAAACTAAGAATTCTTGTTTTGCATTCCCCACACACTTCTCTGAGTTCTAGCACTCGCAAGGGTTCTCCATATTCCACCGCTGAGTTCAAGTTAATAACTTGATCCTCCGCATTGGGAACAACTTGTTCAAGATTCCTATGCCCATGTACTTGGCATATGAAATCTGGATATCTTGACTTCCAAGATTCCGCTACTTGCGATACGTCCTCATACTTCCCGACTCCCTTTATGTACTCTATAGTCGATAGCTTAAGACTCGGCAGTACAGGAATACCCCCATGGGTTACCAGCCAGGTTTTATCATGATAATTGAAAAACGCTAGTTGACCTAGAGACCTGCAGAATTGCCTAATGTCAGATACGTCTATAGATTTGATTTGTGGGAGTGTATTGTCCCTAAACTCACTAGATCTAATCTTCTCAAAATCTTTTGGATCTTTTGAAGAGTAATACCTAAGCCAAGCTTCGTGATTACCTTCCAGGCACAATACGTTTTTATTTTTGGAAATCTCTATAAAGAATTCCAAGGTTTCCTTGTTTTGGATACCCCTATCTATGTAGTCTCCCACAAAGATATATTTATTGTTTTCACTGAAAGGATTTTCCTTAAAGAACGCTTTTATAGGTTCTATGCAACCATGTATATCTCCAAATATATAGATTCTTTCAGCACTGCTATAATCCAATGGGCTGAACCTCGAGATCATATCCAATGCTGCCTCAGGAGATACAATGTGATATGCAGACTTCACTTGGTTATTCTCCGAGTTAAATACCGCATACATTTTGCGGATAACATGCTCAGGAACTACTTTATAGGCAGTTCTACCCGCATTTCTTTTGATGCATTCTTCCTCGGATATGTCCGTAAAATCTACAACGAAAACTCTATACCTATATTTTTCAACTAGGTGTTTGTAAGCATTAAGCAACTCCCGTTTATAATGGGTGGCATCAATGATTACCGTGTCACCATTTGACATTCTAAGCTCTAGGGTTTCTTTTAGCAAAGCCCACACTTTACTGTCCATTCTCTGACTTATTCCAAGCTCCCCCGATATATTAAGCATAGGGGAAGACATCATTGTGCGGATATTATCGGCACAAAGCGTATATGGCTCTAACTCATTATTCTTTATCCAAGTTGATTTTCCAGAGCCAGGAGCTCCTCTTAGTAGAAACAATGTACGCATAGTAATAGTTATAGTTTTAGTATAGTTAATACTATATGAGATTGGTCTGATTCTATTAACCCTATTTTTGTTTCTTCTTTTGGGTCACTAGTAAGCCAATCATATAGTTTTTGAGTGTTTAAGTTAAAGCTTTCTGGGGCTTCTGTAGGGGGTCTCAACAATCTGGTTGCTGCCTCTTTTTCCCAAGCTTCCATCAATGCTGTTTTAAACTCAGGCAGAGTACCTGTGTACTTGTGTAGTTCCCCTACAATAGTATTGCAGGGATCAGACAAGTCTGAAATCTGATACACAAATTGAAATAGGCGTCTGTCACTAACTGGGCATTTGTCCATTGCCTCGTAACTTGCTTTACATTCTGCAATGCACTCTTCTTCAGACAGAAACCCACAGCAACCATCTACGATATCTCCGGTTTCTAGGTCTTCGATAGTGTATTCCCAGCAATCCCCTTCAACATACTGGAAATAACTTGAGACAATTCCTTTTAGCGTTTGCTCTAGGCGTTCCAAGTCTATAATCCCAATCTTATCCGCAAGTGTTTTATCTTTGTAATACACAAGGAATCCTAATAGACCAGAATCAAAATAATCATTGAATGGAGTCCAGGACAATGCTATACCACTGTGCTCATACATGTATATAGGCACAAACCTCCATTTAGACTCAGGATTTGCTTTTTCAGATTCTTGCCAATTCACAAACTCCCCAACGTCTTTAAATCTTAAAGGAAGATTCCAACTCATATCATATCTGCTGTGTGCAGCTTCTATGAAAAACATTGGAAGCCCAGATTCCGCTTCCGTAGGAGGAGTGTCCCACCAACTCCTTGGGTCTTCTGGTTCTGTATCTGGTTTTACAGAAAGTTTATATCCGTCTTCTGTTATTAAATTAAACATATTTTAAATCTTTGTAGTTGTGCGTTTAATCAATTCTTCACATTGTCTTGCAGGCAAGTACGCCCATAAGACAACATTATCGATATAAGCATCAGCTATATTATCATAGAATTGCCCTTCATACTCATCCCAGAGCAAGACTTTAAACCCATTAGATGGGGAGTATGTTAGACATTCCTCCCCATCCATGGGGGCTTCAAACAATAGCTGATGAAAGTCTATTGTTGTCTGCATTTTACTCTTTATAGCTATTGCTACGATAATTTTCTATCAGCTGTTTGGTTTCGGTTGCAGCTTTAATCAGGCTGTCCAACCAATCAACATGAAATCTTGTTTTATGGTAGAAATGCCCATCGTCTTCTAGTAGTAACTCCACTATACGTGGGACCTTATGACTTCCAACTACTCTAAAAGCGAAGACACCCTGCAAAGATGTAAACTCTTTTCTGTAATCGCCTAAATCATCCAGTTCTGCACCTTCCTTATCTTGAATCCTTAGTGCAGGATTGAAGTTGCTGATCTGGTGATATCTTTGATCTTGGTTATACACAAATTTTTGATCGGGCTTATCCTCAAGTAGTTGCCACATTTGAGAGCATGCCTCTTCAAAATCTTCGTATCTTTCCTCGTCAATTAAATCTATTGCTTCTTTATATGCATCGTAATTGTCCTCATGCATTCTCTGTGTAGCCATGTCTAGAGATCCCTTGATCCATGACCATTCATTTTCAACCGCCTTAACCAACTCTTCTCTCAGTAGCTGATATTCTTCTTTAGAATGTGCCTTTTCCTTACTCATAATATTATCCTTTTGCGTTTGTGTGGCTATTGTTTGTTGATTCTGCTCATCTTTATAGAGATCCGATTCACATATAGAAATTTTATTTAGTTTAAATGTATCATCACATATGTCATTGTCGTATGTGAAGTTATATTCTACGTCTGGGGAGGTTTTTCCCTTACGTATAGCTTCACTAAATTTCTTCATCGCTTCTTCTATGGAGTCGGCTCTAACTTTAGCAGTGCCTCCCGAAAACATAAGCGTTGATGCATCAAATGTTATTTTATAGGTTTTCATAAGTTTACTCCATTATTGTATTATTTTTATCTATTCTTATCTTGGTTACCTTATAGGTGTCGCCACAATACTCGGGGTTGCTCGAAAAGTAGGCTTCAACATCTTCATCAACATTGTCGCAATAAATCGTTGTCTTAAGCTTTTCTTTAGCTTCTTTTAACGATTTTGCTCTTACCTGTGCGCGTCCCCCAGATAGAATCTTTTCCTCACAGAAAAATTCTAAATTATAAATTTTTGTTTTCATAAATTATTAAAATTCTGGTATCTGTACAAATTTAAGGCAAATATATGACGTTGCTATATAACCATTTGGAAGCAAATCATATTGATTGCCAGTATATTGTTCAAGTTGCTTAATGACTTTTATTCCTATTTGTTCGTCAAAAGGAATTTTGTTTTTAGAAAGCAAACTTAATGTTGCCTCAACTGTTTTTACTCTCGTTATGTTTAAAGAAAAATTGCAAGACTCACAAAGTAGTAAGTCTTGCAATTTGTGACGCTTTATGTTTAAGCGTGCTGTATAGATTTCCCATAAGGGTTTTCCGCATTTAGGACATCTACAAGATTGCAATAGTTGTTCCGCAACCTGCAAATCCTTTCTGTTCATACTTCTAAAATATATTCCTTTAAAAGGTTTTGCTGAAAGTTGCTTAGCGGTTTTAATGCTGTATAATAAGCATACATTTTCTTGTTAGTTCCAAAAAGTTCGCATGGAAAAAACACGTCGTATTCATCTTTAATCGTAATTTTTTCTGCAATATCTCCCATTTTTACAATCATTGGAAGACTTGTAAAGTGTACGTCTTTTTTGTTTTCTGTATATGAACCAAACAAAACAAACAAATCACCTTTGCGAATTGGAATTCCGTTGCTATGTCGATCTTCTAATTTCATCTTGACAGCTTAAAGTTTTTCTACGTTGTCTATAGAAAAATCTCCCGTGAGATAATCAGGACTGCCATAAAGGTCATCCAATTCTCCATCTTCTTCCATTTTATTCACCTTATCAATAGCCTCCTGTGCTGTGGAAGCTTGAATCTCTATTTGACCATATTGTACACTTGATTGCTCAAGTGAGAATCTTACAATAAATGTTGTTTCTTTGTCTTCCTTTTTCATAATGTAATGTAAGTTAAAAACGTAACTTAATTTCAAATCCTATATAGTTTTTACTAAAATCAAACTTAGGGTAAACTAATACGTTTAAATTTTGCAAGTTTGATTTATCAAGTTTTTGTTCTACGGCTTCTTTTATCTTTGAATAAATGTCAACTACATTTTTATCTTCAATGTTTCCATTTTTAGAAAAATAATTTTTACTCGATAAATAGTAGCTACGAGTATCGTTAGGATTTTTTACAATTGCCTCACCGACTTGTTCAGCCTCCTCAACAAGTCGCTTAGTGGCAAACATTCGTTTTATAGTTTTTATCATATTGAAAATGTGGTGTTTAACGATTTTTTTGCAGTTTTTATATCGGCAAGATTTCTTGGGTTTATATATCCTAAACAAGACTTAAATAGTTTTGTTTGTCCAATTTTATATTTCCCTATCCCGTGAGCATGTCCGCACACCCAAGCGTTAGGTTTCATGTCTTTTATCAGGTCACTTAAATCTGAAGCATATGCATGATTTATTTCTTTGTAAAACGGATTTTTATATTTATCCGACAGCAAGTCCGGGCTAGGTAAATGATGGGTTACAATAACAGTCTTTATATTTTTAGACAGCGATTTAGTAAAGTAGCAATTTTGCAGAAAGTCCAATGCCCAATAGTGTAGCTCTATGACTCTTCCAATCGAAATACGGCTATTCTTGTCCCACCAACAATTTATGTAATCATTCATATAAGTCATAATTTGACTATATGCCTCATAGGGTATGAATGACCACAGAGTTGTACACATTATATAGGCTATTTTATAATTTAACTTTAGATGAACATCTAACATCCATGGATCAATAACCTGTATATCTTTACCCTTACCAAAGGCTATGTATACACTTCGATTGTTCAATAGTCTTACATTGGGTCGAAGACTAACGTCTAAATATTGCCTTTCACCTAGGTAAGGGGAGTCTATACCTCCATAGTACTCATGGTTTCCGGGAACAATAATAGTATACTTCCAATTTTTAGAAAAATAATCTAAAAATTCGTCAGCATAATCTTGATAGGCACAAACATTTTCTGTGTGCCTCGTAAGATAAGCCAAGTCTCCAGCGATAACTAAGATATCACCAGATGGTTTAATTGGGTTTTCTCTAAGGAATTTTCGATTATCACTGAATTCCAGATGTAAATCCGATATATATTGTATTTTCATGTGATCAGTTTTTATCTGTTAGTGCTTTGATATCGTCCTCTATATCTTTTATAGTATCACCCTCATTTACACGCTTTTGCAGCGCCCATAATTTTTCTTGGGCTTCTTCGGATATAGTTTGATCTTCTGGGCTAAGAGAAACACGAGTCTCCTCAATTAAATTTTGGGCTTCTGCCCAATTCTTTATCCAGGATTCAATCTCTGGAGATACCTCATAATCCATATTACCTTTGTAGCTTGCAGATCCTTCCGCTTCCAGACTTTCCAAAATATCAGAAGCCATTTGCATTCTTACTCCGCTTGTTTCAGGGACCCAATCAAGAAATGAATTTTTCTCATACATTTTCAATAGCGATGCAACGTCATTAACGTTTAATACAGTCATTTCTTTATCCATAACTAATTGCTTCCTTTCTTGGATAGATATTGGCTAGTTTATAACACAGAAAATGGAGCCAGCTGTCGGATTTGAACCGACAACCTTCGTCTTAGTCTATGTGGGGCATCCTATTTTATAACCTGGTAGAACGTCCTCTTCCTCTGTTTCTTCCTTTGTATGTATTTGTTAATGAATGACACTTAGGACATAAAATAACTAAATTATCCTCATTATTATTTTTCCAATTTCCGTCTAAATGATGCACTTCTAAAGGTATTCTTCCAGTATATTCATTAATTTCATGCCAACCGCATTTTGCACATCTGTGGTTAAATTTTTCTAATAAATATTTTTTAATGCAGCTTCTTACAAGTCCAAGTGATGTATAGGTCTGAGGTAATTTGCCTTCTTTCCAAGCCTTTATTTCTTGTTTGTATTTATTATTTGAAACATACTCCCCCATACATTTATTATTGCAATATTTACCTTTATGCAGCAATGGTTTCCCACAATTTAAACAAGTTCCGTAGGTTTTCTTTGATTTGTGTGCATTATTATACGAAGCAGCACACGAATTATTACAGAATTTGTTAAATCTTTTTTCATAAGATAACGGTTTTCCGCAGAAAGCACAAGTCACAGGATGTAAATAATAGTTGTCTATTCTTTCCTGTAATTGTTTTTTTAAAGTTGCTTTCGATTTTTGGTAACCAAGTTTCCCCGCTTCAGATCTGTTCATATTGCTTAAAAAGTTTAATAAAACAGGTTTTAAAATTAAGTCAACCTTCTTTATTAAAAATAATTTAGGCAATATATAGTTGGGTGCCAATCAACTGCTCTACCAATTGAGCTAAGCTGGCGTTAAAGGGTTAACCCGCAGAGAAAACCGAAAACTGCGGGGGCAGCTTAAGGGACTGGCTACCGCAGTCGTAGGAAAATAAATAAATTGGGGATTTATTAGCTTATTAAAACATTAAAGTTTCTATCACCCTGAACCGCTTAAAGCAATTAGATGCCCTGAACCGCTTAAAGCAATTAGATGTGTCCCCAAAAGCTACTTGCCTAACCTTATATTACAAGTTCGTGGAAGTTGAGGGTTTTTGTGTGTAAATCCGGTCTTCATCCACAGATTTACCCTTGTTCACCGTATTTGGTTTAAGTCAAATACAACTATTTCATATCTCCACTTTCTCCGACTCTCACCCTGAAGATAGGCGGTTTCATCCCTCGGAACAAGGATTAGCGAAAGGATTTAAATGAACTAAAATGTCGAGTAGGAGGGACTTGAACCCCCAACCCCATGCTCCCAAAGCACGTGCGCTATCCAGATTGCGCTACTACTCGTTGATGAAACCTCGAACATTTGGGCATTATAAAGAGGCCTTCGAGGTGTGTTATAAATCAATCAACACTATCACCTTTATAATGTCAAGGCACTTTTATGCTTTTTATAGATTTTTTTCATATCTTTTAGAAAAGATACTGCTTTATCGTATTCACGTCGCACTATACTGCGTTTGTTAGGGTGGTTTATTTCAAGTTCAAACATAAAGTCTTCTAAGGTTCCGGAGAAATTTTCATGCCAAATTATGTCTAAAGTAATATTGTACGTCAGCATTTCATTATCTTCCCCTAGGCGATTTATACTTACAATGGCATCGTCTATGTATGCACAACTTAGATTAGTATTCCTAAACTTTACGCTCTCCAAATTTACTCGTTGCAGTTTTGCATAACTTAAATCTGCATAGGATAGTTCTGTATTTTCCATTACAGCTCCTTCCAGTGTTGCCCCATTTAGTTGGGCTCCAAGTAAATCTGTTTTTTTTAAATTTGCACCTTTTAAGTTAGCATGACTTAAATTTGCATAATTTAGATCCGCACCGCCTAAATCTGCACCGCATAATATTGCATATTCTAAATTTGCATTGTAAAGATATGCTCCGTACAGATTTGCATTTTCTAAGTTCGCATCACGTAAATCGGCATTATCCAGTTCAGCATAACTTAAATTAGCACCACGAAGATCAAGTCCCCTTAAGTCTGCATAGCTTAAATTTGCGCATTGTCCCTTATTGGCATTTTTAACCCATTTCTCATGCCGCTTAAGTAGTTCACATAATTTCTTCTGAGTTATAATTCCCATATATTTTTTCCCAAGTATAGGTTACAACTGGACCAAATTCTTCTTTGATTGGTCCACGGCATGTCTTAACTGGAAAAACAACACTCCAAGCTTTCAACGTAGTAGGGTTTGACGAATCTTCTTCAAGAGGCTTTGTAATATAATACCACTTGTCGTTCAACCTCAGTTTCCCCAAGTATATTGCAAGCTCAAACTTACCTGTGGTAATATTGTTATCTACCTTGCATGGTTTATTAAATTCAAGTTTTTCGTCTGCAATAAAAAGTTCATCTGTGATTGCGTTGACAACTTTGTCCAAATATTCATCTCGCTCTTCGTTGCTGCTAAAATCTTTTGATACAATTTGATTATCAGCAGCCCAGTAATTGCCCCTTAGGTAAATACACCAATCTTCAAGATAAGGTGAAGCTTTAATTCTCACAAACCCTGTTTCTTTAAGATGAGGCAAACCGGTTTGTTCCACTACTTTCATGGCTAAGGTTTTATCCGTTAGCCAAAAGGCCAATTTTAATTTTTTGCTCATGTTTATTTCTCTTCCCAAGTATATATTGTTACAGGACCATCAACTTTTACTGTAGGCTGACTTGTGAATAATTCGTTAGAAATTTGTTCAACAATTTTCTTTAAGTCCCTATCTCTTGATTCTTTACTTGTATAAGTTATGGAGTCAACGTCATGAGATATCCATTTACTTTCTGGTAAAAGTAGGCGAAAGTCGTCATAACTAAATATAGTTAGACAATCCCCACCTATATGAATATACCCATTTTCTTTGCTTTTACGGAATCCTACGCTTTCTACTAGTTTGATTACTAGCGTAATATCGTCAGCCTTCCAAAAGGCTAGTTTCAGCTTTTTCATTGTTCTTCCTTTCGGTTAAAAGCCATTTCTTAAATTCTTCGTTGTCGTCAGCTTCTGGAACGTCGTATATTCCATTGTCTTCCCACTCTCCAAAAAACTGCATCTTGCCTTGTGGCTTCTCCTTTATCCAAAGCTTAAAAGGCTGTTTGATTTTAGCAATATCATGGTAATGCCATGCTTCGTAGCGATTCAGCTTCATTTCTCTTCCCAAGTGTAGGTGACTAATTGCTCGCACTCCTCGATTTTAGGTTCTATGCACCTAGTTATCGGGCGGGCGTAAATCCAAGAATACCAAATCCCAAAATCATCTCCTGCAATGAACCGTGATTCGTAATCCTTCGGTAAAACTGCCAAGAGCTTACGGCTACTCCAGTTTTCTTTATCGTCGCTCACCTCGCACATCTCACCGATTTTAAGCTCTCCTTTTCCAGTGAACAGCTCGTCCGTTATGGCGTTGACTGCCTTACGCAAGTACTCGTCGCGCTCGGCGTTGGTGTCGAATATAATGTGTGGAATATGTAAATCGAACTCATTTATTCCACCTAAAACTATAGCTTCTTTGAAGAGCGCAATGTAGTCCCAAACGCGGACGTTTCCCTCGTTTTTACGTTTCGGCAAACCCTCTTGCTCCAATATTTGCATTGCTAAAGCTTTCTCTGCTTTCCAAAACTGGATTTTTAGTTTTTTACTCATGTTTATTTCTCCTCCTCTTGTTTAAGTTCTTCGAGTTCCCTCTCCAAATCAGTAATCTTCTCTCTTTGACATTCACAAGGTGATACATATATCGTATTGCCATGAACAGAAGCATCTAATTTAGCTCCGCATTCATCGCATTGAACTTCGATTTCAATTTCAACCATATTATTTCTCCTCCCAAGTATATATATCTCCGTCGATTTTCGGTTCTATCCGACACCCAATCGGACGGGCGTACACAAAGTACGTCCAACCATTATTCTCGTCATTGTCTTCCACGATATAACGGTTTAGAAATCTTTTGGGCAAAATTGTTATAAGTCTTCTTTCTTCCCATTCGAAACCCTTGTGATCTCGCACTTCACACAACTCCCCTGGTTTCAGCATTTCTTCATTGCCTCTACCAAACTGCTCTTCGCTTATCCAGCGGATAACGTTTTTAAGGTATTCGTCGCGCTCGGCGTTTGTCACAAAAGACCTTTCGGAAATGTCCCAATTGTCGCGTTCTCTCTCTTCACAAAGATAAATACGGTCACCAGAAAGTGCGGGTAGTCCCGTACATACATGTTCAGAATCGCGAAAGCTTCCCCGTTGCTCCAATATTTGCATTACGAGGGCTCTTTCAAATTTTACGAATCGGATTTTTAGTAGTTTCTTCATGTTTATTTATCCTTCCCAAGTGTAAACGTCTCCATCGACTGTCGATTTATTCCAATCTGGCAAATGTAGAACCTTGGAACACCCTACCCAACTCTCGCCATCCTCAACTCTCTCCACAATGAAGCGGTTTTTGTATCGCTTTGGCAAGATTGCGAGGAGCTTCCTTTTTTCCCATCTATTTACCACATGCGCTTCGCACAGCTCGCCGACTTTCAGCTTTCCCGATCGCATAGCAAACTGTTCTTTGCTTATCCAGTGTACAACTTTCTTAAGATATGCGTCGCGTTCTTCATTGTTATTAAATCTCATCGTAGAAACATGTTTATCAAAATCAGCTTGTTTGCCGATTAAAAAAATATACTGCGATTCGAACCAAGGATTAGAGTAGGATAGCCTAACATGTGTTGAAGCCTTAAATTCTCCCTCTTGCTCCAAAATCTGCATTGCAAGGACTTTCTCGAATTTCACGAATCGGATTTTTAGTTTTTTGTTCATATTTATTTCTCCTTTTCGATTTAGGTTTAAAAATTTTGGTGTTGGTTGTTATTTGTTTATTGAACTACAGCTTGGTCGTTGTCTGAATCTTTGTGCTCGGATGCTTTTGGGTAGTTTAATACCTCTATGTCTCTTTTGTTAAGCAAGCGTCTATACGCTATTATTATTGGGCGCAACGTATACAGAGTTACTGACATCCCAATCAAAGCTCCTGCTACCATAACTAAAACAGCTAGTACACAGTAAATTGCGATATTCATATCAGTTTAGTTCCTTTCTTATTTCTTTAGTAATTCTTCGCTTTAAAATTGCTCTACGGCGATGCGAGCCTCGCTTTTGAGCATTGCGGCGAGACCTATTACACCTACCGGTCTCGTCCCAATATCCTAATGGTTTTCCATTATCCCGCACGTCTGCACAAGAAAAGGCACCACCATCACTTTTTAACAACTTAGCATGTTTTGCCTTGGGTGTATCTTTACTTGTTCTGCTCATGACATAGATTTTTTGTAGCCTCTTCGGTTAGCTTGGTTGCCATAACCTGCAGAGACTTCGCCTCATTTTTCCACATATAGAGCTTTCGATTTATCTCTTTTAAGAAATCTCTCAGCTCTATATTCTTTTTCCTCAGCTGAATGGCTTCACCTTTATACTTATCGCTTTCAGCTTGTAGCTCTTGAATGCGATTTTTGAGTGATTCCTCAGTTGGGGTAAAATATTCACCAACTAAGCAATCTGTTTTGGTGCATTTTGCTTCACAGTATTTAGAGTTGTAAAATGCACAATTCTCACAATTAATATCTATACCATTCTCATCTTTCATTTTATAACGTCTCCAAGTTTTTCGATAATAATAAGATTAGGTGCAACAGACGCTTTGACAAGGGCTGGAATTACAGACATAATTAAGTGTGCCAATGCAAATGCGAGTCCAAAAATGGCTCCCCCAAGCATTACAATAAATACTGCTTGTTCCGGAGATTCACCCTCAATAAAGACTTTGTTTACTAGCTTTACTATAACATAGCAAAGCAGAAAGCTAATGAGAGTTAGTACAATAGATAATGCAAGATTATTGTAAAATTCCAAAGCAACAATTTGTTGTAAAGTCTCTGGAACTACTGTTTCCGCTTTGTCTGCGTTTACTTGTAGAAGTTCACATATTTTGGCGCTTAGGGCATTTAGTTGCTCCACTGTAGTAAGATTATTTTGCATTGCTGTCTCCTTTCATAAAGATAATAAAATGAGTTTTTTTTTGTCTTTTATGGGTTTTTGTACTAATCCTCCACTTCTTTTAAATCCTTTAAAATGTCCATACATTTAATAGATAATCTTAACAATGAACATCTATATTCACTGTCTCGTTTAACAGATTTTAGCTTAGCGTCAACGATATCTCTTAGGAGTTCCATCTCGTTAAGACTAAACTGCTCTTGCCTTTTGTTACAAGCTTCTTCTGCATCATCCTCGCTTTCTGCCTTTTTAAGCCGTTCTAAAACGTCCTTATTATCGCGCATAATCCGGTCGAGAATCTCCATTGAGAATTCTTCTACTCTCCTTTGAAGCACCTCATTATGCGCCTTCAGCTCTTTGACTTCTGCCCTTAGCCTGTCCGCCTCTTGCGCTTCCGCGCGTTCGGACTCTTGGACGATATTCAGCTCCTTTTGAAGCTCCGCAATGCGGGCTTCATAGGATTCGTCAGTAGGTAAAAATTTGTCATAGCCTTTGCAAAAATAACATCTTGGCCCAAATATGGTATTTCTGCAATTCTCGCATTTATACTCAATTCCGTTTTTGTCTTTCATCTTTATCCCTTTTCCTTTTTTTATTTTCTTTTTCGCAAGGCGGCTCCAAAAACCAAGCTACTGGTATCTCAAAACCAGCTTTTTCACAGGATATGTTGTATTCATTCTCGTCGAAAAATCGATCGCATTGAATACATTTAGGGTTGTTTTTATCCGCCTTTGGACAAAATGTTTTATCTTTATAATTCATTTCTTTACCTCCAAAACTTTGAATCCTATCGCTATTACCTCGGGATTTTGCTCCTTTAGTACAGGATTGATTTCGTCAAAGTAATCTATAAATTCCTGCCTATTTTCAAAGCCTTCCCGCTTAGCGTCGGCTTCCGATATATCTCGCAACAGCTCGCGTTTAATATCTGTTATTTCGAGAGTAATCCGAGAATATTTTCGCGGCATAAAGATTGATGGCTTCCATATTGGAAGCTGTGTCTTACTCGAGCATTTCACAGAATAATTAAACCCTATCCCCAGTAGGTTAGGGTCTGTAGCTGCATATATAATTTTTGTATTGTTGGAATCATCATGGGCAACGAGATATGTTTCTTTCACCCAAAGTCTGTCCCCAACTTGCCAAGAGTAAAAGCACGTCTTGTAGATGCGCCTTGTCATAGTTTTCTTGCCGTCTAAAATCGCCCTTACCATAGGGGCTGAAAATAATATTGGACTGTATCTCATATATGCATTTTTCTGATAAAGTAAGAAGTTATTGTTTGTTAATAATTTAACTTAGGTTGCATTTTTCAAATGAAAGAAACACTTAAGAGTACAAATGCTTCCAAATTAAACTTGCTAGGGAGAACATAACTCCCATGGCAAACGGCACCAGTACAGTCGCAGCTCGCGCTTCCGATCCTAGTTCAATTCCGAACCCCATTAGGAGAAACTGCAGCACTACTACCGTAAGAGTTGTGAGCCCTAATCCCGTTAAAAAATTTTTAATCATTTTGGTTTGCTTCTTTTAATACTTTTATAATTTTGACATCTCTTAAAAGTGGTTCCCCATCACTTCCTATCCCAATCTCCTCGCCTATTACAATGTATTGGGGTTTGTCAATGCTGTTCATAAGCATTAAAAAATCGTCACGTGCTTGTTGATTATGAGGAACTACGATTCCTCGTCCTTCAATATATTCAAAGACTGATATCCCTGCCTCTTCTCCGATTATACTATTATCCGCACGACGACGAATTTTTGATTTTCCGTCTGGAGGAAGTTCTCCAACTCGTATATATTGTTTTTGGGAAGGTGCAACATCCTTATGCCTGTAGTTTTTATCTTTCTCCATCACAAAATTTATCTTTAAGTTTATTACTTTTATTGTTTGCAATTTCTTCGAATCTATCTTTTGCAACGTTGTAACTGGTTGTTTTAATACACTTTAAAAGTTTGCTTACTGTTGCAAAATCCTCTGCGCATTTCGGATTTATGATTTCAATAATTGTGTCAATGAAAAAATCCCTCTTAGGTATTTTTTGCATATAAGGAATTTTATAGATCAACTTCATAGGTTGCAAGTTTCTATCTTGTTATATATCATTATCTTATACCCAGTTGTTAAGTATATCTTAACAACTGGGTATGTAAGTGTTATTAAACACACAAGGGTTCCAACATTATTTACCTAAGATTATAGGTTTAGCTGTACCCTCTACTTCGATTTTCAGGCAAGCCTGCCGGATTCCCATGAAGTAACAGTTTTTAATTTCAGGAGCCACAAGGTCAGGGCGTTCAAATTTGTCGATTAAATTTTTCCACCATTTTTTCAGATTTTTAATATCGTCAGCGTCCCCAAAATCCCTCAAGTCTCCCCATAGCAATACAGCATATGCCGCTAATGAATCTTCCTCCCCAGGGACAATCTTTACCTGAATAGAACCTTCGGATCCAGAGGGAACATTGCACTTAGCTCTTTTAGAATTACGGTCTCCATAAGACCAAGTACGAAATAATCCCTTTAAAGCTTTCTCTTGCTGTATATCTCTTTCGTCGCCATCTCTTAGGGCATCAATCCTAATTACCCCGGCTATATGTGTCCACTGTGACATGTATTGACCTTTCTTCTCTTGTTTATAATTTTTTTAAATTGTTTACACTGATATAGTGCGCTATCTATGTCGATGGGTGAATCTTTCTTGTATCCAAAATTTATGTAAAAATTTTCGTCTCCATTATTTCCTCCACTTGAAAATTTAATAAATTTATATATCTTATTAAATTTCTCGGATTGGACCAAACTTTTAATTTGGTCCAATCGATTACAAATATGATCTTTTAAAGCATTTAATTGTAGCCTTGCTGCTTCTACTTCACAATTGTCGTTTAGTGCTTTTTGTAAACGTCTTGCCATGTCAAGGAGTATTTTTCCCCACGGTACAAAATTACTTTGCGCCGTGGGGAATTAATTAATGTTTCGAGGGATTATGTGAATGCTCTTTTATCGCCTGCATTAGATCCAAACATCTGTTTCTAGTGGCTATATTGTTACATCCGAAAACCATATACAACTTTGTATCTTCATGAATTACACGAATACAAGGCATACTATCACCGAGCGTATTCTCAATCTCAGCAGAGTACTTAGGATCCCACTGATTATCTGATAGTGTAATTTTAAGAATTACTCTGTACTTAGTTTTTAACAGCTTATTAAATTTATAAGTTGTTAAAAATTTTTTCAGTTTACTGCGCATATAGCTAGTAAAAGATAGCCTTTGTACATCAATAACTCCAGAGCTACCTCGTGCATAGGATGCCTCTTTTGTGTCTAGAATTGAATCCTTTTGAGATTCTTTTACAAATTTCAGTACTTCCAAAATGAGCATCCAAGACATTATGACCACCACTACTAATACCATAGCGTGTATAACATTGAAGTCTCCAACTAAGGGTTTGTTTAAAATATTCATGATTGTGTAATTCATAAGTGTTTCCTTTCTAATAATTTATCTTATTTACCACTGTATACCCATACCAGGCATGCCATTGACATAACTAAAAATACTGGCTCAACACCGCTAAATGTATCTCCACCAGCAATAGTATTAATCAAAATTAGCCCAATTAGAGATAATGCCGAAATTAAAATAATGGTCTCAATAAGCATTTTAAGCATAGACTTTGCCTGATTGTTTATAAATTAAAAGCGCAAGGCTCAATACCTTGCGCTGAAAGAATGTTTGCGTTTTATGGAATTTAGTCAATGGAAATTCCAAACTGGCTGCAGGTTTCACGTAACTCGTTTACCGCTGCAATTTCTTTTGCCTTAACTTGTACGTACGCTTCAGAAGCAACTTTGGACGCAGATGCCGCAGTACTCATTTCAGCACCTTTAATCACTCCGTTTGCTAACCCTGTCAATATAAGATTAAATCCTTGCAAGCAAGTATTATCTTCTATATCGAAATACTTGGTGTAAATGGCGTCGTACCAACTAAGCATGGTCTGCATAGATGATTCTATGAGCGGCCACCAGGTATTCACGTTGTCCCCAAGTCCCTGCTTAATATATTTTTCTATTTCTTCTGTGGAATAGTCTGAAGCATTAACGGAAATGAGAATTCCATTACCGCTCGCCTTAAATATATTTGTAAGGTCCGGGTTCTTTTTACACACAGCGTTGACCGTATACTGTGCAGCCGTTTCCAAGGACGGTGCAATCACAGATGCTACAGTAGTAAAATCTGCAGAGTTGAACCATCCTTTAATTTGTGTACATCCACACAAGGTAGCTATGGACGCAATCACAATAAGTATGCTTGTTCTTATATGTTTCATTGTATTTTTTCCTTTTGTTAGTTATTGAGTTGAGTGAAAAATTTATTTTTTCTGAAATACTGATTTATTGCTCTTCAGCTTTTTGTCGAAATCTGCCTTGGATATGCCGGTTATCTCCTCAAAGACTTCATAGTCAAAGTTTGGTAACTCAAGCGTTAGACGCACGTCGTTAACTGTAGCCCTATCGAATGCGAGTTTAAACATCTCCTTTTCAGGATATTTTACCCTCAGAATCCAAAGAGGCCAAGGAATGCGACGAGGATCTACATCTGTTTCTTTGTTAAAGAAATAACATTTAGGGGATATTGTGTTGAAACAACCACAGTTACGGTCCCCAATGTTAAAGAAACCAGTATTGTAGTTACCTCTGTTCCCATCTCCCGTATTTTCGATGCCGATGTTATATGATCCACTGTTTCCGTGTCCCACGTTAGCACCTCCGGTATTATAATTTCCGATATTGCCGTGACCGGTATTGCAATCTCCTTTATTGCGAGTTCCGGTGTTAAGATTTCCCACATTTGGTCCCTGACTATTTTGGTATCCAATATTGTAGTTGGGGCGCGGGGGTAGGTTATCTAAAGCACGGTCTTCATAATACTTTATCCTGCGTTTACAGGTTTTAGTAATTTCTTTGACCAGCCTTATCGTTTGACACAATATTTCAGGTGAGGTTCCCGCTACGTGTTCAATGCAAGTTTTACCCTTAACGTCTACTTCGAATATTCTCGCCTCCTCAAGTATTTCACCATACAAGGCAAAAATCCAGTTGGTAGAAACTTTATAGTGTGAGTCTTCGATTTTTGCAGCCGGAATCTTGGGAGTCCACTTTCCGGGCTTATTGCCCTGTGGCAAATAATCCGTATAATCGAACCCGGAATTAATTACTTGATTGTCTTCTACTCTAAGAACTATATAGTGTTTATTGTTTTTCATATCATATCCTTTCTTTATTATTATATTGATTATTGCTTATTGCCTGCAGAATGCATGGCAAAAAATTTTTCAATAGGCATTTCAATTATTTTTCCTGTTTTTTTATGCCTAAACTTACATACAGTATTTGCTCTGCAGCATTTAGATATTTGGCGACTCCCTCTAAATACAGTAGAGCAAGTTGGACCTATATTTAAGTTATAAAATATATGTGCGAAGGGAAAGTCCTTTAAAGATAATGGCGTTCCCAACGGATACGTAGGGTAATAGTACCCCAGTAGTGGAGAAATACTAAAATGCGTTAATTTTAGATAGTCAAAAAATGCTTCTTTATAAAGCTTTAAATTCTGATCGCTTGCCGAAGCTTTTAACTGCTCATGCATTTTGATAAGTCTCTTTACTGCCTTTTCTACCTTATCAAAGAAGAAGCTATCTGTTCGTAGCAATTTCTCGATATCAAAGAATCCTCCCGCATAGTCATATGTAGCAGGGGGTAGCACTGTCGAACTGTTATCAGAATTATTCATATAATAGCAGTTCAACAAAACTTATTTAAAAATACAAGTTTTTTTTAAAATACCCAATTAGTCCAATCAAATTCTGAACCTTTTGGAAATGTGGTATCTAATTCAAATCTTAGTTTTTCAGGAACTTCAGTCCAACCAGACCAAAGAGATTCACCGAATTCTTGGGTAGTAGAATGGATTTCCTTACCCAACAAGTTATCCTCATCTTTTATATCTCTGTGGGGACTAACAAGATATAGGCCTTGATTTCCATTGCTCGTATCTTCATCGGCAAATAATAGGATAAACTTGTTTGAAAAATGTTTTTGAAATTCCAATAACCATCCTATAGGCGTAACCCAAGGTGTACTAAATATAATTGAACAGTCTGAAACCGCTTGCAATGACGCATTCCATTTACACCCCCAATTAACAACAGACCAGTCGTACCAGTCCTTAAATTTACATAGAGTCTTACAACAAAATTCGATTAGCTCTTGTTTTTGATCTCGCGTGAGATCTTCTACCTTATGCGTAAGATCTTTTTCTGTATCATTAATATATGACTGCAGTATATCAAAGAATTTATCTGGGTCGGTATCTTGGGTAATGCGCTTGTTTTTACAGCATTGGAGAACTAATTCTTTCCATCTTGTATTTTTTGGGAATTCAGTTGTTTGACAATATACTACACTGGGATGCTCTAAAATCTTGGGCATAGGTACCAGCTTATTGAAATCCATTTGCATTTTCGGATTCTTATCTGTAGATTTCGTGTTTATGTCACACAACTCTAATGCTTCCTTTAGCTGAGATTGATTTTTAAACACTAGTTGGTTAAGTACTTCATTGGGCATGATCGTTCTCCTGTAAGTTTAATATGTTCAGATTTAGAAAATTGTTATTTAAGATTATTATTGACCTTTATAGTTTTTGTAATTTACATTTTTTTAGTTTATTCATAATTATGCCTGAAAAAATTGAATCCAATAACCCAAAGTTCGTAGAAAGCTATTCTGTTGAGGATTGGCAAATTGAAACTCCCAACGGTTGGGAGGATATTGAAAGTGTGCATAAAACAATACCTTTCGATGTATGGCAGATTGTTACCGCTAACAAGAAAGTGTTGCACTGCGCAGATGAGCATGCTGTCATAACAGATAATGGGGAGATGACACATGCTAAAAACTCATTGGATAATAATATTATTACCTCCGACGGAATCTCTTCAGTGGTGTCAGTAGATAAACTACCATTGCCACCGGAGCATATGTATGACATCACCTTAAAAAGTGATACCTCCCATGTGTATTTTACTAATGGTATTTTAAGCCATAATACTACTAATATGCTTGTTGCCGCAGATTTATATTGTAGGATAATTCCTGGTTTAAGAATTGCTACAATTGTGCCTAGAGTGGACCAATTAAGTACACTGGGGTACAAGCTGAAAGAAATAGAGCAAGGTTATAGGTTTAACCCAAGCAAGGTAAACGCAAAATTTAAATCCAATTTGCATTATAAAGAATATGATCATGGCAAGGCTAGAATGTCCTTGCATCGAATGTATTACATTCTTACAGATGCCTCAAAAATGCGTTCACCTACATTTGATTGGATTAATTTCGACGAATATCAAGATTTCGATTCAACGTTAGAAAAAGTTGTCAAATCTACACAATCTCGTTCTGAATTTAGATCTGTAACCTACGGTGGAACTTCAAAATCAACGGATACCCCTTTGGAGCAACGTTGGTTGGAATCTGCAAGAGGACTTTGGAGAATGACTTGTCCTGCTTGCCATTTTGACAATTATCCGGATTTAAACCACAATGTATTGGATATGATACGCCCAAAGGGTTTATGCTGTCTAAAATGCGGGAGAGTTTTAAACGTGCGTAATGGTTGTTGGGATTTCGAAGCACCTGCTATGTTAAAATATGGATTATGGGGATTTCATATACCACAAATCATAGTTCCAGCTAATACAGAGAAACAATCAATCTATATCGATATTTACAAAGCTTCGCAATCTTCAGATAAAAAATCATTTTTAGAAGAGTATCTTGGAGAGGCTACAGAATCTGGTACTAAAGAAATAACAACAAAAGATCTGCAAAATATTTGCATTCTAGGGGATATACGTGACGTACAAAAGCAAGCAATTGCCGCAGTTCCTCCAAAATATATCTTTAAAGTATCTGGATGTGACTGGGGAGGCTCAGACTACAATCCTGCGACAAGGTCCAAAGCTTCATATACTGCACATTGTATTATTGGGGTTACTCCAGATCACAAGTTCGACATACTTCATATGAAAAAATATGCAGGTATGGACTACGATGATATTACACACTGCATTGCTAAAGATCATCATAGATTTGGGTGTTATGCTCTCGCCAATGACTATGGTAACAATGCAGTATATGTAAATGAGTTAAAGAAACTTGTTGATCCATTAAAAGTTATCTTGTTTAAATATAAGGCTACCGGAACCTTCCTTTCGATACCGAAAAATTCCGAGATGTTTAATTTATATTCCCTGCACCGCACCGATAGTATTACAACTTTGTTTATGGATGTAAAAAATCGTCGCTTGCGCTCACCACGTTGGGATCAAGTAGTTGAATTTCTAAAAGACTTTTTGGTTTTGACTCGTGTGCCGTGGGAGTCACCACAAGGTGTTACTGGATTTTTATATAGTAAACCTGGGACTAAAACTGATGACATGCTTCATGCAATCAACTATGCTACGGTATTGGCTAAGTTAATATGTGGAGAATCGCTATTTGAAGACGAAGCTGGATTAGAATTATTTCGTAATTACTTTAAGTATGGTAGGGATATGCGCCATATTATACGAAATAAACATGCTACTGTAACTTCTGTGTAGTAGCATGTTACTTATCGCAGACTTATAACTTTATTCCATATCGGTATTGATTTCTATTTCAGGAAATTTAGGAAGTGTTTCAATACCTATTTGTCGTAGTTGAAAGCTGATTGCGTTACAATTTTGCTTAATTATGTTATATTCTTCTGGATTTAATTGAAGCTCTTGGGTATCAAATGGCTCATCCTGTAATAATACATTTATAAAATTACGTATAAGAGAGTTAAATTTATATGTAGATACGACTACGTCATCATTGCAAAGACTGACCTCATAGATCCCCCAGAGTACTTCTGGAATAGATATATCGTCTGTGTCCAAATCTGTATCAGCAATCCCCGGATCTCCCGTGGTTAATGTTTCACATATGGATTTAAACGTTTGCAGGTCGTTATAAAAATAGTCCGTGGTTAGCGCCACCAAAATCGCATTCAGTTTGTTTTGGTTGTCTTCGTGTACTTCAACTCCAAAATCCTCTTCCAACCAAGCAAAAAGAACAAGTGGGTCCACAGTAAATGTTTCTTCCCCGTATTGAATTAGGCAGATAGTAAGCAATACTGTGGCAAACGTATCTGGATTCTCGAGTGCCAGATACGTTTGTTCTAGATTTAATTTAGGTTTCTGTTGTGTAGATTGCTGTTTGTTAGCGGACATATTATGAATGCGCTACTACATGTAGTACGTTATTAAGATACTCTGAGGTTAACGCCGGGTCTTCCGATATACGCTCGGATATACAAATGGCATCTTTAGTTTCATCCTCAATTAGCTTAAAGAAGTTTTCAGAAGCAGTCTTATTATTTGTAAACGCCACTATGCGATCTTTAAGCTTTAAGAGCTCTTCCTTAGGGACATAGGCATGTGCAATTTTAATATTTCTTTTACAGAAATCCAGAGCCTCTGCCATTGTCAAATCAGAATTCACATCCGTGTACGGATTTTTTATTTGGGGAGTGTCTATAAATCTTTCTGAAGCTGACTTATTATAATATTCTTTATCAAGACGATTTGTTTCTCGGTCAACATTATAGATTAAATCTTGGCACTCCATTAAGCAATCCTGCTCATTCAATGCGTCTGACTGTATATAATCTTTAATCCATTGGTATTTCTGATTTCCCGTCTTCTTAAATCTATCTTCCAAAAGATCTATCATTCTTTCACCATCTATCACCCAAAGAGCACCATCCTTAGCGACTGTGGGGTTAATCTTGGCATACTTTTTTGACTCCTGCGGAAGCTGATCATATGCTTTTACGATATTTCGTGCTGCATGCACATAAATATTCGCTGGGAGTTTCCACTTAGCCTCAAGTAAGTCCGTGCTAGATTGTATGATATTTTCTGGAGTATCTATAGGAAAGAATCCTGCACATTTGCCGGTGTAAGCATACTTTGGAGTTTCATCCTTAGTCTCTATGCTTGCATATTTCTTATGCTTTTGGTCATTAAAATCAATAAGAAACTTTAAGGCTTGTTTAAGATCCTCACCAACAGAATGAAAGTCTGCAGCACGCTTCAACATTGATTCTAATTGAAGATTACTACGATCTCCTTTGGTAAAGAAATGTAGTGCGGATAAAAAGGTATTTTCCTTGTTATCAATAGGATATTCTCTATTATCTCTATCTGCAAATAGCTCAGAAGCAAGTTTCTCAAAAGAATCTGTGCCCGTGGAGCGCTCAGAGATAAATGTAGGTAAGGCATTGGATTGTTTTAAAAGCTCAAATGCCGCAAAGTTACTATCTGAATTTTGGTCCATAAGTATTTTATATTAAATTATCTGAATTGATCAGACCATTTTCAGTCGCTGTCGTCAATACTTTTTGTGCATTCATATGCAATCCATTCCCGTGTAATTTGTGCAATCTCACGATTATTTAAGGGGGGAAGCCCGTTATAGTTGTTAGGGTCATCATTATAAACAATGTAGCCTAACTTACTATAATTTTTACTTTGAGGGTGTGGTTCCTCAATTATTGAAAGATATTGTACATCGTTAAGACTATAAATTGGATTAAAATGCCAATATTTTTTATTCGCATTTGAATGAATAAATAATTCTATATCCGAAAGATATGAGAATTTATCTGGGTGTTTATACCCTATAAATGGATACTCCTTACTATAGGTAGCAATAAAAAAGACCGGGAGTTTTGTCTCCCGGTCTTTTAAATCAGCGTAGTAATCTGAGCACCACAATTCTCTCGGATCTCCACCAAAAGGACAGCGTTCACAAGTCTGAGTTTCTTCACCCATATGCTAAAGCGTGTTTTTCGTTGTATTTTTACTGCGCTCTGTGGCGTATCTATCGTAAAATAATTTTTGTCTTTGATAAGCTTTGTAATGAGCCCAATCTCTTAGGCTCTTAGACTCCATTTTTTTAGCTAAGATAACCGCCACAGCAGTACACAGTAATACTGCAATACTCAAATTTCTATGGTATCTTTATCTTTTGAGTCGGGTGACTCTTTGTTTGTTGCAAAGCAATCATAAAACCCCTGCTCACAATTTTTAACAGTGGTTTTTAACCCATTGGCATACAGAGAATATCCTACTATGAATACTCCTATTATGCCAATGAGTGGAATTGCTACGAACAATACTACAATTATGCATAGTCCAAATAGGCATAATTGTGCTAAACATTTGGTATATTCTAATATTTTATTCATATTCATTTTTATGTTATTAAATTTTTAGTGTGAATTTTTCCATTTTTTTCTGTCGTTGACTGCTTTTCTTTTCTTGTTGACATGAACTTGGGTCGGAGGTGCCTTGATCTTCGATCTGAGGCTCAAAGCACCCATTATAGATTTTGTTTTTTTATTCTTCGTATTCAATTTTAATCCCATAACTTTTAAAAAAATTTGTACAAGCGCATTGAATTTGAGATATAACATTTTGAAAATTATGCACATCTCGAAATTTTATGGCAAAATATATATTTTTGCTTGCTCTGCTAATAACCCAATTGACACATTCCTCCTCAGGGTCTGAATAAACTGCCATTACATAATTAAACTCATGTTTCTTATGAATATTCAGATCCAAAGGGCGTTTAGTATCAAAAGATATTCCCCATTTAGAGATAGCACTGTTGTCAGATTGTGCATTAAGCATCGACGCGCAAGTAAATAATTTTCCAAATATAACACTCGTTACACTTGATAATTTACTGTAATCATCTTTGCCAAATACTTTGTTGGACTCAAATTTTAATTTGTGCTGTTTAAAACCCTTATCGTCGATTACTTCTTGATATACAGTAAATTTTATTCCGAAATATCCGGAATAAAATTCATGTCCAGGAATTACCATAGACAAGAATTTTTCCCAAGCACACTTCCAACTACTATTTTTATAATAATCACTAAGCTCCCACTCACTAAAAGTGAGATCAATACATAGCTTATCGTCATCTTCCTGAACTGGAACTATAGGTATAGTTACAGTATGCTGGAACACATTGACATAATATTCGGGTGAAAATTTCATAAGAAACTTTTATTTATATAGTTATAAACGTTTTCCGCAATTGCAGTAGGTTCGCTATCTGCGTTTACATAATGCAAATTGCCCAGTAAGTTTGGATAATAAACTTGCATAAGTTGAATTTGTTCTTCATATCTTAGGCGCAGCTTAGTAAACCATTGCAGATCCTTTTTATCCATTGCATCAGAAGAATGCAGCGAAGATTCTCTTTTAGCCAATCTTTCGATTATAAGATTTGGTTTTAAATCCAGGTAGATCGTGCTGTCAACTTTTAACAATTTAGAAATTGTGGACAACATTAAGTCAACCAGCTTAGGGAATTTTCCGGGATACTCCTGCGGAATCATCTGATATACGCAGCTAGACAGAACAAATCTGTCACACAATATAACAGGAGAAGACGCATTTTTAATTTCCTGTAGCAAAAAGTCTTCTAACATTTCCAGTCTTGCTGCAGAAAACAACAAGAATGCGCGGAGCTGTTTAAGCTCCGATGCCGAGAAATCATTTGTCTTCAACCACTCACGCACAAATTTTCCAATGGGCGTCCCCCCATAAGGCTCATTTACACAGAGTGGTCTAAATCCATCTCTAGATTCAAAAATATTGCATAAGTTGTTGATAAGTGTGGTTTTACCACACCCATCGCAAGCTTCAAATACAATAATCTTAGACATAACTATCCTCCTTATTGGTTATAATAGTCTATTCTTGGTTTTTGATAACAACCAAAGCCTATTGATACTAGACTTCCGTCACATTCGCATTCCCGAATCCTTCGGGATACTGTTGCTCCGGCACATATGATAAAATTTTTATCCAGTAAGTTATTGGATTGGACAACATCAACAAGTACCTCACGTACTTTTTTTGATTTTGCCTGTTTGGATTTTTGTTTTTGTTTTGACATAATTGTTTTTCCTTTTTGTAATTAGATTAATTAATATTTTTTTTATTATGCCCTCGAAATCGAAAGCACAACAAAGATTCTTCGGTATGATATATGGGGCTAAAAAGCACCATACCGAAGACAAGTTAACTGGCAAAGCTAAAGAAGTTGCTGATAAACTTACCAAGCGACAAACAAAAGACTTTGCGGAGACCAAAACTTCTGATCTTCCTGAAACGACCCAGGAAACCAAAAAGCAAGAGTATAATAGAAAGGTTGCTTCTGCCTTATGGCAAGAATGCATCCGATTATTTTCTCGCGACTGAAGTGACTACTAAAAAAAAACAGATAGGGTTGAAGGCTATAGCCTTCAACCCTATCTGGGGGTTTAAGAATATAGCCCACTATTGTAAAGCCGCATAATACGGCAATAGTAGTGGGCTATGTTTTACCCCAAAGAACCAAACCCAAGTTCTTTGAAGATAGCTACATCATCCACGCATTTTAGCGATGGAGTAGAAATCCAACGTGTGATCCCGTTGGATTTCAGTTGCTCGATTACCTGCGAAGCGATTCGCAGCGACCCCTTACTCATAGGGAATCCGCCCTGCCAGATTTCGCAGAGCTTACCCTTATGAAACACAAGGGCTTTACTCCTTTCTGGATTTGCGGGTACTGCTTTCAAGCAGTACACGTAGATGCCAGCACCTGCGGCTCTTGGCATCTGCGCCATAAGCACCTCCGCCTTCATAAAGGCGGGGTGAAGGTTCTTTTGGAACACTTCACCCTCGGTTAGGGGACGCCCCTCCGGGAGACTGGATCCAATGATCCATGCTCCCCCCATCTGGTCGCGCATCGCGACCAGAGTGAAGGTGACATGATTTTTGCTTCTAGACGATTTTGCCATATCCTAAAACCCTCCTTTCACTTCTTGGAAGGAGGGTATAGTTTGCTCGCCCTGTCCTACTTTCTTCGAGTCGTTACGTAACGACTCCAAGATTTCGGCCTTATACTGAGACTTTTTCATGTCCCAGTATTCTTTGCAAGCTGAATACTCTGCCTCCGTGCGAAGCCTTTCAGCTTCTTCAGAGGCCTTTTCTTCAGCTTCCTTTTGGGCGCCAATGTAGTCTAGCCCAAAGGCTACGACTATGAATAGGGCTGCGACTCCCAGCCCCCCAGCAATACCGCCGGCTAATAGTCCGGCGAGTGCG